TGTCCAGTCCGGTGCGGTGCAGGACATCCAGATCTCCATCAACCAGAACCTGTGATCATGGCAATCATCTACCTGCTCCGGAACACTGAGAACGGCAAACGCTACGTCGGCAAGACTCGGCGTCCGCTCGAGGTCCGCTGGCGGGGTCACCTGGCAAGCGCCCGTCGCGGCGACACCAGGATGTTGATCAGCCGGGCACTCACAGCTCACGGCGCTATTGCGTTCGAACGCCAAGTCCTGGAAGAGTGTGCTGATGATGTCTTGGAGACACGTGAGATACACTGGATCCGAGAGCTTCACAGCCACGTATCCGAGGGCGGTTACAACCTGACGTTCGGCGGCGACGGAGGTTTGCCTGGGTACAGCTTTAGCGCCGAGAGTCGCGAAAAGATCCGGCAGAAGGCGTTGGGTAGGAAGCTATCACCTGAAGCTCGTGCGAAGATTTCGGCCACGCACAAAGGTCGGCCCAAGTCAACTGAGGAGATTGCGAATCGTGCCGCAGCCTGCCGAGGCAAGAAGCGTACCCCGGAGCAACGCGCCAACCTGAGCGCTGGGCAGTTCAAGCGTTGGCAGAAGGCTCAGGAGAACTGACAAATGGCAACTTTCAAAGAGATCCTCCCGAGCGACATCAAGACAGCTCGCAGTTTCCTCAATCAACTCATCGACGTCCTGCAAGAGGACGTCTCCGGCTCGGTTTCACGGCGCAAGTACCAGGTGTTCGTCACCGGCGGCATCGGCCCGGGTGTCACCAGCTCGCTGTTCCAGACGGTGTACGACCAGGACTTCACGTTGCAGACAGCCAACGCCATCTTCGACATGACGATGGGCCTGCAACCCGGTGGTCCCACAGAGCTCACCAGCCAGACCGGCGTCGATAGCGCCGGCAAAGAGCTATTCCCGTCCTCATCGCTGATGATGCGCGAGAAGATGGACATCTACCGGCAGTTCGCCACAGCGCTGCTGGGGACCAACACGAGCGTCTTCACCTCTCCGCTGAATAGCAGCAACCCGAGTGACCAGATCGACGTCGCCCTATTCATTGCCTTCAAGCGCCTATTTGCTCGTGACAGCATCAAGCGTGAGACCTTCGCGATGCGGTTCTTCCAGACCGCGTCGATCGAGACGGCCACTGACGGTGTCAGCCCGGTCGAGACCAACGGCAACTGCACCCCCAACCTCTTCATCACGTCGACCAGCGGCAGCGCCATCTACACCGACATCGGTGCGGCAACCAACAAGCTGTCGACCTTCGGTGGACAGGTCGGCAACGTTGTCGACTCGGCAAACACCAGCCGCAACGTTGGCCTGATGTTCTATGATCGTGGCATCCTGGTGCTGGACCTGTCCAAGATCACCAGCGCCAGCCAGTTCATGTCGGGCACCATCGATGCCATGGCGCCGCTCGGTGACACTGTCCTCGGTGCCTCGGGCACCCAGACGCAGTTCTTGTCGGCCTTCATCCCTGACTTCGTCGTCAGCGCCTCCATCGACAACATCATCGACCACATCGCCTCGTGCCGGCTTGGTTCCGGATCCCAGACGGCTCTGACGTTCCAGAACGTCACCAACATCAACTCCACACTGATCTTCTGCCGCGCTGAGGCTGATGAGTTCAACTACTCGTCGAACCCAACCTTCACTGACACGACGAACCGCATCGTCGTCATTGACGTGGGCCAAGAGGACACTGAGCAGACCTTCACCTACATCACCAGCGTCGGCATGTACGACGCCAACGACAACTTGCTGGCTGTCGCTAAGCTGTCCCGTCCCGTCCAGAAGAGCCCAGAGCGCGACCTCACCTTCCGCGTCCGCCTCGACTTCTGATGGCTTCTCACTACTGCATCAACTGCCCCCGATGCAAGAGGGGTTGCTCGATCTGCAGGCGATGCGCGTGTTCTCCTGCCGAGCTTGATGCCTGGCTCAACGAGCAGCTGAACCCACTCATGGCCCAGTCCTCCACCTACAACGGGTTGCAGTACCTCACCGTGACCCCCTTGGTGACCCAGGAAAACCCTGAGCCCGAGGAAGAGGTAGAACAGCGTCCGGAGACGGACTGATACTTAGACCCATGCGGGTGCGCCTGGGAGAGATCAGACGGTTGCTGGGGGAGGAGCTGAAACCCCTGGAGCTCCCGATGCACGTGTATGGCCCATTCCACCGGGGCCGTGGTGAATACGTCGTTGCTGTCGCTTGGGACTGGAAGACATTCGAGAACGAGCGGGCCTCAATGAGGCTGCGACAGTTCCAGGATGCCCAGATCGGTGGTCCCATGATGCAGAACCTGACACGCGCAGAAAAGGAGACCGTCGACCAGCATGACTCCGCTTTTGCTGTTCCCTTGGACGCGGACAACGACCGAGAAGCCAGGTTCCAGGCGCAGATGGTGGCTTCCAAGCTCGAAGGCATTGGATTCAAGGTCGAGTATCTCCCTCTGTCGCGGTACACCGATCACCCGTACCGTTGACCGCCTGGCCCCCAGGTGCGGGGTATAGTTACGCTGGGGAAGCCTGAATGCCGTCGATCTACCCCCTGGACCCATCAGACTACGAGACGTTCACCGTCGTCACCAATCCGATCAGGACGTACACGTCTTCGTCTCTGCAGGGCGCGACCGGCTCGGTCTACCTCTATGCACGCCATTCGCAGACGCAGAAGGACATCCAGCCCGACTCTTCGTTCGTCGAATCGACCATGGACGATGCCGACCTGTCGTCGCTGCTGAGGCAGGTCCAGATCGTCGGCAAGAACATCCGCAACACCTCGGGCTACACGACGGCGACGGGTGAGTACACTTGCACCTTCGATAACGGCGTCCTGGTCGGTGTCTTCTACCCGACCTCCACGGATCCTTCAGAACAGCCGGTGTCATACGACCTAGAGTGGCCCGTCTTGTCGTACTCGAGCGGCGTTGCCTACTTGGTGTCCGGGACCATGGTGTCACCTGGAACTGGCATCTACCAGGCGTTGGGAACTTTCCAGTTCAGCAACCAGCAGCTAGCCGCGAACTTTCCGGCCATCCTTGACCAGTACCTGATCGGCTGCGCGGCACAGCCGCAAGCAACGCGGCTCCAGGAGGTGCTAGACGTGCAGCGGTTCAGCCCGCCTCCCGTCTTCAACAGCAACACACTGCGTAAGCAGGTGATCAAGGACCAGCTCAACACCTACTACCGCACCTCGTACCCGACGGCCCACTACGCCTACACCAACTACAACACGCTGAACTTCTTCACCGCTTCGATGGTGCCCGAAGACAGCGTCATCATGTACCCGAACATCGATGGCGGTGATGGGGGCTTGGTCTACCACGAGAACTTCCCAAGCGGCACCTACACCCCCTCGGGTTCCTTCAGCTTCGACTTCCACATCAACCCGCGGTACACCACCGACGAGCCTTGGGGCGAGTTCAGGGCGGGTACCATCATGCACCTGTCGTCGACCTTCGCCCTGTCGTTGGTCACCGGGTCGAGCAAGGACACCAACGGCAGGCCCGTGGGCTTCCGCCTGCAGCTCCAGCTGTCATCATCTGCGGACATCCCACCCAGCTCGCTGTTTCTGTCCTCGTCGGGTGAATGGTACATCGCACCGGGCACCTTCGGAGCCAGCTCCGGGGCGGCAATCCCACCGACGACGCTATGCTTCATGTCGGACGACAACGTCCTGTGGCTCAACAACTGGCACCACGTCGTGGTCAGGTGGGGCACCGTCTACACCAACAACGGCATCGGCACCTTCAACGTGGACGGCGTTGATGTCGGAACCTTCCAGGTCCCGTACCAGCAGATCACTCCGTCGTTGGCAGACCTGGTGGTGATGGGTAGCCACTCGTACGGCAAGATCCCAGACGTCACTCAGGATGAGCCCTCGGTCCTCTGCATCGGCAACTACTACGACGGGCCCAACAACAGCGACAACGCTCAGGCCATGTTCTTTGCCCTGGACCCGGCGACGCGTGATGGCCTCAACGTGCTATGGCAGGACTACGGCATCGAGACCCCCAACAGCTACTCCTTCGCCCACCCGTTGAATGCCGAGCTGCATGACATCGCTATCCGACGGTGCTACATGTCGGACCTCGACATCGCGACCAGCGCCAGCAACGGGCCCACCTTCCTGGACAACACTTTCGCCTTCTACGTGCCTCCCTTCTTCACGAACCAGTCTCCCTACAAGCAGTTCGTGAATGACCACGGTGGCATCCTGGTGACACCCTTCGAGGAGGTCAACGGAGCAACGACGCAGCCCTTCAGCGTAGCACTGTCCTTCGGCGTCGCTGGTCACTACATCAACCTTGACAACTTCGTCAAGGACCTGGGCAGTGAGAACTTTCCGATGCTGTACCACCTGACAGGGGTGGCGATCCAGACATCAACTGATGCGGAGATCTGCAATGAGTTCTTGTATGGACAGCCCTACGTCGTCAAACGTAACCTGACGATCCTGCCCTGCGACGACGGCCTGTTCGTCCCCAGCTTCCAGTTGTTGGTGTCCGAGAGCTTGACGACGGCAGTCACTGACTTGGGCGTCACAGAGCTGTCCTTCATCAACCTGGACAACATGGTGATGACCAGCACCCTGCTCTTCGGCCCAGGTTCGTTCGACGACGGCAGCCAACCCGCTTCACAGACCAGTGCCTTCTCCAACATCCAGCTCGGAGCCACGACAACGACTCCCTTCGCTCCTGCGGGCCCGGCTCTGATGAACTACCTCAACACGGTGTCCTCAGGCTCAGATGTCGAAGCCGGGTGCCCGTTGGACGTGTTCCAAGCAACGCAAGACCCTTCCAGCAACGAGGTGGTGGTCTTTGACATCAGCAACCTGTTCTACGGCATGAGGATCAACCCGACTTCGTTGCAGTTCACCGAACCCGACCTGATGTTCTCGAGCCTGGTGGCATCCCAGGTGTTGTCCAACACTGCGAGCTTCGTCGGACCCATCCACATCACCCTAGCTGATGACGGCAACGGCACCGTCTACCGTGCTGACTGCTTGACAAGCCAGTCGACTTGGAACAGTGTTGGCAACGTCTACTACGACGAGGGCGAGGTCATCATCAAGAGCCCGCACCTCTACTTCTACGGTGCCAACCAGTACAGCATGTACTTGCAAGGCACTCAGAACGTCCACGTCCTGAAGATTGATGCCATCGCCCCCAACAACCAGCTCAACTCGTCGAGCAACCCAGCCTACCTGGCAGTGCCGCCAACGGGCTACCCGAACGATCCGGAGGACTCCTTCGTTTACATCACCAACATCAACTTCCATGACAGCGACCTCAACGTGGTGATGAAGACCCAGCTGGCGCAGCCGATTCAGAAGCGCACTGGTGACCGCATCATGTTCAAGGTGAAGTACGACTTCTGATGGCAACCAAGAAACGACGCAAGAAGCGCAGGTACCACACTGGTGTCCATGTCTCTCCAAAGACGGGCCAGGAGTGCCACTACAGGTCGGGCTGGGAGCTCGAGTACATGCACCACCTGGACGCCAACCCTGACGTGGTGGGTTATCGCTACGAAGACGTCAGGATCCCGTATGTGTCGAACAAGAAGACGGGCAAGGTGCGCTGGTACTGGCCCGACTTCCTGGTCCAGCAGCGTGACGGCGAGCAACTCCTGGTCGAGATCAAGCCGAAGCGGAAGTTGGACCAGGACCGCGTTCAGAAGAAGCTGAAGGCGGCAGCGTTGTGGTGTCAGGCCCACCAAGTGACCCTGGTGGTGCTGACCGAGAAGGAGCTGAAGCTCCTTGGCCTGTTGAAGTAGGGTTTTACGAGGGTGCGCGGTGGGCCACGATCTGCCCATGGCGATCATCTTGGGCCTCGATGTCAGCACCTCGTGCACGGGGGTCTGTGTGCTTGACGGTAGCGCGAAGCCCGACGGCTACCAGAGCAACATCAAGGTCCTTGATCGAATCGAGTTCAAGGGATGTAAGACGTTCTGGGACAAGGTCGACCGGGTCGAGAAGTACCTCTGGGATCTGGAGAAGATCCACCACATCGCCCGCATCGTGCTGGAAGAGCCGCTGATGGGGTTCCGGCCCGGGATGTCGAGCGCGCAGACGATCTCGATGCTCCTGCGGTTCAACGGCATCGTCAGCAACCTGGCCCGGAAGCAGTTCGGTGTTGACCCCGAGTACATCAGCGCCAACCACGCACGGAAGACCTGCGGTGTCAAGCTTCAGAGAACATCTGTCGCCGGCATGTCACAGAAAGAACAGGTCTTCAAGCACATGAGCGAGAACGACCTGAAGGGCGTGTCCTGGCCCACGAAGAAGAACGGCGCCGTCGCCGACTGGTCCCGTGATGCGACAGACGCCTACGTCATCGCCAGGGCGGCTGCCGTCGAGGGCGTCGTCGTTCCCGTCAAGAAGCCGAAGAAGTCCAAGAAGGAAGACTGAGTGTACGATGGGCCCGTGGCCCTGGTTACGATCAGCGACAAGGTCCGCTTCATCGAGAGCGTCTTCGGGTCGGGGAAGCTGGCGAGGAACGGCAGGAACTTTGACGTCCGCTGTCCCATCTGTGCGCCGCGCGACCACAGCAAGAAGAAGCTAGCGATCCTGATCGAAGACGACAGGTGTCACTGCTGGACCTGTGGCTACAAGGCCCACACCCTGGCACCCCTGATCAGGAAGTACGGCAGCCGTGACCAGTTGGTCGAGTACGTCGAGCGCTTCATGCCGGCGTCGGACCGCAAGAACCGGTGCCTGGTCATCGACATCGAAGAACCTCCCAAGCTGACGCTACCCAAGGACTTCAAGCTGCTGGTCACTGCCAGCATGCGAGATCCCGATGTGTTGGCGATCCGGAAGTACCTGGGCACCCGACACATTGACGAACGTGACATGTGGTACTTCAAGCTGGGCTACAGCGACGAGCCACGGTGGAAGCGTCGGGTGATTGTGCCCTCCTTTGATGCCAACGGAGAGCTCAACTATTTCGTGGGTCGGGCCATCGACAAGTTCCGCAAGCCCAAGTACGACAATCCCGACCAGGATAAGCTGCCGATCATCTTCAATGAGCTCAACATCGAGTGGGGCCAGGAGCTGGCCCTATGCGAAGGCACCTTCGACCTGATGAAGTGTCCAGACAACGCGGTGCCGCTGTTGGGCAGCGATCTCAATGAAGAGAGCGCGCTGTTCAATGCCATCATCGCGCACGGGACGCCGGTTGTCCTGGTGCTGGATGACGACATGAAGGTGAAGAAGACTCCGCTGATCGCTCGTAAGCTGGCGGAGTATGATGTAAGCGTCAGGATCGCCCGGCTGCCGGAAGACACCGACCCGGGCCAGCTGTCAAAGGCCGAAGTCAAGCAACTGATCGCCTCTGCACCGGCGTTCACCTGGCTTGATTCGTTCCGCGACAAGCTAGACTATGCTGCCAGGACCTCGCTTGCTCGGTGAACATCTGCCCCCTCGGGCCCCGATCTTGTACAGCTTTGCGTTGGGCAGTACTGATCAGAGGTAGCCCGAATGCTGAAGATTGCTCACATTGCTGACGTTCACTGGCGGGGATTGTCGAGGCACGACGAGTACCGCGAGGTGTTCGTTGCTTTCGCACGCCAGTGCAAGGAGCAAGGGGTCACCCACATCTTCGTCGGTGGCGACATCTTCCACACCAAGACCAGTGGCCTGTCACCCGAGTACATCGACCTGATGGTCTGGTGGCTTGAATTGATGGCCGATGCCGCGGAAGTGCATCTGACGTTGGGCAACCACGACGGCAACCTCGTCAACCTGGGTAGGATGGACGCGGTGACACCCATCATCCGGGCGCTGAAGAACCCGCGCATCCACGTCTACAAGGAGAGCGGCACCTACGAGTTCGCGCCGGGGTACACCTGGGGCATTTTCAGCCTGTTCGACGAGAAGAACTGGGACAACGTCAAGCCCATCCCGGGCAAGGTCAACATCGCTTGTTACCACGGTCCGGTGTGGGGAGCTCGGACCGAGACGGACTGGTTGGTTGAAGAGGGCATCACCGTGGAGTTCTTCAGGGGTTGGGACTTCGTTCTGCTGGGGGACATCCATAAGATGCAGTTCCTGGCTGGACGTGACGTTGAGATCGAGATCGATGAAGCTGACCTGGCGAAGTACCCCGAAGCAGAGGTGATCGCTTGAGCAAGCGCATCAAGATCCGTGTCAACCGTCCGTGGGTCGCCTACCCCGGCAGCCCCGTCCAACAGAACTACGGCGAGTCGTTGAACCATGGCTACCTGCTGTGGGACATCGAGGACAAGAACCACTTCGACGTCAAGTTCTGTGAGCTGCCCAACCCGCGTCCATTCGTCACTCTGGACTGGGCGGGCAACGTCGAGGACACTATCAAGCTGGCGTCGCCACACCCCGCTGGCACCAGGTTCCGCATCCGTTACAAGGATGCGGTCCTGACGCAGAAGGAAGTCTCTGCGCTGATGCACCAGCTGCAGGAGAACCAGAAGGCCAGCGAAGTCACCTTCAAGAACGATCACCAGATCGACAAGGAGCTGATCAGCGCAGGCACCGCGACGCTGGTCAAGGACGACCTTCGCAACCCAGACGTGTTGGTTCGATTGCTGAGGGACTACCACTCCAACGCTCGGGTCACCGACGCCGAGTGGGAAGCAGTCCGTGGGCAGGTGAACCACTACCTAGGCCGGGTGTTGGGCAGCGATGATGTGGTCCGCAACACCAAGTGGAGGCTGCGTCACCTGAAGTGGGACAACTGCTTCTCCTATGGTGAGGGCAACGTCATCAACTTTGACGCCCTGAACGGCATCGTCGGCATCTTCGGGCCCAACCGCATCGGCAAGTCTAGCGTCGTCGGCACCATCATGTACGTGCTGCACAACACCAGCGACCGAGGCAGCATCAAGAACCTCCATGTCGTCAACGTACGGCACGACTACGCTTACGCTCGGGCCATCATCAACTCGGGCGGTACAGACTACGTCATCGAGCGCCAGACTGTCAAGCATGAAGACCGTCGAGGCCAGCAACACGCCAACACCCACCTCAACGTCTTCAAGGTCATCGACGGCGGTGAGATGGAGGACATGGGTGGTGAAGAGCGAAAGGACACTGACCGCATCATCAGGAAGCTGATCGGTACCGGTGAGGATGCCCTGCTGACCAGCGTCGCCGCCCAGGACGACATCAAGCAGTACATCAACCAGGGTTCGACCAAACGCCGCCAGACGGTGTCGCGGTTCTTGGACCTGGACATCTTCGACAAGATGTACGACCTGGCCAAGGACGATGTCAACGTCAACAAGGCCACCCTACGCAGCCTGCCTGACCGTGACTGGCCTGAGGCCCGGAGGCAGCTCGACCTGGAGCTGGAGCGTTTGGCCAAGGCCATCAGCGACAACGACAACGAGAAGCACGACATCCAGCAACAGCTCAATGACATCTCTCGGGAGGAGATGACGTTCAAGGATGTCATCGCTGTGACCCCGACGGAGGTCGAGAAGCAGCGATCGCTGCTGACATCGCTCCGTGAGCAGGGCAAGCAGCTGGAATCCGACATCAGCGGCTTGGTGTCATCGATCACGCAGAAGACCCGGAAGGTGGGCAGCATCGATGCTCTGCTCCGGGAGAACGACGTCGACGAGCTGAAGAAGCGCCTGGAGGCCTACAAGACCCTGGAGTCGGCCGTTGACCAGCTTCGCGTCGTGCACGAGAAGGAAGCGGCGTTGCTGAAGCAACAGCAACGGTCCCTGAAGATCCTGGATGACGTGCCGTGTGGTGACAGCTTCCCGACCTGCCGCTTCATCAAGGACGCCCACAAGGTCAAGGACAAGGTCGAACCGCAGAAGGAGAAGGTCGACCGTGCCCTAGAGAAGCTCGACAAGGCGAAGGAAGCGTTGTTCCAGCTCCAGCGTGAAGACCTGCCCAACCGGGTGGCGAAGCTCCAGCAGCTGAAGAACATGCGTGGCGAGCTGCTGACCAAGCTGGCCGAAGAGCAGCGTGAGCACGACAAGAAGATGTTGAAGCTCAACAGCGACCTGGCACCTCGTGTCAAGGAAGTGCACCAGAAGCTGGTGGAGCTCGAAGAGGCGCTGAAGAACGAGGAGAACGTTGAAGTCGTTGCCCTGCGTCACCGTAAGGACAAGCTGATGCAACAGTTCCGGGTCGCTGACACCGAGCGTCTGAATCTGGCGACGAAACAGGGTCGTGTCCAGTCTGATCGTGACAAGCTGGAAAAGGATCGCGCGCAGCGCGAGGAGTTGCTGGCTTTGATGAAGGCACACGAGCTGATCGCTCAGGCTTTCTCTCGAAAGGGCATCCCGAACCTCATCATCACCAGCCAGCTGCCCGTCATCAACGCGGAGATCAGCAAGATCCTGACCGGCATCGTCGACTTCAATATCGAGCTGGAGGTCGACAACGACAGCGACTCGATGGAGGTCTACATCAACTACGGCGACAGCCGCAGGCCCATCGAGCTCGGGTCGGGCATGGAGAAGACGGTGGCGTCGATCGCCATCCGCGTTGCGTTGATCAACTGCTCATCCTTGCCGAAGACCGACATGTTCATCATCGACGAGGCGTTCGGTCCAATGGACCCGGCCTCGGTCGAGGGGTGCAACCGGCTGTTGACATCGCTGAAGCGCTACTTCAAGACCATCGTCGTCATCACTCACGTCGAGGGCGTCAAGGACGTTGCTGACCACATCATCGAGGTCAACAAGGTCGAGAAGGACGCTCACGTGGTGTACAACGAATCATGGCCTGGAGACCGTACCTCCGCGACCGCCTGATCGAAGAACAACCCGAGGGCTTCTCGGTCATCGTCCCGACTGACGCCGAACCGCCCGTCCCGCTCGCGTGTCCCGTCTGCACGTGCCTGATGCGCACGAAGGACGATGAGGCATCTTGGCGCACGGTGGGCTGTTGTGACCGCTGTGCGCTCATCTGGGCCCAGCCCAGGCTCGCGATGTGGAAAGAGGGCTGGCGACCCGATCCCGGAGCAGTCCGCCAGGCTCTGGCGCAGAGGCCACCGATGGCGATCACTTTTGACGTCGACTAGTGGGCCATACTTAGGGACTGGAGCGCTGACAATGGCTGACATCGACTACAATGCCCTGGGGCAGGCAATGGACACGACGTGGGGAAGGGCCTCGACACCCGTGTCGGCCACCCACTCGGTGAAGTTCACGCTGCTTGGGCCCGATCGGGTGATGGCGTCGTACGCCGGTCTCTGCAAGTTCGTCACCGAGAAGGAGATGATCCTGACCAAGCGTGACCAGGTCCAAGAGTCAGAGGCGGTGATCGACGCTTTCCTGAAGCACGTCAAGACCTGCTACAAGGACCTGTCGGGCCTGACGCTGAAGACCAAGGAGCTGTCCAGCGTTGACCAGCTCGAGATCGTCAACATGAACGTCCACAACCCGGCCCGCACGGCCTACTACCGTCGGAGGGTCGTGTTTGAGATCAGCTGATGCCCGTCCCACAGAAGCAACTGACCAAGGAGCAACAGATCCAGGAGATCGTTCGTTGCGGCAAGGATCCTGTGTACTTCATGAAAAAGTACTGCAAGATCCAGCACGCCGAACGTGGCATGTTGCCGTTCGAGACGTATCCCTTCCAGGATGAGTGCGTCGAAGCCTTCCTGAAGCACCGCCTCAACATCATCCTGAAGTCCAGGCAGTTGGGCCTGTCGACCCTGTGCGCTGCCTATGCTACGTGGCTGGCCATCTTCTACAAGGACAAGAACATCCTCATCATCGCGACCAAGCTGCCCACCGCGATGAACATGATCAAGAAGTGCAAGGTCATCGTCGACAACCTGCCCAAATGGCTGCTCCTTCCCAAGTTTGAGCCCACCAAGCAGCAGCTGTCCTTCAGCAATGGCAGCCAGATCGTTGCCATCCCGACGTCAGAGGACGCTGGTCGTTCTGAGGCCCTATCGCTCCTCATCGTCGATGAGGCGGCCATCATTCGTGACTTTGAAGAGATCTGGACCGGCCTGAAGCCGACGATCTCAACGGGTGGTTCCTGCATCGTGCTGTCGACCCCCAAGGGTGTTGGTGGCCAGTACTACAGGCTCTGGACTGAGGCTGAAGCAGGCGTCAACAACTTCAATCCGATCCGCCTGCACTGGACGGTCCACCCGGAACACGACGAGGCCTGGTTCAAGAACGAGTCGAAGGGCATGAACAAGAGGCAGATTGCCCAGGAGTTCATGTGTGACTTCATCGCATCAGGTGACACCTTCCTCCAGCCCGAGGAGCTCGACTACCTGCGTGAGATGATCATGAACCCGGTCGCCAAAGAGGGACCGGCAGCAGGCGTCTGGGTGTGGAGCCCGCCCGTGGCTGGTCACCGCTATGTCATCAGTGCTGATGTCAGCCGCGGCGATGCACATGACTTCTCGGCCTTCCACATCATCGACACCGAGGACTGTGAGGTTGCGGCTGAGTACATGGGCAAGGTCCCGCCAGAGGCTCTGGCCGACCTGCTCGCTGAGTACGGCAAGCGCTACAACGACGCGTTGATCATCCCGGAGAACAACACTTTCGGTTACCTGGTCTGCGTCAAGCTCCGCGACACCCTGGGCTACAAGAAGCTGTACTACGCCAAGCACACCGGCGATCCCTTCAACTACATCCCGATCGACCCCAAGACGGAGCTGCCTGGCTTTCCCAACACCAACCAGAAGACAAGGACTCAGATCCTGGCCAAGCTGGAGGAGGTGATCAGGAACAAGCAGCTGAAGTCGTACTCGCGTCGCCTGTTCGACCAACTGCAGTCCTTCGTCTGGGAGGGCAACAAGGCGTTGGCTGGCAAGGACTCCTACGACGACCTGATCCTGAGCCTGGCCATCGGTTGCTGGCTTGTGGCCTTCGGAGAGGGCATCCGGGAACAGGACAAGGCGATGGCCTATGCGATCCTCGAGGCGACTCGGGTCAACCGGAAAGACATCAACCAGATGCCCGGCAACATCAACGAGGCCCAGCCGTTGGTCAACCCGAACATCGCTGGCATCAACGCCTACAGCGTGATGCGACCCCGCAATCCTCACGAGCTGACCCGAAGCCCATACGCCAAGATGGTCAGTGACTTCTCCTGGCTCACCAAGTGAGCGAGAGGGCGAATACCTATCCAGTGCAGAAGGGTGACACGATGACGGCAAAATCCCCCACGGTGAGCCTGGACAGGCTGAAGCAGATCATCGCCGAAGAGATCGACAAGGTCAACGAGCAGGTCGACCACAAGACGATCAACAGCATCGTCGGCGTTGCCAGCAAGCTCTTGGCTGCAGTCGAGGCCTTCAAGGAGAAGGCGCCTCCCGCTGCGATCAACGCCACGACCCCTCACCTCGGTGAGCTCGAGAGGGTCCTCGAGAACATGCTGTCGACCCCGGCCTCCTACGTCCCGAGGGTGAAGAAGGAGCCGAAGAAGGTGTCCCTCTCTGCCAAGAAGGGCGACGAGTGACGGCACACCGTTCTCGGTGATGTACCGTAAGGAAGGCCCCGACGGAATGGAGGGGTGAACGAGATGGCAAGGAGAGAACCCAAGAGCCTATTCCGCAGACTGACACGGCTGTTCCGTTCGGGACCCGTCGTCAAACGGAAGATCCGCGCCCTTGACACGACGATCGCCGTCGCTGACAAGACGAAGTCGTCGGGTACCCTCCTCTTCCAGAAGTCGTTGTCGCCGACATACGCGACGATCACTTCAAACGCCTACAACCTGAGCGAGCGCCTGATGCGCTACCAGGACTTCCAGGAGATGGAGTACACTCCTGAGATCGCGGCGGCGATGGACATCTACGCCGACGAGACCTGTGCCCAGGACGAGAAGGGCCGCATCCTTCACATCTACTCGGAGAACGGGAAGATCAAGGAGCTGCTGGAGGACCTCTTCTACAACGTCCTCAACGTTGAGTTCAACCTCCGTTCGTGGGCCCGCAACCTCTGCAAGTACGGCGACTTCTTCCTCTACAACGACGTCTCACCTGAGTACGGCGTCATCAACGCCTTCCCGATCCCGGTCAACGAGATCGAGCGTGAGGAGAACTACGACCGTGATGATCCCTTCGCTGTCCGCTACCGGTGGGTCACCCTCGGTAACCGGACGTTGGAGAACTGGGAGGTCACCCACTTCCGTCTGTTGGGCAACGACATGTTCTTGCCCTACGGCTCTTCGATCATCGAGCCGGCCCGCCGCATCTGGCGCCAGCTGATCCTCATCGAGGACGCGATGCTGGTCTACCGCGTCGTCAGGGCCCCCGAGCGCCGCGTCTTCTACATCGACGTTGCCAACATCCCGGCCTCAGAGGTCAACACCTACATCGAGCAGCAACGTCAGCAGATGAGGACGACCCCCGTCGTGGATCGCAACACGGGCCGCGTCGACCTTCGCTACAACCCGATGTCGGTGGAGGAAGATTTCTTCATCCCGGTCCGCGGTGGCGAGTCAGGTACCAAGATCGACACTCTAGCGGGCGGTCAGAATACAGCGGCTGTTGAGGACGTGGCCTACGTCCAGAAGAAGCTGTTTGCCGCTCTGAAGATCCCGAGAGCCTACCTGGGCTACGACGAGATGCTCTCCAGCAAGGCGACCCTGGCACAGGAAGACATCCGCTTCAGCCGGACGATCAACGTCATCCAGAAGACAATGATGGCCGAGCTCAACAAGCTGGCCATCATCCACCTGTACGCTCACGGCTTTGACGGCGAGGACCTGCAGAACTTCACCCTACGTTTGAGCAACCCGTCGACGGTCGCGCAGCAGCAGAAGCTGGAACTGTGGCGCGCCAAGTTCGAGATCGGCGGCAGCGCCCCTGAGGGTGTCGTCAGCAAGAAGTTCATCCGCAAGGAGATCATGGGGCTCAATGACGAGCAGACCGAGGCCCTTGACGATGAACGGATGGCGGAGAAGCAGATCGATGACGCGATCGAAGGTGGACCCGGTGGAGCAGGCGGTGGCGACACTGGTGGAGGCGCTGACGATCTCTTTGGTGGAGGTGGCGGTGGAGGCGAAGCTGGCGGAGCTGAAGGTGGTGGGGAAGAAGCCGGCGGTGAGCCGCCCGAAGAGAACGCGGGTGAAGAAGACGAAGTCGAGGACGGGAAGCACCAGCTCCTGACGGGCGCTGATGACCGCGACGACAACGAGAGCTTTGCCCTGAAGGTGGCCCTGGGAGACGAGAAGGACGGGCCCATCAAGCCGCAGTCACAGCTCCAGAAGGCTCTCTACAACAGGGGTCGCCGCCGGACGCACGGCGCTAGCAAGACCCATTTGCCAGACTTCCAGAAGATGACGTCGATTGACAACCACTCGATGGAAGACCCGTACGACGCAGACTGGATGAAGAGCGTTATCAGCAACCCGTTTGCTGAGTCAGTGCGGCCTGAACCCCTGACTGAACAAGTCGTCCAGCCCCCCATCAATGCCATGAACCGGCGTGGGCTGCCTCCTGACATGGCCAGTGCCCTGGGTCAGATGACCCGTAGGTGGCAGGTCGAACGCAGCGGTTCTGACGATGGGCTCCTCACCGAGGGCGGTCGTGACGTCCAGGATGAGATCGATGGCAGCCCAGACACCGTGGATGTGGACCTGATCGAGAGCGGCTCTGTGGGTGGCGGCCAGCTCAACGAGAACCAGGTACTTATCATTGACGACGACGGGGATGACGAATGACCTCAAAGGGACACAACAAGAAGCGCAACACAGGGTTGCTCTACGAGTTCCTGGTCCTCTGCATCTCAGAGGCACTGGTGAAGGATGACAAGAAGCGGTCCAACGCCGCGTTGCGGATCATCCGCCGGCACTTCAAGCCGGGAAGCGAGCTCTACAAGGAGTACCGCCTGATCCACTCGTTGGCGGTGACAACCGTCAAGAGCGAAGCAGTCGCCGCGTCGATCCTGCAAGAAGCCAAAGCCGCTGCACGGTCGCACAGCTCAGACGCTCTGGACAGGGAGAAGTCCTTGCTCATCGGCGCCATCAACAAGGGCCTCAACGACGAGAACTTCTACGACAAGCAGGTCAATGAGTACAAGATCCTTGCCACGATCCAGACGTTGCTCAACGATTGGCGTACGCCCGGGGCAGACCTGCAACGCATGGCGCAGTACGAAGACCAGCTGGTCAAGCACCTGGTCACTGAGAAGACGCAGCCCGTCGACCAAGAGCTGGGTGATGCATCACAACCAGGAGCCAGCCGGCTTTTGATGAAGGTGATGATGAAGAAGCTGAACGAGAAGTACGCTGGCGTCCTGTCGGGGGAACAGAAGCAGCTCCTGCGGGCCTACGCGTTCTCGACAGCCAACGACGACCCGAAGTCGATCCACCTCAAGCTGCAGGAGATCCGTGACAGCCTGTTGCAACAGATCGACAAGTACAGCCAGACAAGCAACGACACGGAATACGTCAACAAGAAGCTGACAGAGGTCAGGCAGCTCATCGAGGAAGAGTCTCTCGAGACTGTCGACGACGGCACGGTGACAAGGTTCATGCTGTACACCAAGCTCAGCTCTGAGCTGACATCGGAGGAAACATGACTGACACCAAGCTGAGGCGACTCGAGAACTACGACGTCTTCGACTACAAGGTCGAGAAGGTCGAACAGCCGCCCAAGATCATCAAGGAGGCCGATGGTCGCACCGTCGAGGTCCCGCAGCCCGCCAAGATCCTGATGAAGGGCATTCTGCAGAAGGCTGACACCCTGAACCAGAACGGGCGAATCTACCCGCGGGCGGTGCTTGACCGTGAGGTCCGCAACTACCAAAAGTTCATCATCGAGAACCGAGCAGTCGGTGAGCTCGACCACCCAGACTCCAGCGTCGTCAACCTGAAGAACGTCTCACACGTTGTCAGGGAGGCCTACATGGACAACTCTGGCGCGGTGATGGGAACCATCGAAGTGCTCGGCAAAGTGCCCTCAGGAGCCATCCTGGCGGGGCTGGTGGAGTCGGGCGTCAAGCTTGGCATCTCCAGCCGCGGCGTTGGCTCCACCCGGAAGCAGGGAGAGTACTATGTGGTGCAGGACGACTTCCAACTGATCTGCTGGGACATGGTCAGCGAGCCGTCGACGCCCGGTGCTTTCATGATCCCAGAAGGCAAGATGATCGATGAGGAAGAGCTGCGTGAGGTCTTCAAGCGCAGCGACCGTATCGACCGGGTCCTCAACGAGATCCTCTCATGCAAGGTAAGGTGACACATGCCTCTCGGTAACCCATCAGGCGGCGCAGGCTACGCAGCAGAGTTCCAGTCCTCGGGTCTCCCGTGGCTCACGTCCTCTGTCGCTCCAGCGTCTCCCAACCCGGTCAAGATCCCATTCGCAATGGTGACACGGTTCATCCACGTCACCAACCTCAACGGCACAGGTGGCAACAACCTGCAGATGGGCGTGACGTACAACGGCATGAAGTCGACGACCCAGAACGTCGTCACCATCCTGCCAGGCCAGTCGTTGTACCTGGAGTGGAGGTGCTGCGCTGTCTTCCTCCAGGGTGTCGGTGGCACTGCCAACTACTCCCTCGGCGTCGGGCTGACGACGATCCCAGTCCAGAACTTCCCGCTCTTGACTGGTTCGGCCGCAGACGGCACCAACTGGCCCGGGGTTGGGTGATCCGTGCTGAGCATCGTCGAGTACCCGAGCAAGGACCTGAAGTGGGGCGTTGCCCCTGTCACGCGCTTTGACGCGTTGCTGAAGAACCTTGCCGAAGAGATGGCGGTGGTGATGTACTCCGGTGACGGAGTCGGCCTCGCGGCTCCTCAGGTCGGCGCTCTGACGCGGGTCCTGGTGATGGACCCAACAGCGGGCAAGGACGGCAATGCAATGCGTGTGCTCGTCAACCCACAGATCATCGAGACGTCGCCCAACCAGGTGACGGGTGAAGAAGGTTGCTTGTCGATTCCGGGCGTCAAGCTGAAGGTGGGCCGGCATGCCTGGGTCACCGTAGAGTACTTTGACATCGAAGGGAAGCCGCACAAGGAAGCCTTCGTCGACTGGGCTGCAAGGATCGTGCAACACGAGATCGATCACCTTGATGGCATCCTGATGCTGGACCGGGTGGGACCGATGCAGAGGCAGCTGGCGTTGAAGAGCCTACGTAAGAGAGGGTGAACAGATGCCGCTGACTCGTGGAGAACTGAAAGCGCTGGTCAAGGACCTGCTCGTGGAGATCCTCAGCGAGGGCTTGGGCAACGTCCAAGCAGCGGCACACCGCCCCCTCCCGCCTGGTCGCATGCCAATCCAGGGCTCAGTGCGTGAAGGCAAGGCCAACAACGGCAAGCTCCGGTTGAACGGCAACGGACGCACTCGTCCAGAGTTTGACCCCAACCTGGACACTCCCATCCACAAGAACCCAGCGTTGAAGGAGCAGATCCGGGCCAACGCCGGCGGCAACCCGATCATGCAAGCGATCCTGGCTGACACCGCGGCGACGACCCTACAGAAGCTGTCGAGCGATTCGAAGCTGGGATCCGCGGCCCTCGAAGAGGGAGCGTCCTCGGGTTCACGCCCGGGCATCCCACAGGTCGAGCAGATCAACGGACGGCCAGAAGAGGTCTTTGGAGAGGAAACTGCATCCAGGTGGGCTGACCTGGCCTTCGCGGACAAGAAGCCGGCGTAATCTCGGTGGTCTGCATATTTAGCGTTAGCAAACCACGGAGAGGATGCACCGATGAAGACGAACAAGCCAGTCCAACTGACGCCCAAGATGCTCAGGCGCCTCATCGAAGTCGAAGTCAAGAAGGGCTTCGGCGACGCAGAGGCAGTCGAGAAGCGTGAGAAGGACACAGAAGAAGTCGATGCCGACGAGTACGGGACCGACAAGGCTCACGAGAAGCACGTCGACTGGCAGAAGGCTGCCACCGGTGACAAGTCCATGAGCGAGAACTTCGACAAGCACGTCGACTACCTCAAGGCACTCAAGGTCGAGGAGATCCGCCTCACCCGGCGCCTCGCTCGGGTCCAGGAAGCCAAGAAGCGCGCTGCTGCGTTCTTGGTCAACAAGATCTGAAGGGTGAAGGGGTAACACATGGGCCAGCTCGGCAGGTACACGACTTACGTTGGGGGCAGCGCCAACCCGGCGCACGCGCTTTTGGCGACGCTTTTCCCCAACAGCCCCTTCGCAACGATGCTGTCCAACGGCGACGAGACGAAGGCACAGGCAGCGGTCCTCGCTGTCGCAACATCCAACCCGGGTGCAGATCCCAACGGCGGAGGCATCCAGCCCAAGGGCGGCATCCAGGCAGGCGATCTGGGCATGTTCCCATCCGGCGTCGACCTGACGTTCGGTGGCTCACCTGACACCAGCAAGGTCAAGTGGGTCAATCCCGGCGACCCGGCCAACGGTTACATCCCCGACGTCACCAGCCCGACGGCTGGACCTGGTCACACCCAGGGCACTGACAAGACGGGTGACCCGACCGGCACCATCCCGCAGATCCAGGCAGAGTCGACTGACATCGACCCGTCCGATCAGGATCTCGCCGATCCGTCCAAGAACGGCCCGGCGATCTACGGCAACAACGCGCTCGGTCAGCCTCAGACTCCTGGCAGCTCTGGCGCTCCTGAGTGAGGCCGTTCCTCACCTTGGGTGGGTGACGGATAGTTAAGACTCAGGTTCCTGGAGAAGACATGCCCAAGCAGCTGTTCGAAGAGGCGCTAGCGGACGTCAAGCAGATCAAGAAGGTCGCAGAAGAGAATGCTCTCCGTGCCCTGACTGAGGCTGTCACGCCCCGCCTGCGTGCTTTCATCGACAAGGCCATCCTTCAAGAGGTCGACGAAGAGGCCGACGCTGACATGATGGGTGACGACGAAGCACCCGCTGAACCGGGAGCGCCCGCTCCTGAAGGCGAGCTGCTGACTGACGAAGAGCCCAGCGCTCTTGGCGCTCCTGCTCCTGTTCCCGCGGGCTCAATGAGCGCCGCGGGTCCGGCTGGTGACATGCCTGCTAGCGGCATCTCTCCGCCAGATGCAGAAGGCAAGATTACGATCGACCTGGACGCACTGTGCTCAGGCAGGCCCGCCGCAGACGAGGCGATGCCTACCAACGCACCCGGTCCTGCAGTGCCGCCCCCGATGTTCGGAGCGCCGGCGCCGAAGGCAGATGACGTTGAGTACGAGATCAGCATGGAGTCGCTTGACTCCCTCAAGCCGGTCCTCAGCGCCGCCCGAAAGAACGCGAAAGCCATCCCTCCCAAGGACATGAAAGCCATGTTGGGTGAGGTGGTGAAGCGCGTGAAGCAGTTCCGCGATGCAGGGGAGGCGGTCAAGGCCACAGCCTCCTACGGCAAGCACATCGCCCTGATGATTTCTCGTGTGGAGGATATGTATGACTACGTGCAGGAATCGGTAACCGACCCTGCGATGAAGAGCTCATACGAGTCCACGCTCGAAAATAGCTTCAAGGCACTCACAAAGCTCCAGGAGTCAACCACGATGTCGCAGAAGACGCAAAAAGGTCGGGTCAACGAAGCGGATCTCACGCTGAAGCTGACCGGTTTGCCCGATGAAGTCGAAGATCAGCTCGACCAGGTCGGAGTGGACCTCATCACCGGTGAGGAAGATGAGGAAGGCCTTGAGGGCATGGGCGACCAGATGGGCGACCAGGGCGGACAGGGCATGGACGACCTCGACATGGGTGGAGATCAAGTGCAGGACCAGGAGTCACAGATGGAAAGCCGCGAGCTAAGCGACGACACGATCGTCGAAATCGATGAGAAGATGCTCCGTCGCGAGATCGCTCGGATGCGCTCGCTGCGTGAGGAAACCAAGCCGGCTGCATGGGGCGATGGCCCTGGCGGTGCGAACATCTTGGATGACTTCGGTGATGGCAAGGCCCAGGGCGACCCCCAGGACCAGGACATCGCTGACCTGTCCCCTGCCAAGGCGGCCCGGCCGCTGGGCGAGGCCGATGAGGACCTCGACGAGTCCCAGGACCAGATGGATGAGCAGCAGGACGATGACCTGGACGAGTCCCAGGACGACGATCTCGACGAGTCCCAGGACCAGATGGACCAGGGCACCGCTGCCGGCCTGAAGACGAAGGACATGGCGATGCAGGAAGCTGCGCTGGATCAGATCGGCGACGAGCGGACCCGCGATGACTTCGGTGGCTCGGCCACTTCGGTCCCGTCGAAGGACAAGAACAACCCGGCTGCCCGCCACGGCGAGGCAGTCAAGCGCCTGGGCTTCGAGAAGAAGCTGCAGGAGCGTGCTCAGTCTCGCGCCGCTGCCCTGAAGAAGGAAGCAGCTCGGGCGAAGTCTGCCGGCAACGGCAAGCGCCTCGCCGAGGTGAAGAAGGAGTACGCAGTCGTGGCACAGCGCTTCAACGAGTCGCTGGCCCGCACCAAGAAGCTCACGCAGATCAAGGCGGACGCCGCCAAGAAGCTGCAGGAAGCCCGCTCGAATAGCGGTGCTGCACGGCCCGCGGATGGACAGGCCGACTCAACCCTCCGCAAGAAGTTGGCAGAGACGAATCTGCTCAACGCGAAGCTGGTCTTCACGAACAAGCTCCTCCAGGCAGAGGGCCTTTCCGCCAAGCAGAAGGCGCAGGTCATCAAGCAGCTGGATGAGGCACAGACCGTCCGTGAAGCGAAGCTGGTCTACCAGAGCCTGATCCGGACTCTGTCGCAGCCAGCATCTCTGAAGGAAGGCGCGGACCGCAGGGTCCTCGGCTCAGCCTCCAGGGCCACTCGCCCCGCCTCGACCCAGACCCTCAATGAGGGCGCGGATGTTGAGCGGTGGGCGCAGCTCGCGGGCATCTCCAAGCGGTGATGCTGGACAACGCAGACTGAACCAACTACTTACGATACGGAGAGAACGAACATGAAGTTCTTCACAATGGAACAGCTGGCGGCAGGTATCCGCGAGCGCCACGTCGGCGCCGAGCGTGCCCGCCTGGTCGAGAAGTGGAGCCGCACCGGCCTGCTTCGCGGCCTCGATGGCCACAAGCGCGAGACGATGGCACAGCTCCTGGAGAACCAGGCAGCTCAGGTCCTGAAGGAGGTCGGCAACTCGCTGTCCACCGGCGGCGCCAACGTTTCCACCTCTGGTCAGATCCAGGGCTTCACGAACATCGCGTTCCCGATCGTCCGCCGAGTCTTCGGTGGCCTGGTCGCGAACGAGCTGGTCTCCATCCAGCCGATGTCTCTGCCCTCCGGCCTGATCTTCTACCTGGACTACACCTACGGCAGCAACGTCGGTGGTGAGTCCGGCCTGCAGCTCAACGACGGCGGCGGTACGACCGAGGCAACCTACGGTCAGGGTCAGTCGATCTACAACAACCCGACGGGCAAGGGCATCCAGTCAGGATCGCTCGCGACGGGTGGTTTCTACGACCTCGTCAACATCGGCTACACCAAGGTCCACGCCTCGGGGTCGGTGTCGAGCTCCCTCGGCAACGCCGGTGTCGGTGCCTTCAACGGCCCGAACGGCGGCTTCATCCCCGGCGCATTCGTCGAGGCTGACTCGGACTTCTCGGGCACCAACGGTCGCCTGCTGAACTTCGACCCGCAGCTGGAGACGGACCTGCAGCAGGGTCTCGAGTGGATCCAGTTCATGCACCTGGCGGTCTCCGACATCCAGGCTGCGATCCCGAACGGCGACTTCCTCGCTGTCGAGCAGATCGCTCTGTTCTCCTTCCTCTCGACGAACGGCGCGGTGGTCTGGGGCCAGAACTACCAGAGCGGCAACGGAGTCTACAACCTCCGCCGCCTCAACAAGCGTGGCAACTTCGTCCCGGGCACCGGCACGAACGGCTCCTTCACCCCGGCACCGCTGAACGGCACGCACGTCCAGCTGGTCCTCAAGGTGACCCCGTCCGCCTCGGCTCCCACGGCAGGCGCCGGCATGTTCATGTCGATGGCCATCGCCGACACCTTCGAGATCGACTCGTCCCAGACGGGTGCAACGCTGACGATTCCGTCCTTCGAGTCGGACTTCAACGTCAACCCGACCCCGGCGATCCCCGAGATCGACATCAAGATCGAGTCCATCTCGATCACGGCAACGACCCGCAAGCTCCGTGCTCGCTGGTCGCCCGAGCTCGCACAGGACCTCAACGCGTACCACTCGATGGACGCCGAGGTCGAGCTGACGAGCATCCTGTCGGAGCAGATCGCCCTGGAGATCGACCGCGAGATCCTGAACGACCTGGTCACGAACGCCAACGGTGCGAACATGTACTGGAGCCGCGCTCCCGGCAAGTTCGTCAACAAGCTGACTGGCCAGCCGGTGACGCTCAACACGTCGCTGAGCATCGGTCCGCAGTTCACCGGCACCGTCCGTGAGTGGTACGAGACCCTGGTCGAGACCATCATCGACGTCGCCAACACGATCCACCGCAAGACCCTCCGCGGCTCGGCCAACTTCATGGTCACCAGCCCGGACGTCGCCACCATCCTCGAGGCCTCCGTGCTCTACAAGCCGAAGTTCTCGATCGACGGCGAGGGCCAGGTCGGCTCGCCCTTCACCATCGGTGCAGAGGCGATCGGTACCCTGAGCAACCGCTTCACGGTCTACAAGGACCCGTACTTCCCCCGGAACCGGATCCTCGTCGGCTACAAGGGCGGCAGCTACCTCGAGACCGGCTACGTGTACAGCCCCTACGTGCCCCTGATCGTCACCCCGACGATCTTCGCACCGGAAGACTTCACACCCCGTAAGGGCGTGATGACCCGGTACGGCAAGAAGGTCGTCCGCAGCGACTTCTACGGCACCGTCACGGTCATGGACCTCAACATCATCTGATGTCGAGGCTCTGACAGAGCAAACAGCTTGAGGGCCCGCAGCAGCGGGCCTTCGCTGTTTAAGGGCTCTGGAGCCGCCCCCAGACAATTCACCGGCCCCTGAGTGTGGGCCAACACAGCCATACGGGAGCCATACCTATGACCATGCGGATCACCGTCGGACAGCTACGCAGGATCCTACGGGAGATGAAGCTGGGTGTGGCGGGTGCCCAAGGAGACGCCCGGGCGTGGGGCAAGAAGCCCCTGCCTGACGAGCCGATCTACTCCCCACCCGAGGGAGGCGAGACCTACATCGCCACGGACTTGCCCAACTTCGAGCCTCCCAAAGAAGAGATCGACGCGTGGAACAAGTACGTCCAGGACATGGCCAAGAAGCACGCCAACGAGCCTTGGGACCCAGACCCCGCAGAAGCCCTGGGCCCGCCCGATGAACGCGGTGACCGACCGACTCGTCGCAAGATGGAAACGGTACGGGTGACAGTGGGTCAGCTCCGGAAGATGATCAGGGAGGCTGGCTCAGTAGAGCCCGACCCTTTCGCTGATCCGGCGAAGAAGCCTGACCTCAAGGCCTTCGCGCAGAACGTCCTGAAGTGTGAAGAGCTGCTGGGTGACATGCCCAAGGTGCTGGGCCAAGTGGGCGATCGGACCTCGGTCAGGACGGCACGGAACATGTTGAAGAAGGCAGCGGGCCTGGCGTATCACGCCTCCAACGACCTCAAGGCGCTTGAGGCCATCCTGACGATCGTTGCAAAGGACCTGCGGAAGAACTGAGCGGGGCGGTTGTACACATTCTGCGTTGCTGTGTAGATTGGTTTCGACGGCAAACATCCCAAGCCGAAAGATCCCGGAGAATCACATGGCCAAGCGAAGGAACCCAGACACCAACAAGAACGCGCACATCGTCACTCGCATCGACCGCACCGGCAAGATCCGTACCGAGACGTCGCGTCGCGACAGGGGTGAGTTCGACATCGCGGTGTCGACGGACCCGAACAGCGGGCGCACCCAGGTCTTCTTCGACCGCTACGGTCGTGAACAGGGCTTTCGCTACGGCGAGACCCTGCGCCTCAGCGGCCGCGAGGCTCGGACGCTGTTCATCGCGCTCCAGCGTCACTACGACAAGCAGGGCGTTCCGGCTCTCTCTCCCGCGTTCTGAGAGCTGACCAACAAGACGGTGTATGATCGGGGCAGGCCGAGAGGCTGCTGCCCCGTTCTCACATGAGGAAGACGCATGAGAAAGCCGACGAAGACATCTGCGCAGCTCAAGAGGCTGCAGGCCAAACGCACGCAACGGACGCTGAGGTCCCGCGAGAAGGCCACCAACTACACCATCCGGCGTCAGACCCTGCTGGTCCCCGCGTTGCGGCGGAAGCGGGAAGAAGAACAGAAGGAGAGGGTGCTCGCTGCTGCGAAAGCGCAGAGCTCCCAAGAAGAAACATGAAGCTCAACATCAATGCAAAGGAGCTGCTGGCTCTCTACAACGTGCTCTACGAACGCTTCGAGGTCGACTCACCCATGAAGGAGTTCATGGAAGAGGACCCGCGTGGGCAGACCCACGAACAGCTCCGCCAGCTCTACAACAGGGTCAAGGCGTGCCTCGTCGCCAGCCTGACCAACCGGATGATCGACCCGCTGGACTCCTGGCTCGAGGGCCAGCGACGCAAGATCGACCAGCTCAATGACCAGAACGAGGGCGTCAAGCAAGAAGCCAAGGACCTCGTCGAGAAGGCAACCGACCAGCCCCAGCGGCCCGTTGTCCTGTCAGCTGAAGACACAGAGGTGCTGCCCGACAGCTACCCCCGCCGTCGTCCCCCGCCCCCAGTGATTCCGCAGGGAAAGTTTCGCGGCACCCGACGGTGAAAAACCAGCGCCCGCCGTGGTACTTAAAGTCCACGGGGTTCGCCCCGCGGTCCTTGACAACCCAGTGACGCAAGCACTTCCCAAAGTGATTTGGGGGCGACAGGTTTCGACGTGATCGTGAGACTGTTCGCTGCATGCACCGGTGCACGAGAGTCCGGTTTATCAACTCTAGTGACGTACAGACGCCAACGACAACGGCTTCGCTGACGACGTCCGCCTCGCGGCCTGATCGTCTGGGGCACCACACGGCCTAGCAACAGAAAGTGTGGTTGGGGCAACTGGCCGATCCAGCTGCAAAAACGCCAACGCACTGGGCGTAAAACGTAGTGTCGTCCCTGAGAGTTGTGGACGCTAAGCACGCTCCCTAGGCCCGCTCTGAGGCCGATCAAGCAGAAGAGACAAGCATGTAGACGCGGGTGGTTAGCAGTTGCGGACCCGGGTTCGATTCCCGGCGCCTCCACCATTCACGCGCATGGCCCAGAGTGGGCCGCGCGGAAGGACAACAGATGAGTGACAACAGGAACGAGCGTCGCCGCCGCAACGGCAGCCGCCTCGAAGGGAATGCGCTTGCGATACGGGTTGCACAGGAAGTCAACGGCATGATGCTCTCACAGGCTTTCGTCACGGCGAAGTCTGCGGGTTTCAAGCTACAGATCAACAAGCACGACGGAGTGCCAAGGTCGGGCTACGTGCCAGACGATGGCCAGATGGTGATGGTCGATGTCGTCAGCGGCTTCGTCAGCAAGAGTTGGGCAGCAGGTCACTAAGCACCACGTCTGCTGCACCAACGGCATCGGCGACCCCCGTATAGTGGTCGGCGACGTCGAGCCCGGCAGCATCATCCGCTGCGGCACTGACGATGACATGACGTGCATCGTCCTCGGCAACTACCGCAAGGACATCCTCATCGGCGACGGCAGCGGTGGCACCCGGACCAAGAACGTCCCGGCGTTGCTGCTGTTCGGCTGCTTCTGCGACGAGGAGGCTGACTTCCTCGGGCGTCCGACGGGCAACCGTCCCTACGAAGAGGGCCGGCTGTTCGAGGCGACCTTCGGGGAGCTCGACACCATCTCAGTCCTCATCGAGCCCGGTAGTTACTGACATGTTCGGCTACGCGCTCGCCATCGCCGCCAAGCGGAAGAGGGCCAAGGAGCTGCTGACAGAGCTCATCGGCAAGTACACCGGCGATGCTATCCGGCTGATCAAGGAAGCCAACCTGGGCGTTGCTGTGTTGTCTGTCGATGGCCAGACGCTCCCCAGTGACGGAAAGTTCGACCCTGACCGCATAGGTATCGTGGTCCAGGGTGGCCAGGTCACTGGTGCCCAGATAGGGTAGGATTGTCTCCATGTCAGCCAGAACTGAGCAGCTCCTGAGCGAGATCAGCGAGCTCGAAGCCAAGATCGCCGCAGAGCCAGCAGGCTCCCGCAACACCGTGATGCTCCGCGAGCAGCTGCTGTCACGTCGCAAGGAGCTGACGGCGGCCACGCAGGCCTTGACCGAAGGCAAGCAGATCTTGAAGGGATGAGATGGCGGAGCGCCTGCCACGTCCCCGGCCCGGTCTCGACCGGATCACTGAAGCGCTGACGCAAGACAAGCCCGTCACCGCACCGCTCGTCCACGCGCCCAGGGCACCCGCCTCGAAGCCGCAGCTGTCGGAGAAAGAGTGGAACGTGGTGTTCGGCAAGTTCCTGGAGCGAGTGATGGCGCAAGCAGCGATCGGTGGAGACGCCAAGCCGTTGCAAGCAGAGCTGGAGGCGTTGCTCGAAGTGGCGCCACCCGGAAAACGTGAAGAACTGGAGAAGAACCGTGGCAAACCCCCAACGACCCCAACAAGCAGCACCCCAAAGAGTTGACCTGTACGCGCCCATCATGGCAGCCCGCCCCGGCGCGCCGCCTCTGGCACTACGCGTCGGCGTCACTCGCAACGATTCACTGAGCGAAGGCGTGCCCGTTGGCAACGTCCGGGCTGAGACATACGTGCTTCTCAGCGCGCTCCCCGACGAGCTCCGTCGCCGTGTAGAGCTCGCTGTCCAGGCCCTACTATCAGGGCAATGAACCACGTCACCAACATCCACGTCCGTTCGGAGCTCAACGGAGCGTTGACCATCGAGAACGATGAGTCGACCATCACCGTCCACCCTGACGGGACCGTCGCTATCTCAACGACAGCACCGATCCAGTTGACCGGGGAATCACTTGGCAAGCTGGACGATCCCACGTGCCACAACGGCGCCGCTGCGGTCATCAAGGCACTGCTCACTCGCGGCAAGAAGGCCTGATGGCGTACCACGGCTACATCTCGCTCGTCAAGCAGTACCTGCATCAGCAGGTGCCGCGAGAGGTCCCACCCGCGGTCCTCGAGGTCGGGGTCGACAGGGGTGTCACCTTCCTGCCCATGGTCGTCTTCCTGGCGCGGACTCGTCCGGCCTTCACGGCGATCGGGGTCGACATCCTGGTCCAAGAGCAGGTCAGGTTGACGTTGCAGAACATCGATCGCAACCCGAGCCAAAGCGCCTACCTGATCGAGGACAACTCCCTGACAGTGTTGCCCAAGATGGTCGACCAGGGCATGCAGTTCGACGTGTTGTTCCTTGACGGTGACCACAACTACCACACTGTCTCGCAGGAGATGCAGCTCGTCGGCAAGCTGGTCAAGCCCGGGGGCATCGTCGTCTGTGATGACTACGATGGACGGTGGTCTGACCGCGACCTCTGGTACAGCGAGCGCGAGGGCTACGAGGACAACAAGCACGCATCAGCCAAGGTTGACACTGAGAAGCACGGCGTCAAGCCCGCCATCGACGAATGGCTTGAGGCGCACCCCGACTGGCAGAAGGCAAAGCCCATCGGAGGGGAGCCCGTCCTCCTGATGCGAAAGGCCGTCTGAGATGGCCTACAGCGAGAAGGTCATCGACCACGCTGAGAACCCACGCAACGTGGGGACCCTCGACAAGAGCGACCTGAGCGTGGGGACAGGTCTCGTTGGAGCACCCGCTTGCGGTGATGTGATGCGGCTCCAGATCCGGGTCAACGATGATGGCGTCATTGAGGATGCCAAGTTCAAGACCTTCGGCTGTGGCAGCGCCATCGCGGCGTCGAGCCTGGCCACTGAGTGGATCAAGGGCAAGACCCTCGACGAGGCTGAGTTGCTGAAGAACAGCGCCATCGTCGAAGAGCTGAACCTGCCACCCGTCAAGATCCACTGCTCGGTGCTCGCCGAGGACGCCATCAAGAGCGCCATCGCCGACTACCGCAAGAAGCAACAGGAGAAGAAGGATGCTGCTACGTCGCCTGCTGGCCGCGTTGGTTCTCTCGCTATCGTGTGACCCCAGCAACACGTTGCCCCCGTCGGTTGATGCAGCACCCATCGCCGCGGTTGACGAGGACCGTGTCTTTGACCAGCTCGAGAAGGCTCCGATCCTCATCATCCCACCCATTGAGATCGTCAGCATCCGCCAACCCAGGCGCATCCTGGTCGTCGGAGACAGCGAAGCGTGCCGGGTCGGCTTCTGGATCAAGGCCACCGTCAAGGCCATCAACGATGAGACCAGGGCACCCCATGATGATGTCCACGTCTCCTGCAAGGGCGGCACCGTCATCCAGTACTGGGGCAGCGGGGGCCACCTGGCCCAAGCTCTGCGGGAGTACCCCAACCCGGATGATGTGGTCGTCTTCTTGGGGACCAACCACTACTGGGTGACACAGATCCCGGAGTCATCGAGGGTCCCGGGCCAGCTGACCCTCCCGATGGTCCGGGTCGTCACTGACCAGCTGAAGGGGACCAACTGCATCTGGGTCGGCAACACTGCCGTCAAGGGCCACACCTGGGCCATCAATGGGTTGTTGAAGGCTGCTGTCACCCCACAGTGCAGCTATTTCGATACCGAGGCGGCGGGCATCCCGCTCGACGATGACGCTCACCCAGGGCACGCGGGTGCAGTAAAATGGTTGCGAATGGTCTGGGCAACGATCCCAGACAAATACGAAGAGGCAACCAATGGACGAGCAGCAGACACCGGAGAAGCAGGCACTGAATGAGATCTTGAGTGACATGGTGGCAGATGCTACCCCCGTCGCTCCAGACGATGCACCGTCGGGAACGGTGCCCCTGACCGGCAGGAACAGGAAGCGTGAACGGCAGGTCGAGGTCATCCCTGGGATCATGGTGTCCCAGAAGCTGATCGACGAGGCAGTGAAGTACACCTCAACGGGTGCCACCGAGTGGCAGGCTGAGGCCCGTGAGGCCGCCCTCGAGCGTGAACGTGAGCGCATTGCCATGAACAACGCCGAGCTCCGGCGTGACATCGACAACTCTCGCCAGTTCGTCATCGGCATGCTCCAGCGGATGCGTGAACCGATGAAGTACGACGAGAAGTTCGTCAGCTATGACACCATGCCGGGACCCCTCCAGCGGGTCGTCAAGGCCTACGTCGAGGCAGAGGAAGCGAACCGGAACCTGGCTGATGCGGTCGCCGCCCTGGCCAAGGACCTGGAGCCGCCGGTGGTCAAGGCTGCGTGAGCCTGGCCTACTTCTGTGACACCGACCGCCACCTGGTCTGCTGGCCCTTCTCAGAAGAGAACCTGCACCGGATGGCCCGGGACCTCGGCATCAAGAGGTGCTGGTATCACTCGTCTGCGCGTTTTCCGCACTACGACATCCCGAAGAGGAGGATCGAGGAGATCACCTCACGGTGCACCCTTGTCTCTTCCCGAGACATCCTGAGCATCATCAAGGGTACTTACAACCGGGAGACGCCCATCCAGCGGGGTCCCGAGGTGCTCGATGACGGCCAGAAAAACCCGAAAGGGGCTGACAGCGGAAGCTGATAAGTTTGATGGGGGTGCATTCCAGCCGCCTGAGGCTCGCAGCGGGATGATGAAAGTGGCCGGCGCGTCCGACGAAGACCACAAGGGAGAACAACTGATCACTGACGACGATCAGACTACGATGAAGGGTCCCGTCTACGACAAGGCCCCGAGAGCCGAATTGGGCGAAAGTCGGATTCGCATGACACTGGGCGAGCTGCGAGAGATGGTCCGACGCCTGGCACAGGGGGTCTGAAGCAGCGTCGCCTGGGTGGTTTACTTTTCACCCTGGAGCACGAGCGATAGATGACGGCGGTCGCGATCAATGAAGAGGTAGTCGTCGTCAACTTCCCCCAGACGCAGAACGTCTCGGGCACGGTTGACGTTGGCAACTTCCCTGCCGTCCAAGAGGTCACGGGTTCCGTCACGGTCACGGGCCTGACGTTCAGCGGTTCGATCAACTCGACTCCCGCACCGTCAAACACTCACACTACCACCAACTTCCCAGCGAGCTTGTCGAGCCAGATGGCGTTGGGATCCAACCCCAACCGGCGCGGGGCCAGCTTCTTCAACTGCATGTCGGGCAAGGGCACCTGTTACCTAGCGATAGGCTCTTCTGCGTCCACCGCGTCATTCATGGTGGCCCTGCGTCCCGGGAGCTACTATTCCTTTGATGTGGTGCCGTCAGAGCCCATCAGTTTCGTGTTTGATCAGATCCCGGGCAACGTGATGGTGACCGAACAGTCCTAACGCAGGCCCAAATCTCCAGGTGTGGAACCTAGTTATGGCGAGCACTCGATCTGCTCATAGAGGAACACGATGGGACTCACTAACCTCGAACAGCTCCTAGCGGACAGCAACGGCAACCTATACGGCGTGTCGGGTAGCATGCCCCTCCCAGTTGGTGCGATTGGGCAGCTGGTCGCGGGCGTTGACAGAAGCACTGGCCTGGTCCAGTACCTGTCGATGTCGGGCGGTGCAGTCGTCGTCACCGGCAGCATCAACGCCAACGTCACATTCCCAACCTCGCTCGAGGTCACTCCCGCTTCTCCTTCTGGTTTCTGGTCGGCAGGTCCGACCGGCGTGTCCGGCACCGTCGGCGCGGTCATCGAGAACTGGCCAGCCACCATCGGCGTCTCGGCCTCTGCACAGATCCCGGTATACAGCACCGGTCCGGTCGGTGTCAGCGGCACTGTCTCCGTCGTCCAGCCCGTCCAGGTCTGGACTGAGGGCCCGATCGCCGTCTCTGGCGCGATCCACACCGGTTCGACGGCCAACGGCTTCCCGCTGACGGTCGGCGGTGTCTACTACGGCTCCGGCAACGTCGGCAGCCTGCCTGCGTATGTCCAGTCGATGCAGGTCGACCCCAGCGGCGCGGTCTACATCACCACGACGGGCTCGTTGCCTGTCTACATCGCCGGCGGCACCATCACTGCCAACGTGCCCCAGCCACTCGAAGTCTGGATGCAGAGCACCGTCGGCGTCAGCGCCTCGAGCCCGAGCGGCTTCTGGACCAGTGGCCCGACCGGCGTCACCGGTTCTGTCAACGTCTACACCTCGGGCCCGCAGGCAGTCAGCGGTGGTGTCAACATCACCAACTGGCCTGCCACGGTCGGTGTCAGCGCTTCGGTCCAGCTGCCCGTCTACATGACGGGACCCGTTGGCGTCAGCGGCACCGTCTCGATCACCCAGCCACTCGAAGTCTGGATGCAGAGCACCGTCGGCGTCACCGGTTCGTACCTGTCGGGTTCGACGGTGAGCGCACCGATCTTCCCGCTGCTGGACGGCGGCCTCGACCAGAACAACGTCATGCGCCCGCTGCGCACTGACCCGATCGGTCGTCTGACGAACCAGCCGCAGTCGGGTACGTTCTACCGCGTTACCGCAGCGACGGGCAACCAGATGGCACTGCCCCCGAACCCCGACCGTGTCGGTGCCTGCTTCTACAACGAGGGCACCTCGACAGCGTTCCTGAAGTTCGGTGCCGGAGCCACGACGACCAGCTACACGGTGCAGTTGGCGGCAAAGAGCTACTACGAGCTCACCTATGCTTGGCCAGGTGAGGTTGATGTGACCTTCAACTCCGCCGTCGGCGCTCTGCAGATCACGGATCTCAGCTGATAGTACGATGGCTGCATGCCGCTCTCCAATGATGACGTCGCAGACCAGGTAACTGGCTCCACGTTCTTCGGCATCCCCGACGTTGTCGGTGGTGTCTATTACACGTCCGGGGCGGCGTACATCCAGACGATCCAGGTGGATCCTTCGGGATCTGTCTATGTCACTACGAGCGGTTCGCTGCCCGTCTTCATCCAGGGCGGCACGGTCGAGACCGAACCGCAGCTGAGCCACGTCGCTACTGAGACAGCTTTCACCGCGAGTCTCAGCAGCCAATTGCTAGCAGCTACCAACACGAGCAGGGTAGGTATCAGCGTCTTCAATGATCCGGGAAGCACTGGTTACCTCTACCTGCGTCTCTACGCGGCCGCAACGACATCGAGCTACTCGACAGTCCTGTGGCCGGGGTCGTATTGGGAAGCACCGTACGGGTACCTCGGCACTGTTTACGGTGTCTTCACCTCGACAACTGGCAGCTGCCTGGTAACGGAGTACACGTAAGATGCCGCAGGCGAACCCGCCCACTCAGATCACGTTCATCGGCGTGCCGATGTTCGACGGTGTGGTGCCCGTCACGAGCTCGGGCCCGCAGGTTGTCGCGGGCAATGACATCAACGGCGCTGATCACATCCTGTTGACGGACACCGCGGGCGCGCTCTACATCACGACTTCGGGTTCTATCCCTGTCGATGTCACCTCACCCATCTCGGCAGTCGTCACCTTCCCCAACAACCAGCAGGTGTGGACGGAGGGTCCCGTTGGCGTCACGGGCAGCGTGACCTTGGCGGCACAGGTCTCCGTCAACAACTTCCCGGCGACCCAGAACGTCAGCGGCACCGTCAGCATCAGCAACAGCGAGCTGAGCATTGACAACTTCCCGGCCGTGCAGGCTGTCTCGGGGACCGTCGATATTGGGAACTGGCCCGCGGCGTTTGGTGTCTCGGCTTCAACCCAGCTGCCCGTGTTTTCTACGGGCCCGGTGGGGGTCAGCGGCACCGTCGGGGCAGTCATCAACAACTGGCCTGCCACCTTCGGTGTCAGCGCTTCAGCCACGTTGTCGGTCTCCCAACAGGGGCAGATCAGCGTCAACAACTTCCCGGCAACACAGAACGTCAGCGGTTCTGTGGGTGCTGTCATCCAGAACTGGCCCGCAACGATCGGTGTCACGGGTTCAACTGCGCTGAGAACGTGGGACGGTGGCACCCAGGGCATCAGCGGCACCGTCACCCTGGGTTCGCAGGTCTCGGTCAACAACTTCCCAGCGACACAGAACATCAGCGGTTCGGTGGGAGCAGCATCGCCCAGCGGCTTCTGGTTCACCGGCGGCACCCAGGTCTCGGGCAACGTCAACCTCGGCAACTGGCCCGCTACCATCGGCGTGTCTGCATCAGCCACGCTCCCGGTCTCCCAACAGGGGCAGATCAGCGTCAACAACTTCCCTGCGGTACAGGCAGTCAGCGGCACCCTGTCGATCACCACGACAACACCGTTGCAGGTCTGGTCTGAGGGCCCGCTGGGGGTGACTGCCTCGGTCCAGCTGCCCGTGTTCAGCACTGGTCCAGTTGGTGTGACGGGTTCCGTCACCCTGGGTTCGCAGGTCTCTGTCAACAACTTCCCTGCCACGCAGAACGTGTCGGGCACTGTTACCGCGATCATCGGCAACTGGCCTGCCACAATCGGTGTCTCTGCATCAGCAACGCTTCCGGTGTCGTTGGCATCGCAGATCAGCGTCAACAACTTCCCAGCGACACAGAACGTCAGCGGCACTGTCGGGGCAGTCATCGAGAACTGGCCCGCTACTATCGGCGTGTCTGCATCGAGCCCGTCGGGGTTCTGGTTTACTGGAGGAGTCGCCGTCAGCGGCACTCTGGCTGTCTCGGGTACGCAGCTGACGGGCAGCACTTTCTCGGGTTACCCGCTGGTTGCGGGTGGCACCTTCATGTCTGGAGCGGTCCAATCGTCGACGATGGGTGCCCGTTACATCACCTCGTTGCAGACCGACAACTCGGGCAGCCTGCTGACGAGGCCCGCTCGGCCCATTACCTTCAGCGTCGGCATCAGGAGTCTGTCGCCGACATCAGCGAACCCGACCGACATCATCACCATCTCGGGGACCAACAGCAAGACTGTTCGAGTGTTGCAGATCCGCTTCAGCGCGATCCAATCGACAGCAGCCTCACAAGAGATCGACATCATCAAGCGTTCAACGCTCGACAGCGGCGGTACTTCAACCACTTCAACGGGCGTGGCCTGGAACAGCAACTTCCCAGGCTCGCTGGCAACAGTGACGTCGTACACTGTCAACCCGACAACGCTGGGTTCCAGCTTGGGCTTCTTGGCTTCTGCCAAGATGTTCGTCCCAGCGGGAGGCACTGTGGAAACTGAAGAGTACGTCTTTGACTTCAGCCAGATGGGAGGTGTCGTCCTCAACGACGCCAACGAGCTCCTGGCTGTCAACTGGGGCAACGGTGCTGCACTAACGTCGGGTCTCAACATCAACTGCACCATTATTTGGACTGAAGAATGAGCTCGTACATCCAACAAGTCCAGTTCAATGCTGCGGCAGTGGTCACGCTGCGGTGGGGCGACTTTCTGACGATCGTTCAGAACAAGGGCCTCAACATGCAGTACGTGACCAACCCGGACACCACCATCACGGTGTTCGCGTTGGACAGCGCCATCGCGTACCAGTGCTTGCTGGTCCCAGCCGCGCTCGCGGCAACTTACGCCTTCGCACCCGACTACTCGGAAGCACAGAACAACACCGACTACACCACCTTCACCACGTCTTACCAAGCGACCAGCAACATGGTTGCAACGACGGCGGCGGTGTCGGGTGTGTTGGCGGTCTCGCAGAAGGGTGCCGCCCAGGTCTGGAGCGAGGGTGCCCTGGGCGTCAGCGGCACCGTCTCGGTCGGCAACTTCCCAGCCAACCAGCAGGTCTGGATCGCTGAACCCGTCGGCGTGACAGGCTCGTTGTCAGTCACCTTCCCGGCCAACCAAGAGGTGTGGGTAGCCGCACCTGTCGGTGTCACCGCGTCAGCAACGCTCCCCGTTCAGGGAGTTGCGGGTGGCGTTCCGTTGCAGGTCTGGTCTGAGGGCTCGATCGGCATCTCAGGATCTGTAAGCGTCTCCAACTTCCCAGCCACTCAAACGATCCAAGGCGCTCCCGCGGGTTCAGCAGCCCCCGTCCAGGTCTGGAGTGAGGGTGCTCTGCCCGTCAGCGGGACCCTGACCAGCATCATCGGCAACTGGCCCGCCACCTTCGGTGTCAGCGCTTCGGCCACGTTGCCCGTTTCACAGCAGGGCCAAGTCTCCGTCAACAACTTCCCAGCGACACAGAACGTGTCGGGAACCGTCAACGTTGGCAACTTTCCAGCGACACAGAACGTCCAGGGCACCGCGGGCGGGACACCCATCCAGATCTGGAGCGAGGGTCCCATTGGCGTTACGGGTTCCTTCTCGGCCACCACGTCAACGACGGGTTCTGCGGGCCTCGCGGTCGGCAACGCGCCGTACGCACCGCTCTACGTAGCTCCAGGGTCCACTAACGCAACCTTCAACGTTGCGCAGCAAGGCCAGATCAGCGTCAACAACTTCCCGGCAACGCAGAACGTCAGCGGCACGGTGACGGCCAACGTCACCTTCCCAACCAACCAGCAGGTCTGGATCGCAGAGACGCAGGGAGTGTCGGGCACCGTCGGTGCTGTCATCAACAACTGGCCCGCCACGTTGGGCGTCTCGGCGTCGGCCACGCTCCCGGTCTCCCAGCAAGGGCAGGTCTCTGTCAACAACTTCCCAGCGACACAGAACGTGTCGGGCACGGTGACCGTTGGCAACGCTAATGGCATCCGCGTCTACAACGACGTCGCGGTTGGCGTCTCGGGAACTGTCAACGTCGGCAACAGCCAACTCAGCATCAACAACTTCCCAGCGACACAGAACGTCAGCGGCTCTGTCGCTATCACCAACTCGTTCTTGTCATCCAGCGCACCCGTTGACAAGAACGGTACCGGCAACCTGGGCGCGTTGAACGCCACGGTCGTTGCCTCGACGGGTGGCTGCAGCACCGTCATCTTCAACCTAGAAGGCACTTGGGTCGGCAGCATCATCTTCGAGGGCCAGGCGGGCGACAGCAACTGGCAGCAGCTTCAGGCCTGGTCTTTCGCGGGTGACTCGCTGATCATGATCGCCTCAGCGAACCAGATGGTCGCTGTCCAGTGCGGTGGCATGGTCCAGGTCCGTGCCCGGATGTCGGCATACACCTCGGGTACCGCTACGTTGGTATGGAACGCGGCGACGGGCAACAACGCCGTTGACCAGGTCGCCATCGTTGGAACCCCCCTCATCGTTGTCGACGGCGAGACACCAGCGGGCACTGCGCCCTACGGCAACCCGGTCCTGATCGGTGGCGTCAACAACTCGGGCCTGACGACAACGATCCTGACTGATCCGAACGGTAACTTGACCGTCGCTGCCGCAAGTCCGTCGGGTTTCTGGCACGGTGGCACTGTCGGTGTCAGCGGTTCAGTCACCCTGGGTTCTCAGGTCTCCGTCAACAACTTCCCAGCGACCCAAGCTGTCAGCGGCACCGTCACCGCGGTGGGTGCTGCAGCGGCGGGTGCTGCGGCTTCGGGCAACCCAGTCCTCATCGGTGGTGAGAACATCGGCACCGGTCTGATCGAACCCCTCGGCTCTGTCATCGACCGCAGCGCCATGTCGGCGGGCGGCCAGACGGGCATCCCCATCATCGGCCAGTCTTCTGGCGTGGGCCGCATCGCTCGTTACAACCGCTTGGGCTACGTGTTGCCCGGCTACCAGACGTTGTTGGCGGCTGACCTTGTCGAGGGTTCGACCGTCAACTCCTGGCTCTGGACCCAGTCGACAACGACGATGACGATCGCCCAGACGACGGGCCTGCTGACGCTGAACAACGGCGCCATCACCACGATCAACACCGATGCCATCATCACCTCGACCAGGCAGTTCGCCCTGTACAACCAGGCACCGCTTGGGCTGTCGTTCAAGGCGGTGGTCGCCAACTACACCAACGCTGTCAACGAGCTGGGCTTCGGCGCCCCGACGGGCACCACTGCCACTGTCAACAATGGTGCCTTCTTCCGGATCACCACGGGTGGCAACGTCTACGCCGTGACCAGCACCGGCGGCAACGAGTCGGTATCGACCGTGTTGGCGACCCTGTCGTCGTCGACCTACTACATCTTCATGGTGTGGATCGAGGACGGCGGTGCACGGTTCATCATCGAGAGCGAGTCTGGCATCCCGTTGGTCGACTACTTCTGGGCCCTGGGCCCGACGGTCCCGGGCGTCGCGGCGGCCGTCTCTCACCTACCTGCCTTCGCCCGTGTCTACAACACCGGCACCGCTCCTGCGACGGCAACTACGACCAAGATCGCCAGCTTCCAGGCCTGGCAGTACGACATCAACGCCAGCAAGCCTTGGGCAGAACAGCTGGCTGGCGCGGGCCGGAGCTCCATCATCAACCCGACGTCGTTCGCTCAGACGCCCAGCTCGATGATAGCGGCGCCGTCGACCGAGACGCCCAGCAACACCGTGGCGGGCTACAACGCTCTGGGTGGCGACTATGCCGTCGCTCTGACGACAGCGAGCGAGAACCCGCTCAGCGTCTTCGCCTTCCAGGTCCCGTCGCCCTATACCTTCTACCTGACGGGACTCGTCTTTTCGGTGCCCTTCGTGTCAACCACCATTGGCGTCACCGGGGTTCCCATCCTGGAGTGGCTCGCCATCGTCAACAACTCGAACGGCAACATCAGCACCGGTGGCGGCCAACGCTTCCCAGTCGGCCTCAACATCCTGTACACCAGCGCCACGCAGGCGGCGGGCTTGTTCTGCACCGCTCAGGGCAACCTCGCTTGGTACCCGAAGGTGCCTATCGTATGCTTGCCCGGTACCTACCTGCACCTTGCCTACAAGGTCTTCATCACCAGCGCTGTTGGCACGCCAGGCGTCACTCGCGGCAGCGTCTTTGTTGACGGTTACTTCGAATGAGAATACTTGTAGTAGGGGTTTCCAATGGGAGCACTACAAGGTTGCACGGTCACTGAAGACGCCGCATGGGGTCTTGCTGTAGGAGCGATCGGCGACGGTGTCACCTTCGCATCACGGGTCGCAGCATACGGTGCTGCCGCCACTGCGGGCACCAGGACGCAGGTCACCGCAACGGCTTTCACGCCCCCGACCACGACGGGCCAACGTAGCATCAAGTCGACCAACGCAGCCGACGTCTACAGCACCGGCGCGGGCGCCTGGAGCGTGCAGCTCAACTACCTCAACTCCTCGTTCCAACAGCAGTCAGAGGTCGTCCAGCTCAACGGCACCACGGCCGTCAACACGGTGGGCACCGACATCCTCTACATCGAGAGCATGGTCGTCCAGCAAGCGGGCGCAGACGGCGCAAACGTTGGGACGATCCAGCTGATGACCGGTATCAACGGTGGTGGCACCGTCATCGGCGGCATCAACTCCTCTGACAACCAGACCTTCTGGGGTCACCACTACGTCAACGGCACCCAGACCTGCTACCTGCTGTCGATCAACGGCGGAGCCACCCTGGCTTCGGGGTACTCGTACCTGGTCGCACAGACCCTCGGCTCTGCCAACACGGTGGGCCAGCAGGTCAGCATCCCCGTCGTCCACCTGGCAGGCTTGAGCAACGACTACGACATCCAGGTCCCTGTTGCCATCGCGGGCCCGGCCCTCATCACGGTGTGGGAGTGCCCCACGACGTCGAACGCCAGCAACGTGGCTTTCAGCGGGTTCGAGTACGTCCAGGGCTGAGTGACCATTCGCCGGGTCGCCTACCTACTCTTTAGAGGAGGCGGGCAATGCCGTCCTTGGTCTTCACCACATCGGCTCATTGGCTATCGAGGTCGGTCCGCTGGATGACGAACAGCGTCACCAGCCACGTCTGCCTCGGCACAGAGATCTTCGGTGAACCTGTCCTGATCCACTCCGCGCTCGACGGCGAGACGGGGCGGACCGGCGTCCAGATCACGCCGAGGAGCAAATGGTTGGAGGACAACGAGCTCGTCGCCGAGTATGCCATCGTCCCCGAGGTCAGCGAAGAGATGATGCGGCCCATGATCCAGCTCCTCTGCGAGAGGTACGACAAGCTGGGCTTGCTGGGCTACGTCATCGTGATCGTGGCCAAGTGGCTGGGTCGGAAGATCCAGAACCCGCTGGCGAACGTCAAAGCCCTGGTCTGTGCCCGCTATGTGATGAGGCTGGACCCGACCGGCACGTTGATTCCTGAGTGGGCTGGAATGGACCCAGAAAAAACGACGCCCCACGACCTATTGGTACTGTGCCGGTCTGGAGTGAGTTTTTCCAAGGTCTGCGACGTGGGGTACGATTGACGTGGGAATGCCCAACGTACAGCTTCGAAGCGTCGAGTTCGGGAAGTTCCGGTCTGGGCAGACTGGATCATCGGGGGTGACGTACGCCGTCCTCGATGTCTTCGGCAACCCAGTGATCGGGCCGACGACGACGGGGGTCTACGAGCTGGCCTCGGGTTCCGGCTGTTACGCCGTTGACATCAGCTTCCCAGACAACTTCAACGGCAGCGTCCTGTGGGAGTGCCCTCCTGTCACCGCCTCGTGCGCGGGCAGCACCTTCGTCCTGACCAGTTCGTTCGCGACCGAGCAGTACAACGTCGAAGAGAACGACCCGAAGGTGGCCGACACCTGGAACATGGTCAACCACATCACGGGCTCGATCGAGGCGCTGTACGACCAGGCTTTCGGCAGGTGGCAGATCGTCAACAACCAGATGCTGTTCTTCGCTCCCGACAACGTCACGTTGCTGGCGACATTCAACCTCTACGATGACACCGGGGCCCCGAACCAGGTCAACGTCTTCCAGCGTGTCCTGGTGCCGCCGGTCAACCCGAACCCGCCGTGAGCCAGACAACACAGAAGATCATCACCCGGGGCATGGGTCCAGCGACCAACGGGACCCCGGGCCTGTGCAGCATGGTGGTGCAGGGCTACGGCGGGGTCCCCACAGCGATCGTCGCCGCCATCGAACGGCCCCTGCGTCTCAGGCTGGGGCAGTCTGGCACCAAGCGTAGGCTGGCGGAGCTCGACGAGGTCATCGTCTGGGCCAAGCTCATCGAGGCGAACGGAACTGAACCCAAGCGGCCCATCAAGGGCTGGATCCGCGTCCGCGTGTCGAAAGACCGTGGGTTCGCCAGCGTCATGGCCGAGAGCGTCAGGGTGGTCAGGGACTACATCAAGGTCACCGTCGAGCGCCTGAAGTGAGATAGTTAAGGCCGATGGACTCCTTCCTCGAAACCATCGATCTCGACATCGAAGAAGCCAACGAGCTGTTGTTCAAGGTCCGTGTCGAGGGCATCGACCAGGCACCGGCCAAGGTGCGCCTGGTGCTCGAGGAGTCAGGTGACCAGGCCCTGATGTTCAGCGGCAGCCCGACCCCTGATGACGGCGTCGTCCAGTTCATGCTGCCGATCTTGAAGGGCAAGCTAAAGGAAGGCCAGTACCTCAGCCGCGTTGAGGTGCTGATCGAGAACCGCTACTTTGCACCTGTCCAGTTCAACATCAACCTGAAGCAGGCCGTCAAGGTCGTTGCAGAAGCGATCCGCGTCCCGGCGAAGAAGGAAGTCCCCCGTGTCAGCGTGACCGCGTCGGCTCCCATCGTCGTCAACCGCAAGAGCGCTACGCCGCTTCCGCCGCCCGAGCCCAAGCCCATTGTGGTTGAAGCTCCAGTCAAAGCGAAGCCCAAGCCAGCACCTGCTCCCCCGCCGAAGCGTGTTGACGAGAGCAAGCCTTTTGCCCCCCGAGTCCCGGGCGGCGCCGCGAAGCCATCAGGCCCAGCGCGACAACCGACAACGCTGAAAGAGCGGTATGCTCAGCGATCAGCGGGTCCAGCGGTCGTCGAGGGCGAGGAGCTGATCCGCGAGCTGGCCCGATCGTTCGTGAGGGGCAAGAAGTGATGGACGGCGGTTGAGATCAGGGCAGCTCTCGCCAGGTCATTGCACCCAGCATGTTGCTGGAACCCATGCCGAGGTATGTGATGCCGAGGACGACCTGGTCCTGAGTGCCGTCGATCTGTGAGCCAAAGGCGAAGACCGAGGGCTCAGCCTGAGCAACGAAGTCGGCAGCTTCAGTGCCGTAGCCGCTGTCCAACAGGATGCCACCGCTGAGAGTGTTCGCCGTGGTGCGAGAGATGTCGTACTGCAGCGAGCTGCCGAAGTTTTTTGTCCAGTTGGCGTTGTCAGTGCCACCGTTGATGGTCGGGTTGAGGAACAGCTGCCACAGGAAGTTGCTGCCTGTCTCAGAGATGATGCGGATCGACTGCAGGAGCACGTTGGTTGTCAGCGAGCCCGACATCATCCGCAACGACAGCAACGGGTAGATGGCATTCTGGTCGACGCTGATCGAGCTGGTGCTGCGGTTGGCCGAGAAGATCAGGCCCGGGGGATCGTAGCCCGCTTCGGAGATAACAGAAGCGCAGATGTGCTCTAGCGAGCCGCTGAGTGAGCCGCTCTGGCAGATCACGGCCGCCCTGACTGGCAGGTTGGGCTTCGACATGAAGACCGAGTTGATCTGATTGGCGTGGCTGAACTGGTGTGCATAGAACAGGACGCCGTTGATTTCAAAGCCCATCCTGACACGGCCTGCGCCCAACCATTGCATGTCGATCGCCAGGATCTGTGCTTGGGCCGGGTTTAGCACGATGCCGGATGGTCCCGTTCCGTCAAACCTGTCAAGGTTCCATAGTGACTGTGGGATGTGGATGTCGACCGGCTGGCCCGTGACGTTGCTACGCCTGACGAAGTTCAGGGTGCCAGTCATGTCCTGCTGGAAGTAGATGCCATCGTTCTCGTCGAAGTAGCCGACGTCTTTGCGGATGCCGGGCACGGGCGGTCCCATGACGAAGGTCTGGTTGATGAACAGCGACTTGCCCGGTTGGTAGTTGAACCGTCGTTTGGTTTGCCTGATCGCTTGGGAGCCCACCGTTCCTGACGTCGTCAGGATCGTTGATGACCGATTGACCATCCAGTTGATGGTGCTGCCAGACACCGTCTGGGTGGCCCAGAACAATGGACCCCCGTCGATCAGCTGCTTGCTGTCGAACAGGGTGAAAGGCTCGCCGACACGTTGGCGACCAAAAGCGTCTACGCTGGGGCCGTCTGCCGGCGCAGTGGTGATCTTGGGGAAAAAGCTCATGAAGACCTCACACAATGTACCAGTTGCTGCCCGATGCGATGATGCTCAGCGTCGTCCACTGGACGTTGAATGATTGGGTGGGCTCACCATCGATGAGCTGCGTTGCAGCATTGACGGTGTTGACGTTGACAGTGTTGCCCGAGCTGTCGATCTGCTTGACGTACAGTGGCTGTCCAGAGTTGAGAGTGGCATCCGGGAGGCAGACGTTGATGTTGCCACCCGTTGCATCGATGAGGTTCAGGCCCGTGCTGGCGGTGACGTTCGGGGTCACCGCGGAGAAGAAGGTCGACACGTTGAGCTTGGGCCCAGTGTTGACGGGCACCGACGACGAGACGAAGACATTGCTCCCAGAGACAAGGACGGAGGTGGCTCCCTGGCCGTAGAAGCTCTGTGACAGAGCCGTGCTGATCGATGAAGAGATGGTGACGACGCTGCCCGAGACAACGACGGAAGTGCCGCCGATCCCCACGAAGGTGTCAGTCACGGGGACTGATGACGAAACGTACCAGGTCTGGCCCGCGTGGGAGACAACGATCCCTCCCTGGCCCACCATGTTCTGGAAGACGGGAGCAGAGGATGACAGCAGGTAGCTCCCACCTGGGCCTCCGTCGGTGACCGACAAGCCTCCCGTTACCGCGAAGACTCGAGAGTTGGGTTTTCCGCCGTCTGGGTTGACGAGCAGGTACGAGGCGTTGGTGTCACCCATCGACGAGCTGATGATGATCTGTCCCAACGAGTTGGTGCTGACGTTGGTGCCACCGTAGCCCTCGAAGTAGGGGACGGTGTAGGTCGAGGTGACTGGAGTGAAGATGCCGCTGCCGGTGAAGCTGCCTGAGTACGGGTGCCCGCCAGACCACGAGCCGCTGGAGTAGGAGCCCGAGTAGCTCTGGGACAGGAAGTAGGTGATCTCGATGGGAGCGCCATGACCAGCGCTGTGGTTGTGGCTGTCGATCACCAGCGAGGCGCTAACCAACATCGGCGCCCATGCAGTCGCGGAAGAACCCCCTGGTGTGACACCGGGGGTCGGGAGCACCAGCCCCATGTACGGAGTGCCTGACATCGCCGCTTAACTAGGCTGATCCCCTCTCCATAGTTACCTCCGGGCCCGCGATGACGAACTTCAACCAGACCGTCCAACCCACCCCTTTCGGCTTCTTCGACTCGGACGCAGCATTCCAGGTCGAAGCTGACGCGATGGTCACGTTTGCCAAGCGAATGCTGGGCGACGACATCCTCAGCGTGGAGCTGACGAAGAAGGAAGTGTGGTCATGCTTGGAGCAGGCGACCCTCGAGTACGGTCGCATGGTGCAGGAGCTGAAGATCATCAGCCAGCTCGCCAACGTCCTGGGGCAGCCCACCGGCTCGACTGACCTGACCAACAAGTACCCGCAACAGAACCTGGACTTCCTGTTTCGCCTCAGCGACGCCTACGCGCAGGCCTCCTACGTCGGTGGCAACTACGACTACACCCTGGGCTTCTTTGAGCTGGTGCCCGGCAAGCAGGACTACAACCTCTACACCGAGCTCCACGCAACGGTGAACTACGACCCGCGGTCTGGAGGCATGTACTCCGAAGACCTGGGCCTGTTGGTCGACAACCTGCCCACGGGCTCACGTGGCAAGTTCCGCGTCATGGAGGTCTTTCACTTCGAACCAATCGCAGCGCAGACCTTCCTGCTCAACGCGTCGAACATCACCAACTTCCTGGCCACCAACTTCAACTACGAGTCATACGTCAACAGCACCGTTTTCTACGTGTTGCCCGTCTTCGAGGACGTCGTCCGGCGCGGCATGTTGAAGGAAGCGTTCCGTGTCAGGCGTTCCAACTACTCGTATGAGGTGATCGGCGGCAACCTACGCATCTCGCCGCAGCCACAGTCATACAACGATGCTGGCATCGGATCGGGCCCATACGGCATGGGCAACCTCTACGTCCGCGTCTACACGCCGACCAGCGTCTTTGACCCTGACTTCATTGATGACTCGATCTACGGCATCAGCGGTCCTGAGAACGTGCCCTTCAGCATCCTGCCCTACAGCACCATCACCACGCCGGGCAGGCAATGGATCAGGCAGTACGCGCTGGCGCTGGCCCGCGAGCTGTTGGGCATCAACCGCAGCAAGTTCCAGGTCATCCCGATCCCCAACGCCGACCTGCAGTTGAACGGCGCTGCGCTGATCGAACAGGGCCGTGCTGACCAGGAGAGGCTGATGACGAACCTCAAGGAGTTCCTGGAGAAGCTCACCTATGAGAACCTGTTGAAGTCTCAGGCCAACATCGGAGAGGCGATGCAGCAGATGTTGAAGTACACCGCGATCCCGCACGGCAAAGCCATCATTTTCGGGTGAACCATGGGACGCCTGTACCTCACGCCACGGGAGTTCAACTTCATCAGCGACATCACCAAGGAGCTGATCAAGGACGTCGTCGGGCAGAAGATCTACTACTACGCTGTCAACGAGAACAAGACCAAGGTCGATGTCCTCTACAACGAGGCGCTTCAGAAGACCTTCGACAAGCCCATCGTTCTGGACTGTTTGGTGGACACCCACTTCCAGTCAGACACCAAGATCACCCCCTTCGGTGTCGATGCACAGTTCAAGATCGAGGCTTACGTCCAGTGGCGTGACCTGGTCGACAAGGGCATTACCCCGGCCATCGGCGACTTCTTCTCCTTCTCAGACGTCTTCTACGAGGTGACAGAGAAGCTCTTCATGCGCAACATCTACGGCATGCCCGAGCACAAGGACGGCGTCAAGCTGATCGGCACCAAGGCCCGCGAGACGCAGTTCAAGGCGCTCACCATCGGGCCCACTGACATCAGCCGCCCGGACCCCGGCGCGGTGCAGACAGACTTCTACCAGCAGCGCGGCCAGGCTGTCAACAAGGAGGGTGTCACCGGCGACATCCGCGACCTGCAGAACCCCGCCGTGCTCGACAAGCCCATCACCGGCGCCAAGGAGGTGTCCGAGAAGGGCGGCGAGTTCCCAGGTGACAGCTCCTTCTACGATGAAGATGACCCGGCCAACCAGCCGGGCGGGAAGTGAGCCATGCCGACACGTTTCAACTCGCAGTCAGCTTCTCGGGTCAGGCTCGGCGTTCCACCGCTGCAGTCGGGTTACCAGGGCAAGTCGGGTCCCAAGGACCTGACGATCCCGCCCGTCGGCATCACCGACGTGGACCAAGCTCTGTTCACCCTGTTCGACAAGGAGATCCCATTCGCCGTCAAGGGCGGTGCTGACGCTCCCGATGGCCTCCGTAAGGTACCGGTGCTGATGGCGGCTGGTGAGAAGTGGGCGCTGAACAAGCGCATGCGCGCTCTCAAGGACCGCAACGGCGCCCTGATCCTGCCATTGGTCACCATCATCAGGACCAACATCTTCCAGGACCCGGTCCAGGACATCACCGGTCGTGGCATCAACCAACAGACGGGCGAGATCGTCATTCGTCGTAAGCTCGATCACACTGACCGGGACTACCAGCAGCTCGTCAACAGGCTGCTGATCCCGCACCAGCAGAACCTGGCGGTGAACCCAGACCAGGCTGACCCGATGCAGCTCACCACCCTACGTTCGGTGGGCGACCTCGCTCAGGACCCGACGGTGCAACAGGGAGGCCTGCTCATCCCCAACCGGCAGAACAACATCTGGGAGACCATCGTCATCCCGGCGCCGCAGTTCTTCACTGCTCAGTACGACGTCACCTTCTGGACGCAGTACACCAGCCACATGAACCAGCTGCTGGAGATGATGATCGCCTCGTACCTGCCACAGGGCAACGTCTGGCGGATCGACTCCCCGAAGGGTTACTGGTTCCTGGCGAACGTCGACGGGGGACAGATGTCATCCGACGCCAACACCGACGACTACTCGCAGGTTGAGAGGCTGATCAAGTACAAGTTCGTCGTCAAGGTCCCGGGCTACATCCTCGCGACGGGCGTCCCGGGCGCGCCCGTTCCTTTGAAGCGCTACGTGTCGAGCCCGACCATCGAGTTCAGCGTCGGCCTGACCAGCACCCCCGAGGGTGATGCGGGCGCGCCGGCCTATGACACCCCGTTCTTGGGAGCCGATGACCCCACGTTGCCAACCGTGGGCACTGAGACCGACCAGCAACCCAACTGGGCCGTCCGACGTGCAGATCAAAGGTTCACGCGCGGGACGCGGGACTACCCCAACGAGGACGCGGTGACCAACCCTGATGATCCCGCAGTGACAAGGTTGCCCCGTGGCACGCAGCCACCGCAGTTCAAGAAGGTGACTGGTATCGACCGCAACGGCCGCGTGGTGACACGCATGTTCCGCGTCAGGAACGTCAACCAGTTCACCGGCGAAACAGTGCTCTCGCCGGCTGACGCCACGCTCGGTGGCCTGACCATCCTGACTGTCGAGGACTGACCGTAGGTGGACTTCGTCCCGCGGGGGTGGTACTTATCCTAGCGATTCACCACGCGCTAGAGGAGCACGGTAATGCCGCAGACGCTGCAGACCTTTCTGTCCCCCAACTTTTACGATCGGGAGATCGACCAATCCGGTCCGTCGCCGCAGAACCCTGTGGGCGTCCCGGCGGGGGTCATCGGTACCGCAAACCGCGGCCCTGCTTTCGTCCCCGTAACGGTCGGCAACTTCGATCAGTTCAACGCTGTCTTCGGCACCCTGGACCCGACCCGGTTCGGCCCGTACGCGGCCTACTACTTCCTGGCCAACAGGAGCGCGCTCACCTTCATGCGCATCCTAGGGGCAGGTGCCAACGCCACGGGCGCTGACATCAACCGCACCCTGGACACGGGCCGCACCGTCGGTGCTGGTTTCCACCTCGATGGCACTCCGGCTTTCGCCTACAGCGCAACAGATCCTGGCAAGCACCCGAAGAGCGCAGACCCCTATGGCCGCCACACCGGCGTGGTCCAGTTCCTGGCCGCACAGCACACGGTGCAGTCTGACGAGGCTTTCGGCCCCGCCATCTTCACCGACAACGACAGCTTCAACGGCGGCACCGCCAACCTGATCCGCGGCATGGTCCTGATGGCCTCGGGCGCCCGCCTGATGGTCGCCAACGGCGCACAGGACTTCTCCAGCGCCTCTTCGACGGCGGGCTTCATCAACAGCCTGGCTGACTACGGCGCGATGGTGGGCAGCTCGGCAACGAGCCCGAGCGGCTACTTCAAGCTCATCATCTCCTCGGCACTGGGTTCCGACTTCTACAACGACGACGGCAACCCGGGCTGCCACATCGTCACCGCGTCGTTCGACCCGGATGACATCAACTACTACGCCAAGCTGCTGAACACCAACCCCGACAACTTCGTCGAGTTCCAGCACGTGCTCTACGCCGACTTCGCGGTCGACGATGAGGTCGCCACTGCTACGGTCGCCGCGGTCCTGTCGGGCACTGCCAACGTCAGCGCCAACAACCCGGACACTGCCTACGTTGCTAGCCCGTGGTTCGACAACACCTCGTTCCGGGCCAGCTTCGGCGCCTTCGATGCGCGGTACCAGACCCCGAAGACGACGAACTTCATCAGCCAGCCCTTCGGCAAGGTGGAGTACGACCTCTTCAACGTCGAGGCTCTGGACGACGGCCAGTACGCCAACAACCTCTACAAGATCAGCATCGTCAACCTGCAGGCATCGACGACGCAGAACTACCAGTACGGCACCTTCTCGCTGCAGGTCCGCAGCTGGGATGACACCGACATCAACCCGAACGTCCTGGAGCAGTTCAACAACCTGAGCCTCGACCCGACAGCTGACAACTTCATCGGTGCCGTCATCGGTGACCGCAAGGTCTACTACAACTTCGACGCGACGATCAACACTGAGCGTCGCATCGTGGCCTCGGGCAAGTACGCCAACCAGTCGGCTTACATCCGCGTCAACATCACCGATGCCGTCTACAACCAGACGGTGCCCGCCACGGCGCTGCCCTTCGGCTTCCGCGGTGCTTCGGTCCTGAAGACCAACAGCAACCTCGATGACTTCTCGGTGCTGGCATCCAACCTGGTCCGCGTCAGCGGCATCCTGAAGGGCAGCGCTCAGTCGCTGACCGCCTCGGTGCTGCCGCCGGTCCCCTTCCGCACCAAGGTGACGAAGGGCAACCGACCCTCGCCCGCAGTGTGGTTCGGTGAGCCGGGCTCGACCGAGATCAGCTACCCGCCCTACTACTGGGGCGTGCAGTTCGAGCGCTTGGACATCCCGCTCAACCCGAACATCGAGACGCTGCCCAACGCGTTGCTGTCCTCGTACACCCAGTTCCTGGGTGCTTCGGGCCTCGACACCTTCGTTGAGGGCTCCGACGCAGACACCTTCAACGACAACAAGTTCAGCCTGGCGAAGGTCGCCTTCTCCAACAACTTCGTTGACGTCTTCGATACCCTCGGCGGCACCGGCCTGTCGGGCCTGACCTCATCGATCGACACCTCGATGAAGGAGGCTGCCTACATCCGCAACGCCAAGCTGGACGGTGCGACGTACACCTACGCCGACCCATCGCTGCAGTACAACCGCGTCACCTTCGCGACGCTGCTCGGCAAGGGCACCCCGCAGCAGTTCAACCGCTTCGCTCCCTACCTGAAGTTCACCACCTTCCTGGCCGGCGGCTGGGACGGCGTCAACTTCCTGGACCCCGATGCTCGGCGCATGAACGACAAGGCGACCAGCTTCGACGACAACGCGCTGCCGCCGGAGCAGACGGGCCTCGAGGGCCCGGGCTACGGTCTCGGCAACGACACCGGTGGCGCCTTCCCGGGCTACGTCCCGCCGGGCTTCCTGACCAACCAGAACGGCACCGGCCAGTCGAACTCGACCGTCTCCTCCTACGTCACCGCCATCAACGTGATGACGGACCCGTTGCAGGTCAACCACAACATCCTGGTTCTGCCCGGCATCCGTGAGCCCTTCCTGACGGACTACGCTGGTACCCAGGTGAAGACCTACGGCCTGGCCTTCTACGTCATGGACCTGGAGAACTACGACGAGCTGGGCAACCGGCTGTACGACAACGACTCCACGCGTCCCGATGTTGATCAGACGGCAGTCGGCCTCAACACCCGTGCCATCGACAACAACTACATCGGCACCTACTTCCCGGATGTCACCATCCAGGACACCGTCAACAACCGCCGCGTCCAGGTCCCTTCGTCCATCGCGGCGCTGGGTGCCCTCGGCTTCAACGACAAGATCGGCTACCCGTGGTTCGCTCCGGCCGGCTTCAACCGGGCGGCGCTGGACTTCGTCACCAACGTGCGGGTCCGCCTCAACTCGGCAGACCGCGACACGCTGTACACCAGCCGCATCAACCCGATCGCCACTTTCCCGCGGCAGGGCTTCGTCATCTTCGGACAGAAGACGCTCCAGGCAGCCTCCTCGGCGCTGGACCGCGTCAACGTCCGCCGCCTGCTGCTGGAGATCAAGCGCATCGTCAGCAACATCGCTCTGCAGCTGGAGTTCGAGCAGAACGACGCCGCAACCCAGAACGCCTTCACGGCGCAGACTGTGTTGCAGCTCGGCCTGATCCAGACCCAGGCAGGCATCGAAGCCTTCCAGGTCATCTGCAACTCGACGAACAACACCCAGACTGACGTTGATCAGTACCGGATGAACGGTCGCATCGTCGTGGTCCCGACCCGAGTGGTCGAGTTCATCGCGATTGACTTCATCATCACCAACTCGGGCATCACCTTCATGTGATCAGGATGGGCGCCTTACTTAGGCGCCTGTCTCAAATCCTGGGCGGTTTCCTTTCGAAGCCCCACAAACGCGTCGATACGATACTTAGAGCGCAGAGGCAATAGGCGATGGCACAGCTCAAGTTCGGCGCACCTGGGGTCACAGCGACAGAGATCGATCAGTCGCAGCCGTTGGCAACACAGCCGACCGGTACCCCCGCAGGCGTCATCGGCACCAGCCTGAAGGGACCGGCCTTCGTGCCCATCACGGTGGGCGTCGTCAATGACTTCTATCTGAAGTTCGGTCTCACCGACGGCAAGAAGTTCGGCCCCCTGGCGGTGACGGAGTGGCTCCGCAACGCGCAAGCGTTGACCTACCTCCGTGTCCTCGGCGTGGGCCAGGGCACTGCGCGGCAGGGCACCCCCTCCAACCAGAGCGTCACCACGGGTGGTGGCGATGTCCTCGCTGCTGGCTTCACTGTCGGCGAGGATCAACCCGATCCCACCAACAACGGTGAGCTGAGCCCGAACTCCTACGCCAACTCGGTCAACGCTCTTGGGGGCGGCGCAGGCCCCAACGGCCGCACCTACTTCCTCGGCTGCTTCATGTCGGAGTCGGCCGGTTCAACGTACTTCTCGGCAGCAGGTGCACAGGCGCAATCAGCGACGGCAGGCACCAGCGTGCCGATTGTCCGCGGCATCGTGATGGCGGCGTCGGGCGTTGTCCTGACCCTGTCATCGTCCGTTCCCGGTACCAGCAGCATCGCGCCGCTGTCAACAGACCTCGCTAACGCTCGGGCAAACGGCTCCAGCCTCGGTGACCTGGTCCTCTTTGACGGTTCGATCGCCAAGCAGGACTTCGTCCTCCTCTTGAACGGTCTCAAGGGCAGCCCGCTGTTCCCGAACGTCATCACCGCATCGTTCGACCTGACCTCACCCAACTACTACGCGAACGTCCTGAACACTAACCCCGAGAACCTGGACCAGGCGGGTCACTACCTGTACATGACCTACGACATCCACCCGGCTGTCGCGGTCGCAACGGGTTCAGGCTTCGTCAACCCGCGCTACGGCGCTGGTGCGGCAACGAGCTACAACACGGGTGCTGAACCCGCAGCGTTCATCCTGACCAGCTCGCTGGCCCGCGATGTGGGCAGCGACACTGTCCCTGACTACGAGGACTTCCGCGATCGCTTCGAGCACGCGATGTCTCCGTGGGTCGTCAGCCAGCCCTTCGGTGGCAAGGTCCACAACCTGTTCCGCGTCCACGCTTTGGACGATGGCACCGGCGTGTCGACGATGTACAAGCTGTCGATCGAGAACCCGGCGCTGTCGACTGACCCGTCGAACCAGTACGGAACCTTCGACCTCGTCGTCCGTGCATGGGGCGACAACGATTCCGCGCCCCAGTACCTGGAGCAGTTCCGCGGCCTGACGCTGAACCCGAGCGACTCGCAGTACATCGCTGCGGTGATCGGTGACGTCAACACCTTCTTCGACTTCGACCGTGGTCCCACCGCGCAGAAGCTGGTCGTCGACGGCAACTACGCCAACGCCTCCAACTACATCCGCATTGAAGTGGATCCCAGCGTTGATACTGGGGAACTGGATCCGACGGCTCTCCCGGTCGGCCTCCGCGGCGTTCACCACCTGGTGACGGCGGGTGGCTGCCTGGTTCAGCCCTCAGATCCCATCATTTCCGGCTCGTACTCAGCGCTGTCTGTCTCAGGCAGCAGCTGGGCTTCGGACATCATCGAGCCCCCGGTGCCGCTGCGACAGAACGTGACACAGGGCACGGGCGCCAAGCTGCAGGTCAACCCGCTGCTGTACTGGGGCCTGCAGTTCGAGCACGTCACCAACGCCTCGACCCCCAATGCCAGCACCCTGGCCAACAACTCGCTACAGGCTTTCGCCGGCTACCAGCCCGAGTTCCGCACCGACGTGCAGAACATGCGGGTGGGTGACAACAACGGCGCCCCGCCTGTCAACGGTGCGGTCATCGACGCCGATCGTTTCAATTACAACGCGTTCACGTTGATGAACGTCCAGGTCGTCACCAACTCGGCCGGCATCGCCGACCCGACCCAGTGGGCCTCGGCGCAGTACGTCCGCAACGGCAACATCCCGGTCAACGATGCCACGGCAACCCGTGGCTTGCTGCCCAGCGACTTCATCCAGTCCAACCGTCGCTTCCTGAAGTGGTCGTTCCTGGTGCAGGGCGGCTTCGACGGCACCAACCTGTTCGACCCCGACGAGAGCGCGATCACCAATACCGCCGTCGAAGACGACATGAACGCCAGCAACCGTGGCTTCAACCTCGGCGCCAGCGTGTCGGCCTACAATGTCGGTCTCAGCATCATGGGCGACGTCACCAACGTCGACATCGAGCTGCTGGCTGTGCCTGGCATCCGGCACCCGGTCATCACTGACCAGGGCCTGTCCACCTGTGAGCAGCGTTTCGACTGCATGTACCTGATGGACCTCGAGCAGTACGACAACAACGACAAGCTGGTGGTTGACGACTCCCAGTTGCCGTCGGTGACCTACACGGTGCAGAGCTTCCTGGAGCGTGCTGTCAACAGCAGCTTCGGTGCAGCATACTTCCCCGACGTCCTGATGCCCGATCCGAACACGCAGACCAACCTCTTCGTGGCCCCGTCGGTCGTCGTCCTTGGAGCCTTGGCTCTGAACGATGCGGTCGGTCACCCGTGGTTCGCTCCCGCCGGCTTCACCCGCGGCGCCTTGCAGACCACCCTGGAGGCCCGTGTCAAGCTTGCGAAGGCTGACATGGACACCCTGTACGACGCCAACATCAACCCGCTCGTTGCCTTCCCGGGCAACGCAACCGCCGGCACCAACCCGAAGGGTGGTGTGGTGGTTTGGGGACAGAAGACGCTGCAGCAGGCCGCAACGGCGCTGGATCGCGTCAACGTCCGCCGCCTGCTGATCGAGATCCGCCGGCAGGTGCGGGACATCGCCAATACCATCCTGTTCGAGCAGAACAGGGATGCCACCCTGGCAGCCTTCTCTGCCGCAGTGACCCCCGTCCTGCAGAAGATCCAGGCCCAGGCAGGCCTGTCGAACTTCAAGGTTGTCATCGACTCCTCGACAACGACGCAGCTCGACATCGAGAACAACACCATCCGCGGCAAGATCTACGTCCAGCCCACCAAGTCGCTCGAGTACGTCTCCCTCGACTTCGTGGTGACCAACAACATCTCGCAGCAGGTGTGAGCTGGGTGAACCATGAGGGTGTCCAAGCAGCAGCTCCGCAACATCATCCGTGAGGCAGTCCGGCGCAAGCTGGAACTGGGCCCCACGGCTGATGATTGGGTCCCCCGCCCGCGGACGGTGCTGCCCGAAGGGCGCCTGACAACCGACCAGCTGCAGACAGTGATTGACGAGGAGTTCGCCTTCGCTGTCGCAGAAAGAGACCTGGGATGAAGATCCGCGTCGGCGACCTCAAGCAGCTGATCCAAGAGGAGCAGGAGTACTCGCAAGCCCTCCAGGAGCTCTTCGGCAAGAAGCAACCCGACTTCAATGGGATCCTCGATGCGATCTTGATGGACCTGCAGAACCTCAACAAGAAGGTCGAACAGGCCCACGAGCTCGCTCCCGCTGGCCCCGCAAAAGCCATCGTGGTGGGCATCCACAGCGACATCTTCAACAAGGCTGCCGAGGTTCGCAAGTACGTCGAACAGCTGAAGGGCCTGGCCAAGAAGGGCCAGCAACCCCAGCAGGCGATGAAGAAGGCAGCCTGAGGGACTAGCGGATAGTTACGATCGAACCCGGTGACAGGAGAGAGACATGGCTGAGACACTCGACGTTACGTCAATGCTGCCCAACAAATTTGAGCCCAAGCGGAAGAACCGCTGGGTACTCATGATCGAGGGCATCGACGCGTACATCATGAAAACGACGGCTCGCCCGACCATCGCAACAGACGAGGTCGAGGTCCCGTTCATCAACTCCCGTCGGTACCTGGCCGGTCTGACGAAGTTCAACGAGATGGCTGTGACCCTCTACGACCCCATCGCACCCTCGGGCGCGCAGCAGGTCATGGAGTGGATCCGCCTGACCTTCGAGTCGGTGTCCGGTCGTTCCGGCTACGCTGACTTCTACAAGCGTGACATCCAGATGAAGCTCCTGGACCCGGTCGGCACCGTCGTCGAGCTCTGGGACATCAAGGGCGCCTGGATCAAGGAAGGCAACTTCGGCGAGCTGACCTACGAGGACGGCACGCTGGCGGAGATCTCGCTGACCCTGCGCTACGACAACGCAGTCCTGCAGTTCTGATTCCGGGCAATCCCGCCCGGTGCGGGCATCGCCGCTTCTCCTGTCACCGGTAGATGGCGATGTTCCTGCCCTCAAGCCCCGGCTCGTTCGCGATGTCCGGGGCTTGTTGCTTCTGGTGCGCGTGAGATACCTATGACCATGAGACTGACGCTTCGCGAGCTACGTGATCTCCTGGCTGAGGCAGTCGGCACTCGCAGCCACCCAGACGACAAGACCCACATGATCTGTTGGGTCATCGCTCATGCCGGTCGACCGCTGCCCCGTGAAGAGATCATGCGCAAGGTCTCGGCTCTCGAAGGACACGCTCCCGAGGAGTTCAAGCCGACCTCCAACCACGACTACTTCGCTCCCTCTCCAGTCATGCGAAGCGACTGGGAGCGCAACGAGCAGGGCCACATGATCCAGGACCCTGACGGCACCTTCCGCCGGACTCCTGAACGCATGGTGCCGAACCCCGCCGTCCATGCGAGGTACAGCGTCCTCCGGCGTGGCTTCGTCAAGGTCGCCGGGAAGAAGGGAAACCTGGTGCTCTACGACCTGACGCCCGAAGGTGAGAAGCTCGCGGCGGCTGCCGACGAGTGGATCAAGTCCCGCCCCGACCTCTTTGGGGACATCGTGGGCAGCCTCTGACACGAAGGGGCATGTTACATGCTGACCTCGTCGATGAACCTACGTATCAGCGGCGCGCTCTCCGGCGCTGGGAGGATGGTCGGGCTCATGGCATCATGGCTCAGGGAAGGAAAACAGCCCCCACAGGCCGCCCTCGAGATAATCGTGGGCTACCTGCATAGGGTTGCCTGCCCCACGTACTTGGGCGCCATCTCGCTGTTCATCGGGTGGTCGTTGGACCGGACGCAACAGATGCTGGAGACGTTGCAAGACCACAACGTGGTCGTCCCGTTGACCCCCGAAGAGAAGAAGCAGCAAGGGTTCAGGAGCGATGCCAACGTATGGCGGTTGGTCGAAGAACCGACCCCTGCAAAAGCGCGTTGGTGAGGGTATGATCGGCCCATGAAGCTGTCGTGGTCCCAGCTCGAAGCGTTGCTCGATGGGCTCACTGACGACTATGCCAGCGGGAAGCTCGACATCACCGGCTACATCGACGAGTGGAACGAGCTGGTCGATTTCGCCGGTTGGACCTGGGAAGAGTTCGCTGACGAGGTCGACAAACGGTGGACGCAAGAAAAGAAGCATGCGTCGCTGCTGTTCAAGTGCTGAAAACAGCCCACGATCTCGGGAGGGTATCATTTACGCTCTGGTGGCAGGAGAGTACCTTCTGATCATTAGGAGTCACAATGTCTGAGGAACGCGAACAGCGTAACCAAGTCTTCAAGGCCGGCGAGCAGCCGGCCCCCGCGCAGGCCGTCCAGGCCGGCATCCAAGCACTGTCACAGGCCGACAAGTTCAAGGCCGACTTCGGGATCGAGATCCCGGTGGAGACGGTGCCGCTCCCGTCCGGTGGCCGCGTCTACCCGACAGCGTCACCGCTGCACGGCAAAGAGGTCGTTGAGATCCGAGCGATGACAGCCCGTGAGGAGGACATCCTGACGAGCCGAGCGTACCTGAAGAAGGGCACCGTCATCACCGAACTGATCAAGTCGTGCCTCGTCAACAAGGCCATCGACCCGGGCGACATGCTGATGGGTGACCGCAACGCTCTGATGGTTGCCATCCGCATCACTGGCTACGGGCCCGAGTACGACGCCGAGCTGGAGTGCAGCAACACCGACTGCGCCTCCAAGGCCAACCGCACCTTCAACCTGGGCCAGCTGCCGATCCGGCGCCTGGGGATTGAACCCGTGTCCCCGGGGTTGAACCTCTTCGAGTTCAAGCTGCCCTATTGCCAGAAGGTTGTCAGGTTCAAGTTCCTGACGGGCCACGACGAGGAGACGATCCTCGCCACACAGGAGAAGCAGAAGAAGCTGGCGCTGACGCAGTCGGAGTCCACAGTGACGACGAACCTGCTCTACAGCATCCAGTCCGTCGACGGCATCGAGGACCGCGGCAAGATCGCGGGCTTCGTTCGCCTGATGCCCGCCCGTGACTCCCTGGCGTTGCGCAACTACATCCGGGACAACGAGCCCGGCATCATCATGCGCCAAGAGGTGTCGTGTCCTCAGTGTGGCCACGAGGAGGAGGTCTCGATGCCGATCGGGGTCAACTTTCTTTGGCCTAACGCCGGCCGATAAGGAACAGTTGATCTGGGAGCCCTGCTTCCTGCTGACCTACTACGGCGGGCTGACGGCCGGTGAGGCCTACAATCTCCCGGTTCCCATCAAACGATGGTGGATCGAGCGGATCGTCAAAGAGCTCAACAAGAATGGGCCCAACGGCGAGGACCCAGAGGGCGGCAGCCCCTCCCGTGCGCTGCACACCAACAGCCCGGAGCTCCGTGCGATGCAGGGCCGTGGCCGTTCACAGGTACCGAGCCGCCTCAGGCGGTTCACGTGATGCCTATTTAGGGCCATGGGCGACATCGACACTCGGGTACCGATCAACGAGCTGAAGCTGAATCTGCTCGGGAAGATCTTCTTCGTTACCGCCGCGGCCTGGTTGGTCGGCAAGGCCGTCAACATGAAGGTCAGGGGCTCTCCACACGAGGTGCAGGCCGTCTCCAACGCTCTGATGGCCTCACGACGGTTCCAGGATGAACTCAACCGCCCCGGAGCGACTGTCGAGAGCGTCATGCAGAAGCTCGACCTCAAACACGCATCTGCGAGGGAGTTTGAGCGGATCTTGGGCGTCCCGTGGCCCCTCTGAGATACGTTTCTCCGTAGGTGGGTGACGCGTGCCCTCAAAGGAAGAACTCTCCGAACAGCTAGGCCTCACGACCAAGCTCGCCGCACAGGTCGAGCGTATGGCCGCTGCTGCCGAGAAGCTCGAGGGCTCGTACAGCGCGCAACAGCAGACGCTGACGCAGATCGCACAGGCGTTGGGTCAACTCAACGTCCAGGGCAGCGTCCAGGGCATCCAGGCGCTGAACACAGCACTGAAGGACTTCACTGGCAAGCTCGACGAGTCGGGCAAGGCCAGCGAGAGCACCTTCAAGAAGCTGGGCAAGAAGCTGGATGAGACGGGCAAGAACTTCGCTGGCAAGTTCCCCAAGTCGGTGGCGGTCGGCACCGCGGCGTTGACGGGCTTCTACCAGGGCCTGAAGAACACCGTCGCTCTGACCAAGGGCGTCGGCGGCTTCATCAGCTCCTTCGTCAGCGGCATCGGCAGCATCACCGCGTCGATCCTGGCCATCCCGCTCAAGATCTTCAGCGGCCTGATCGACATGGCCGCCCAAGGCGCGGGTGGCAGCAACGAGCTGATGCAGGCGTTGGAGAACCTGCGCAAGGAGTTCGGCGCCTTCTACGGCCCGACCAACAAGGCCATCATCGACACCACGAAGTCGATGACAGGCTTCAAGGACACCGGCCTCAGCACCTGGCGCGTCTTCGGCAACATGGCTCAACGCCTGGAGTACATCCAGAAGCTGGCCAACGAGATGGGCCGGTCGTTCCTGCTGCTCCGCAAGGAGATGGAGGAGAACGGCGGCGCGATCCTGGCGTACCAGAAGGGCCTCGGCCTGTCGGGCGAAGCGATGAAGGCCGTCTCCCTCAAGAGCGCTGCGCTCGGCAAGACGTCGGGCAGCACCCTGAAGGACATGGTCAAGTTCTCGTACGAGCTCGGCGATGCCTTCGGCCTCGATGCCAAGGTCATCTCCCGGGACATGGGCGACGCCATGAAGGACATGGGCCACTTCGGCTCCACGTCGACCAAGGTGCTGGCAGAGTCGGTCGCTCAGGCCCACAGGTTGGGCCTCGAGTTCAAGGACATCACGGGCACCTTGGACACCTTCCAGTCGTTCGATGATGCTGCCGAGCACGCTGCCAAGCTGCAGCAGGCCTTCGGTGCCAACATCGACGTCATGGGCATGATGAAGGCGTCGGCTGAGGGCGACGTCGGCAAGTCGTTGGAGCTCCTGCGGAAGGGCTTCAAGCAGGCAGGCATCGACGGTGCCCACCTCAACGCCGTCCAGCGCAAGCTGATCAAGGACAACACCGGCCTGACCGATGAGGCCATCAACAACGCCTTCGCGATGAAGAACCAGAGCAAGACCCTGGCTGATGTCAAGAAGGCGAGCGGCGCCGCTGAGAAGAAGACCCTGTCACAGGCTGAGGCGATGCAGAAGCTGGCTGACGCCATCGAGCGCATGGTGCAGTCAGGCGGTGGCCTCGAGGGCGGCTTCTGGAAGATGTTCGTCAAGGGCATCGGACAGGGCATCATGTCGTCGAAGGAGTTCGTCGGCATCATGTACAAGATCCGCATCGCCCTGCGCCAGGTCTTCATGATCGGCGTCCAGCTGGGCCGTGCCCTGGTCGAGATCGTGCCGGGCCTGAAGGACATCGGCGTCGCCCTCAACAAGCTGTTCGACCCCAAGAAGATCACCAGCCTGTTCGACGGCGTCAGGAAGGTCGTCGAGAAGTTCTTCGGCAAGGGCGACGACCCGAAGCATCCGGTCAAGGGATCGATCCCGGCGCTGGTGGCGGGCCTGAAGGACACCTTCAAGAACTTCTTCAACGCTGAGGGCGCGGGTGCCAAGCAGCTGCTCGACGGCTTCAAGAAGTTCTTCCGCTTCGCCGCCAAGTTCGCCGCGGAGGGCATCAAGTTCGTCGCCAAGTCGCTGGCCGAGGGCTTCCGCTCCATCACCAACATGATCCAGGGCAAGGAGCCCATCCCCGGCGTGGGCGCCGTCGGCGGTGCCGCAGCGGGCGGCCTCGGCTTCATGAAGGAGATCCTGACGCCCATCGTTGCGGCGCTGAAGGAAGCGTGGCAGGTGATGGCGCCCGCCCTGTGGGACCTGGTCAAGACGCTGGGCGAGAAGTTCGTCGAGATGCTGAAGAAGCACAAGGACGCCATCGCCGGCGCAGCGAAGCCCGTCTTGGGTGGCCTGGCGGCGTTGCTGTTCGGTCCAGCCTTCGGCCGTGCCGCCTTGGGTGCCCTGACCTCAACCCTCCTGAAGATCGTGGTGCCCGGCCTGCTGTCCGGCGCGGGCAAGCTGCTGGGTGGCCTGGTCGGCAAGGCCGCGAAGGTCGAAGAGGCAGCGCAGGCGGCGACCGGCGGTGCCAAGGGCATGCAGCAGGTTAGCGCTGTCACCAAGGAGTCTGACGCTGCCATCAAGAACGGCAAGGGCTGGGGCATCAAGGACGCCGTGGCCCTGGGTGCCAAGCTAGTCGCCATCGCGACTGCGTTGGCCATCGGTGGCGTTGAGATGGCGCTGGCCATCGTGGCCATGAAGAAGATCATGGGCGACATGGGCCCCAAGGACGTGGTCGCTCCCCTGATGGTGCTGGGCGCGATGGTCGTCGCGGCGATCCCGATGGCAGCGGCCCTCCGCATCGTCAGCAAGGCGGGCAGCGTCAAGGACATGCTGCTGGGAGGCCTGGTGCTGTCGACCGCGGTCGGCATCGTGGGCCTCGTCGGCGCAGGCCTGTCCTACGTGATGAAGAAGGCCGCAACGCCGGCTGAGCTGTCGGCGGCGGGCGACATGATGCTGAAGATGTCCCTGACGTTCCTAGCGATGGTCCCGCTGATCGCCGCTGCGGCTGTCATCGGCGCCCTGGTGACAGGTCCCCAGGCCATCGTCTTGGGCCTCGCTGCAGCGGGCTTCGGAGTACTGGTCGCTGCTGTCGGTGGCATGGCCACCGTGGCGATGGGCATCGTCAAAGAGCTCAACGAGATGCAGGTGACGCCGGACTTCCAGCGGAAGATCGACGCCTTCCTCAAGATCATGCAGTCGATCCAGGCCTTTGCTGACACCATCGTGAAGGTCATCGGCCTGATGACGCCGTCGTTCACCGAGCTGCTGAGCGGCAAGGCAGAGTCCTTCAGCGACAAGGTCACCGCGGCTCGGGGCCTGATCAACGACATGATCGGCAACAAGGGCGGGGGCAAGGGCATCATCGGCCTCGTCGAGACGGTGCTGGACAGCGTCAAGAAGCTGCAACTGGGCCAGGGCATCGCCGAGAAGGCGCAGGTCTTCAGCTCCATCATGACCGCGGTGTCCCAGGCGATGACGGCGATGACGCCGCCCCCTGAGTTCTTCGAAGCGGGCTCCAGCTTCCTGGTGCAGCTCAGCGGTGGCAAGCCCTTCACTGACCTGGCGACCGACGTCAACTACTACGCGATGAAGATGCGTGACGGCATCATGACGATGATCCTTGGTGACAAGGGCGGCAAGGGCGGCATCATCGACATCATCAACCAGCTGAAGGCGATCCCGTTCTCCGAAGAGGAGGCCAAGCAGGCCACTGTCGCGGGTCAGCTCATCTCGGCCATCTCCAGCGTGATGAAGAACATCATCCCGTCGGGCGACACCATGAAAGCCTTCACCTCGACGGTCAACACCGGCCTCATCAACGTCGGCAGCTTCAACCTGCTCGGCGGCAAGGTTGAGAAGCTGGACACCGACGCCATGGCCAAGACGATGGGCCTGCTGGGCGACAAGCTCTCGACGTTGCTCCCCATGCTGACGACGGGCGTCCTGAAGGGCGTCCTTGACCAGACCAAGGGCCTCGACGCCAGCCAGCTGGAGGGCCTGAAGGCGGGAGCCGAAGTGCTGAAGGCATCGGTCGACGCGACCCGTGCCATCGGTGACAACCTCAAGGGAGGCGGCGACGTACCGGTGATCAACACCGCTTCGTTGGGGGACATGACGAAGACGCTGGTCGCGGGCTTCGGCGTCGTTAGCGACGTCCAGAAGCAGCTGGGTCCCATCAACCCCGCCAGCATGGCGTCCTTTGGCAACAACATGACGGCCCTGGCTGATGCAATCAAGGGCGGCGAGGGTGGCAAGGGCGGTGTCGTCGGGGCCCTGACGGCGATTAGCGCAATGATCGAGCAGGCCAACGCCCTGAACGATGCCCTGGCGTCCAGCGACAACATCGTCAGCGTCAAGGCACGGTTGGAGAAGGTTGCCCAGGCTGTGGGCCTCGGCGGCAAGACCTCCTACACCGTCAACCCGAGCAAGGCAGTGCAGATCACCCTGAACGTCGAGGTTACAATGGATGTTGGGGAGGTCGAGAAGGTGATGATCCTGAGGAAGCAATCGATCATCGCGGATCGCATCGACTTTGCGACGGTCCGAGACCCGAACGGCAAGCTGTCCGCGCCGCTGACCAGCTACACTCCGGCTGGACCGCCCGCCATCCCGGCATCGGCAGGCAAGTCATGAGCGCCCCCACCCGTAACGATGTCCTCAAGATGTTGAGGGACAACCCGCAGTACCGCGAGGCCCTGGGCCGTGCCCGGACGCCCGAGGAGAGGAAGAATATCCAGCGGATCGTCGAGGGGTTCCTCGGCAACTTCACCCCGCTGTTCCAGCAGCTCTCCGACGCTGTGGAGCAGGACCCGGAGTTCCCCATCAAACTTGGGAGGGCTCTGGCTGAGCGGCAGGACGTACTTAAGGACGCGAGCAAGGCACCAGTTTCTGGCTCGATCTGAGTCCCATGGCGAACAAGAAGCCCATCGTCAACAGCGGAGCCCCGACGACGATCACCCCACAGGTGACGCCGCCCAACGCCGCGCCCAACGCAGGGTCGGGCCTCAACACGGGTGACAACGGCTTCCCGCTGACGGTGCCTGGCAACGGTGCTCCCCAGAAGTTCACCTATGACACGGGCTCTGGTGGCTCTGGCGGTAGTCAGGGCAACTACAAGCAGGGCGTCGACGTGTCGGCAGCGTTCACTGACCAGAACGGCAACCCGCTCGACATCAAGCCTGCCACGCTGACGACGCTGGCACAGTATCTGTCGCGGCTGACGATGGGCCAAGAGGGCGCGGGCCCGGGACAGGCACCGCCGCTGCCCAACAGGTACCCGGTCGGCGACGGCACCACCGACAAGGTGACTTCCCTTGTCGATTCGAAGGGCAACCCTTCGCCGTTGGAGTCCCCGCCGCAGAATCCAGCCACGTTCGCTGGCAACGCTGAGGCGAACTTCGACTACCCGTCGGCGCAGTACCCAACGATCCAGTCGCTGATCAAGAAGGGCATCGCAGCGAGCAGCGGGGTCGACGGCAACGACCTGCTCGCGGGCGTCACCGGCACCTCGACGTCAGTCTCCAGCAACCCGAGCAACCTGACGGGCGATGCACCGGCGACCAAGGCTCCCTTGCCCGGCCACGCTGACACCTCGGCCAAGATCATCAACCCGTACACCAGCGCGGTGCTGGCCAACAACCGCTTCACCAGCGCTGCGGCGGCGTTCGCTCAGGTGACCGACGTCAGCGACCCCGGGACCAACTACGACCCCGCGTTGTCGGTGCAGAGCAAGCTGGGCGAGTGGGACCCGAACGCGCAGACCTACACCGTCGGCCGCCTGGCCACCATCGGCCCGTTGTTGGGCCTCCGGGCAACGACGACCCTGGGCGCCACCTCAGCGGGCGCTGACCCGAACTCAGCGGGCCTGGAAGCGGCAGCGTTGCTGCCCGGCTTCGCACAGCTGGGTGCAGCGACGATCGACCAACACGTTCTGCAGGCCAAGGACATCCTGACGAGCCTGACCAGCGATGACGTCACCGGTTCTGCGACGACCCTCAGCATCGGCACCCAGTCATGGGGCCAGCTCAACGACGTCAACGACCCGTTCGACGGCACCGACGCCCTGGGCATGCTGACCCTGATGCTGGCACTGGTCGCCGCGGTCCAGGTCATCATCGGCCTGCTGGCGATCCTGCTGGGCATGGTGACGCCGCAGACGAAGACGGCGATGAAGGACAGCCAGGGCCGCTACACCCTGGGCCAGTACTTCCCGACCAGCAAGCCGCCCAACGCTTCGACCAGCGGCGGTCCCCTGGGTGCCATCAGCGCCCTGGCTTCGCTCAACTTCGGGGCGTTGCTGGGCATCAACCCGACGGTGTACCCGTTGCAGACCGCGATGAACTCGGGGCTCGCCGCGTTCTACGGCCTGCCCCAGCCCTCCGGCGGGGGCTTCAGCATCGGCTTCAGCCTGGGCCCGAGCTCGTCGACCGACTCACCAGGCTACCTGGTCACCGTGTCGAGGACCATCATCAGGGGCTTCGTCATCATCGGCCAGTCGCTGTCCAAGATCGGCGGCAACCCGATGAACGTCATCAACGCCATCCTGTCGATGATCGACACCATCAGGTCGTCGAAGGTGGTCGCTGCCATCAACATCTGGGCGATGCTGGGCGACCAGATCCTGACCCTGAACAAGAGCTACGTCGACAACACGGGTCCGACCCCTCGTACGTCGCAGATGGACGCCATCACCAACGACAACGCCAGCGGCGTCAACAAGAACCGCCTGCAGGGCAGCCTGAAGCTGGCGTGGGCATCGAACCGGGCTCCGACGGAGTACCTGCTGCCCTCGACGATCCTGGGCCTGGCCGGTGCGGTCAGGATGGGCCAGTTCAACCCGTACGCCACGTTGTCTGACGGTGACCTGACCAAGACGCAGAAGTACGTCACCACCCCGGACATGGGCGGCCGCCTGCCGTCGTCTGAGGTGTCGAGGATGGAGACGCTGCTCGATGCCGAGTACGTGCCCTTCTCCTTCCACGACCTGCGGACCAACGAGCTCCTGGGCTTCCATGCCTTCCTGACGTCGCTGACCGATGACTACACTGCGGCCTACGAAAAGACCGACGGCTACGGCCGTGTCGACCCGGTCCGCGTCTACAAGTCGACTGAACGTCGCATCAACCTGTCTTTCATGATCGCTGCGACGTCCAAGAACGACTTCGACGAGATGTGGCTGAAGATCAACAAGCTGGTGACGCTGGTCTACCCGCAGTACACCCAGGGCCTGCAGCTCAGCGATGCGACGGGCCAGTACGTCTTCACCCAGCCCTTCAGCCAGCTCATCGGCGCCAGCCCGCTGATCCGCATCCGGTTGGGTGACCTGTTGAAGAGCAACTACTCGCAGTTCAACCTGGCCCGGCTCTTCGGCGCGGGTAACCCAAACTTCCAGGTCGACGGCCAGTCTTTCGTCAACCAGAGCACCTACGACCAGAGCATCCTCAACAGCTACGACATGGGCCTGGCCAACGCGCTGGCTCACCCGAACGGCGAGACGTACTACGTTGCCGACGGCTGGTACAACCTGGCGCCTCCGCAAGCGGGTGGCTTGGGCCTCAGCGTTCCTGCACCTCCCATCCCTGGTGTCAGCAGCGGCGGCGGAGCACCCACCAACGCGGCGCAGTTCAACCCGGGCATCGCTTCCGCTGGTGGCGTGGCAGGAGGCAGCCTGCTGACAATCAAGGCAACGGGCGTCGACGACAGCGGCAACATCCTGGGCCAGGTGCAGTTCAACACTGAACCGGGCGATCAGGACGTGCTGGTGCCGCTGATCAGCAGCGCCATGAACCGTCTCAACGACCCGAACGACCCGTTGGGCCCGACCATCGGCGGCACCTACGTCATCCCGCCCACCGCGTTGACACCGACCCTGACGACCCAGACGCAGATCCAGAACCAGGTCTACCAGGACTCGGTCGCTCCGTTCGTCACTGCGTTGGACGCCTTCACCAACCCGACGGCACAGAACCCGAACGCGGTCGCCAAGGCGTTCGCTGACACCGGTGGCAAGGGCCTGGCGGGCTTCATCGAGTCGATGAACTTCGACTGGTACGACAACGTCACCTGGGAGACGGACCTCAACCGCACCGCTCCCAAGATGTGCCGCGTCACCATCGGCTTCGCACCGGTCCACGACATCAGCCCAGGCATCGACCACCTCGGCTTCAACCGCGCTCCGGTCTACCCGGTCGGCTTCATGAGCCAGACCCCCATCCCGCCCGCTTCTTCCTGAGTGAACCATGCCCTTCTCACGCTACGCTAGGACCCCCATCCTCAACTACGGAGCTCTCCGTGGAACGGGCCGCGCGCGGGAGGCGATCCAGGCAGCGATCGCGAACGGGTCGATGCAGACCAAGTCGTTCGTCCTCCGCGGCCGCGAGCGGCTGGACACCATGGCTGGTGCCATCTACGGTGACGCTCGCTACTGGTGGATCCTGGCTGCTGCCAGCAACATCGGTTGGGGGCTGCAGGTGCCGCCCGGCACCATCATCAAGGTCCCGGCGCTGCGTGACGTGGCGTCGCTGGTGGGGTGACGCATGCCTGACTTCACCACACTCGACGGCGTCTTCACCCAGTTCACTCCGGCTGACATGGTCGGCACCCCGGCGCCCAACCTGGGCCAAGACCCTAACGTCCAGTACCAGGACGCGTTCAGCATCCTGCAGGACCTGCTGGCGAACACCGGTCGTGGCGTCTACACCGCGGCCGACCTGAAGAGCCGCCTGGACATGCTGTCACAAGCGTCCAACGGCAGCTCGAACTTCGATCCGTCGCAGTACATCGACTTCTACAGCACCCAGGGCTTCGTCACCAGCCTGGGCAGCAACGTGAAAGCATCGCTGACGTACGCTGACCCGACGGGCAGCCCGCAGCAGATCGCCAGCATCTACGAGATCGTCGGCAAGGACTTCCCTGCCCCGACGACCGTCAACCCGCTCGACGTGTCGATGATCGTCAGCAGGTCGCCCTTCTTCAGCCCGTCGACCCGCAACGTGCGACAGGCCGAGATCTTCCTCAACTCGATGCCCAGCACCGTGCTGGCCCAGCTGGTACCCTTCCTGCAGGTAGAGTTCGTCCAGACCCGGTCGAGCCAGAACACGTTGCAGGCTCCCGGCCTCCTGAAGTTCCTGTTGGGCGCCGTCGACACCACGGGCGCTGCGAGCCCGAAGACCCCCAACGATGCCATGATCAGCGCCCACCAGACGGGAGGCTCGTCTCCCACTGACGGCGGCCCGCCCGTCGACGAGATCGACTACTCGGGCATGGAGATGTTCACGGCGACCCAGACGATGCTGAACCCGCAACCCAACCAGTCGGTGGGCTCAAGCGGCGTCAGGTACACCGACGTCATCGATCCGTTCCGGCCCTTCGCCACCCTGGAACACGCGACGATCAAGACCGTCGGTCAGAAGGCGGGCTGCTACACCTACCGCACCGCTGAGGTGCAGATCAAGATCCATGACAGGGGCCGCATCAGCGAGATGGCGGAGCTGATCAAGCCCGACCTGTACCCGACTGTCACCGTCTGGCTGACCTACGGCTGGCGAGCGCCCGTCCGGCCCGGTGACAACCCGTACTTCGACTTCGTCAACAACAACATGCTGGTGCGGGAGGCCTACGGCGTCCAGAACAGCCACTTCTCCTTCGACCAGGTGGGGCAGATGACGGTGACGTTGCAGCTCTACACCAAGGGCGTCAACGAGATGCGGACGTCGAAGATCAGCGACAACTCCAACGACCTGCAGTTCCAGTTCCAGAGCCTGCGCAAGGTGGGCGAGCTGATCGCCAAGTTCCGCCGTGACTACAACCTGAGCCCGACCGACGGCAGCAACTCGATCCTCGGCCTCAACAAGGACATCCGAGCGTTCCAGGTGCTGGATGCAGCTGAGCAGGGCGTGATGCCGACCAACATCTCGAACATCAGCGACATCCTGTCGGGCGTGACGCAGCTCCGCAACATCCTGCTCCACACCAAGGGCATCAACTCTGCTGACGTCAACACGTTGATCACCACGCTGACCGACTACTACAAGAACAGCAAGACCGACGCGACGACCAAGATGAACCTGCCCGACAACCTGGCCTCACGGGTGACGGACACGGTGCTGGCGATGTTCACGGAATGCATCACCGGCCCTGACCCGTTCCTGCCAGACGCAGTGAAGTCGGGTGTCAACCAGTCGACGATCGCCTCGGACCTGAGCCAGGCCCTGGCGCAGTACAACCAGGCCCCCAAGAGCCCATCGAGCTCCACGTTCCGGAAGACCGCGGTGTCCTTCGGCAAGATCTTCACTGTCTTTGCGATGAGGAACCTGATCAGCGCCGACACCGTCGACGAGCTGCAGGTCTTCTTCTACCCGATCAACGAGCAGTGCGGGCCCATCAGCAGCCAGTCCATCGCGGCGTTCCCGATCGACATGCAGATGTTCCTGGACCAGTACCGCGACCACGTCGTTAGGACGGGTGGCGAGCGGATGACGCTGGAGGACTTCCTGTCCCTCATCATCGACGCCCAGATCCTGGACGAGCGAGCCATCGGCTACGGCATGCGGCCCGGCTACAAGCCCTGGGACCCGAAGAACCCGGAGGCGAAGCAGGTCGACAATTCGGGCAGCAAGAACTCCTTCATGGGCCAGTGGCAGGCGAAGTACGGTGCGTTCCAGAAGCCCGCTGTCAAGATGTACATCGAGGTCTCGCACCAGCGTTCGTCCGACGCGGGCCAGGCTGACATCCTGAACTACATCACCTACTCGGCCATCAACGCCGACACCCAGGCACCGGCTGGCGCCCAATCGATGGCGTCCAAGCGCATCATGCGGATCCACATCTACGACGAGGTGACGAACCCGTACAAGCCCGTGGGCCTGCTGCTCCGTGACACCACGGGCCTGGGCTACATCCAGGCTCCGGCGACCGACACTGCCCAGATGTCGTCGGCAGACGCGGCCAAGTACAACCAGCAACTGGCACAGGCCATCAACAACATCTCGGGCGACGGCTCACCCGCCACCTACGATGATGCGACGGGCCTGCTGAAGTTCACTGACCCGCCCAACAACCAGCAGATCAAGGACATCGCCTCGAAGATGGTCCCGACCATCCGCTACGGTTGCAACGGCTCGACCGTCACCAACGCAGCGTTGCAGTCGCACGCGGACCCATTGATGTCGACCAACAACATGCTGGCGACGATGACGCAGGACAACGCTGGTCACCCGAACGGCTCAGGCTTCGGGATGGGCATCCCTCTGCGCGTGGTCCCGGCGACCCTCAACCTGACCTCCCTCGGCAACCCGCTTGCGATGGTCGCCCAAAAGTACTTCATCGACTTCCAGACGGGCACCTCGCTGGACAACCTCTACACCTGCATCGGTGGCCTGACCCACACCATCGGGCCCGGCAAGTTCGAGACCCAGTGGGTCTTTGCCTTCGCCGATGCCTACGGCGTCTTCGAGCACCCAGTCAGCATCCAGGACTTCATCTCGAACCTGGCCGCATCGGTCCCGGGCGCCCCCAGCACCTGATGTAGAGCGTGCCCAAAGTGGGTACGATGGAGTGGTGCCACGCCTGTGCATCGACCAGCGAGTCCTTGGAACCGACAGGCACTTCGTCGCCGTTGATGGGACATACGAGTGGGTGACTGAGGTCCCGCCCGACACCTGGTGGCTCAGCGGCCACTGCAAGGACAGCAGCGACTGGTGCCTCGACACCGCGTTCCGGCTCGGCAACATCGCCCTGCCCACCGAGCCCCCGCCCAGGTTCACCCAGGCGATGTCCCTGATGTCAGGTTCGCTTGGGAACCAGCCGGTGCCCTGGGCCAAGGTGATGCCCGGGGTGGAGCACCGTGCCTTCGCCAAAAACATCATCTCCGGTAGCCTGGCAGCCATGGAGAAGGCGCCGCTGGATTACTACAAGACCGTCTGGGTGCCCGGAAACTACGTCTTCCGCAGCCTGAAGCCGATGGCTGTCAACGGGGGACGCTGGCGGGAGCTGGTGGCGGCTGGGGAGGGCAACGTGCCCGCCGTCAAGTCGTTCCAACCTGACGATGACGGCTTCGCGAGCGCGATCTGTTACAACCGCTTCGGCACCCTGACCGGGCGGCTCATCGTCGATGCAGGTCCGCAGATCCTGACGTTGAAGAGGGAACACCGTGACGTCATCGCCAGCCGGCACGGAGACCAAGGCAAGGTCTTCGCTCTGGACTTTGCAGCATTGGAGGTCAGGATCCTCCTCTACGAGTACGGCCGCAAGTGTGAGGAGACCGACCTCTACGGCATGATGGCCCGGGAGCTGCAACGCGATCGCAAGGTGGTCAAGGGTGCCGTCATCAGCATGCTGTACGGGATGAACGACTACGTCCTGGGCAAGCACCTCGGCATGGAGGGCAAGGAGCTGAAGACCTTCCTCAAGCAGGTGAAGGCGTACTTCCGCACCAACGAGCTCCTGAAGCGGATCAAGGCCCAGTTCATCGCGACGGGGCACCTGGAGAACCGCTACGGGCGCCACGTCAAGGTCGACGAGCCCCTCGACCACGTCCTCATCAACTACTATGCGCAATCGACGGGTGTCGACGTCACCATGCTGGGCTTCAGCCAGGTCATCACGCGGCTAGAACAGACGGCGCCCAGGTCGGTGCCCGTCGCGACGTTGCACGATGCTCTGCTGATCGACGTCCACCTCGACGAGCTCCCGGCGGTGCAACAGATCACCGACGTCAGGGTCAAGGGCTACGTCCAGCACTTCCCGCTGCGGCTCGAGCCAGTGTGTTGAACAAGGCTGCACAGCGACGGTAGGATCTCGCCATGTCGTTGACCCCGGAACAGATCGAGCAGAACTGGAAGAAGTTTCGTTCCTTGTGCGAGAAGGCGGGCACCCGTGCTCGGCCCCTTTCCGAGATGCTCGACGATCTCGAGGACAGGCTGTGCCTGTGCCCAGCGTCGGCGAAGCGGGACTACCACGGCGCTTTCGCCGGGGGACTGGTCGACCACTCGCTACGGGTGCTCAACAACCTCGTCGTCCTCAACAACGCCTACGGCTGGAAGCTGCCGAAGGACTCGATGATCATCGGGGCCCTGTTCCATGACATCGGCAAGGTCGGCATGCCCGGCAAGGGCAGCGAGAACGACTTCTACCTGCCCCAGACCGACCAGTGGCGAGCCGACAAGATGGGCGAGGAGTACAAGTACAACGACGACCTCCCGTACCTGTCGACCCCGGACCGCTCGCTGTTCGTGATGCAGCACTACGGCATCCAGCTGACGACGGACGAGTGGCTGGCCGTCAAGCTCAACGACGGCTTCAAGCCCGAAGAGAACAAGAAGTACTGCCTGAAGATCCGGCCCCTCGTCTACGGCGTCCAGACCGCCGACTACATCTCGACGATGGAAGAGAAGCCCGGGCTCATCTGGCCGACGGAATGAGCTTCAGCGGACACACTTGCGAGCCCTGGAACACCATCGAGGCTCTGGCTTCTCGCAACAACTGTCTCGCGTGCAAGGCTCAGGCCGCCGTCGAGTGCACCTGCCCCGACTACTGGTTCCCGCAGGATCGGCGTGAACAGCTGAAGAAGCTGCCCCACGGGTACGGCCGCATGCTGGCCCATCATGTCACCTGCGCCAAGGCAAAAACCTAGACAAGCCGCCCTCGATGGTGTATTTAGATCATGGGCAAGCGATTGCTCGTGCGGTACATTCGGGAAGTGGTAGAGGCGCACCTCGCAAGGGTGCCAAATCAGCTTGTGTCGGACGGTCGGCAAGAGGGTGACGGGGAAGCGGATGAGGGGATGGATGAGTTCGCCGGAGTGGGCGGGATCTCGGGATACACGGCGCCAGCGGGTTCAGACCCTGACAGGCTTGGCCGAAAGAAAAACAAGTCCCGAAAGTGATGCCCAACGGAGCCGCTGCAACGTAGATTGCAGGGTGGCGACGTTTGCGCTCTGCGCTTGAACACAGAACAGGCTTGACGGTACGATGCAATCTGCATGGCGCAGATGACATCTATGCCGTGAGGAAAAGGAACGAGGAATAGGAAATGGCAGTCGATCTCGAAGCGATCCGCAAGCGGGTCCAGGAACTGAGCGGTCAGCGCAAGAACTCATCGGTCCAGCTGTGGAAGCCCACGGTTGGCGAGTACAAGGTCAGGGGACTCCCCTGGAAGTCGACCCCGGACGGCATGCCGTTCGTCGAGCGTCGCTTCTACTACATCGGCAACAACCCGGGCATCCTGGCGCCGTCGCAGTTCGGCAAGCCGGATCCCATCAACGACTTGCTGCGGAAGCTGTACAGCACCGGCAAGCCGGAAGACCGCCTGCTGGCGAAGAAGCTCCAGCCGAAGATGAGGGCGTACATGCCCATCGTCGTCCGCGGCCAGGAGGACAAGGGCGTCCTGGTGTGGTCGTTCGGCAAGACGGTGTACCAGAAGCTGCTCGGCTTCTTCACCGACGAGGACGCCGGCGACATCCTGGACCCGGAGGCGGGCTTCGACCTGAAGGTGACGATCACCCAGGCACAGGGCAAGCAGTTCATGGACACCGACGTCAGCTTCCGTCCGAAGTCGACCAAGCTGTCCGACGACCCCGAGACGGCCAAGAAGTGGCTCGAGGCGGTGCCGAACATCGACGACATGTACCGGCAGAAGACGCCTCAGGAGATCGAGAAGATCCTGAACGACTGGCTCGCCGGCGGTGGCGCCGACGACAACAGCGACGGCTCCTCACGCGGTGACAAGCCGCAGGACGAGCTCGACCAGCTGGTCAACGAGGTCAAGGCCGAGGTGAAGCCCGCCGCGAAGGCAGAGGCTCCCAAGGCGGAAGCGAAGCGTGGTGGGCGTGGCGGCGGCAAGAAGGCCGACGCAGACCTCGACGCGGAAGCACCGACGGGCAAGGCAACGGACCTGGACGCGGCCTTCGCCGAGCTGACGAAGGAAGACTGAGGTAGCACATGGCGAAGGCGGCGAAAGCTGCCGACTCCGAGGTGAAGCCCAAGAAGAGGGAGAGGGACGAGCTCGATGAGCTCACCTCTACCCTCATCAAGGACCTCAACAAGGAGTTCGGCATGAGGGTGGCGTACAACCTGGGTGAGGACGAAGCGCCCACGGTTGTGAAGCGGTGGCTGCCGACGAGCAGCATCCAGATGGACTACGCGATCCGCAACTGTGCGGGTGGCGGGTTCCCTGAGGGCCGCATCATCGAAGTCGCAGGTACCCCATCGATCGGCAAGTCGCACATCGCCTACGCGTGCGCGGCCATCGTCCAGAAGATGGGTGGCCTGGTCGTCTACATCGACACTGAGAACGCGACGCCGGTCGACAAGCTGGCGGCGATGGGGGTCGACATCGGTCGGCGCTTCATCTACTGCGACACTCACTGCACCGAGGAGGTCTTCAAGATCGTCGAAGACGTCGTCTTGAAAGCCAAGTCGATTGCTTCGTCGAAGGACAAGCCCATCCTCGTCATCTGGGACTCGGTCGCCGCTTCGTCTCCTAAGGCGGAGCTCGAGGGTGAGTACGACGACAACACCGTCGGCCTCCAGGCCCGCATCATCAGCCGCGGCATGCGGAAGGTGACGGGGGTCATCGGCCAGACCCACGCGACGTTGCTCTGCATCAACCAGCTGCGTGACGCCATCGGTGTCACCCACGGTGACCCGCAGACGACGCCGGGTGGCAAGGCGATCCCGTACCACGCCTCGGTCCGCATCCGCCTCACCAGCGGCACGCAGGTCAAGGACAAGCACGGCAACGTCATCGGCATCCACGTCATCATGACGGTGAAGAAGAACAAGGTGGCGCCGCCGTTCCGCAAGTACGAGTTCGACATCATCTTCGGCAAGGGGATCGTCGAGCACGAGTACATCTTCGACGAGGTGCGGGACTACTGCTCCAAGAACAAGGTGCACGGCGAGTTCGAGATCAACCCGAAGGACGGCAAGCGCAAGTGCGAGCTCAGCATCAACGGCACCCAGGCCTGGAAGGACCTGACTGTCAGCGATGCCGAGACGGGCGAAGTGCTGGTCGAGAAGAAGTTCGTCAAGAGCGCTTTCGACGAGGTGATGAAGGACGTGCAGTACAAGCCCTTCGTCGACTACATCATCGATGCTGCCTACACCCTGAAGCCGCCCAGCCTGGATGAGCTGGTGAGCGAGGGCGAGAGCCCAGCTGACGACGGCGACGAGGAAGCGGCGTGATCCGCGTCCGCATCAAGCGGGCAAGCTCAGACGTGCCGGTCCCGGTCTACAAGACGCCGGGATCGGCCGGCTGTGACGTGTGCTCCAACGAAAACGTCACCATCCCGCCAAGGGGTAAGGTCCTGGTAGGCACGGGACTTTTTCTCGAGATACCCGAGGGCTACGAGTGCCAGTGCAGGCCGCGGTCGGGACTCGCCCTCCAGCAGGGCGTGACCCTGCTCAATTCGCCAGGCACCATCGATAGCGATTATCGCGGCGAGATGAAGGTCCTGCTGCACAACACCAGCGACTGCGAGCAGCAGATCGTCCGTGGCCAGCGCATCTGCCAGTTCGTCTTCGCCCCGGTCACCGTGGCGGAGTTCGACGAGGCCGACGAGCTTTCGGAGACGAAGCGTGGAGCTGGAGGATGGGGCTCGACTGGAGTATGATGGGGAGACCATGAAACGAACCAACCTGCAACGCGTCTTCTTCTGGAACCGCAACCCCGGTGTCTTCGTCAACAAGCAGAGCGGGCAACAGATCCGCCTCGAGGGCATCAGCATCGGGCCCAAGTTCACTGGCTCCGTCCGTGAGTGGTACGAGACCCTGGTGGAGACCGTCATCGACATGCGGAACCACCTGGAGAAGGACGCTGGCTGCAAGGCTGACCGCGTCTTCGTCCGGTGTGACGCTGACACCCTGTGCTTCTTCGAAGCGTCGATCCTCTACAAGCCCACTGAGAACGGACGAGGCGAGCTCTGCCAGATGATCGTCGAAGAGGACAGGGACCAGAACCGCTTCCAGATCCAAGTCGAGATCGAATACAAGCTCGGCGGCCGCACCCAGATGAAGCAGGGCCGGGTGCACATCCTGGAGGACTGATGGACTCCAAGCTCACCTGGAAGATCTCTCCCAAGGTCGAGACGCTGGTCGACACCATCGTCGCCTGCCGCAAGGAGATGTTCGACGCTGTCAAGCAGCGCAACCCGTACAGCCGCAACCTGAAACTGCGCTTCTGTGACATCCATGCGTCGCCCAAGCTGTGCGAGCTGTTGTCGACGAGCCCGACCTGGCGTGATTGCAAGGAGACGAAGGAAGACGCTGAGCTGCGCCGGTCCGAACGTCGCCCTCACTCGCAAGAGATGGTTGCCGACTTTGAGCTGTTCAAGGTCATCAAGGACACCATCATCGGCGACGAGGACATCCGAGTGTGCGTGGAGTTTGACACCAGCGGTGACTGCTGGGAGAGCTTCTTCGGCAACGTGAAGCTGGTGACGAAATGAACGAGACAGAGACTGACAAGCGGTTGGTGGTCATCCCGGGATCGTTGGGCGGCGCGCACTCGTTGCTGCAACACCTGACCCGCCGTTTCCCACCCATAGCCAGGCACTCTCATTCGCTGACGCTACACAACGGCAAGCTGCAGGTCAACCTGCTCCACGTGACGCCAGCTGAAAAGGTGACCCTCGATGCAGATGATCTGGCGAAGCCCATCGCCCAACTGGTGATGGAGATCGCTGCTCTGCTGCCGAAGGATCCACCCAAACCTGCCGCCTGAACTCTCGGCCCGTCCGGGGTTACAGTGTAGGACATGTCAAATACGCGTCCGGTTCTGATCGTCGACGCGATGAACCTCTTCGTTCGTAGCTACAGTGCATACCCGACGATGTCGGCGCACGGTTACCAGATGGGAGGCACCATCGGTTTCCTGAAGACGCTACGAAGGGTGGTCTTCGAGTCACAGCCTAAGGCAGTCTACATCTGCTGGGAGGGAGGGGGATCGACCAAGCGTCGCCGTCTCTACAGTGAGTACAAGATGAACCGCAAGCCCGAGAAGCTGAACCGCTTCTACGAGGACGACATCCCCGACACCGACGACAACAAGAAGCACCAGATCGAAGCGCTGCTGCACATGACAAGGTGCGCGCCCATGTGCCAGTTGTACGTCTCTGACTGTGAAGGAGACGACCTGGTCGCATACCTATGCCGCGGACCGATGCGGGCGGAAGAGAAGATCATCGTCTCGTCGGACAAGGACCTCTACCAGCTGCTGGATGACCATACCCGGGTCTACAGCTTGCACAAGAAGACTTTCGTCACGAAAGAGACTGTCATGGAGGAATTTCGCGTCCAGGCAAAACACTTTGCGTTGGCGAAGTCGCTGTGCGGTGATCCTGGCGACAACGTTCCCGGCATCAAGGGTTGTGGTTTCAAGACGGTTGCCAAGCTGTTCCCGTTCCTGGGCATCGAAGAGGATGTGCTGTTGCAACAGGTCATTGACTACGCTCACGCCCACATCGACGAGTCGCCCAAGTACGAGCGCATCGTTGAGCAGGAGGAGGACGTCAAGCGCAACTGGCGTTTGGTCTACCTCGACGGCAGCATGTTGTCAGCACAGCAGCAACAGCAGATCGATCACCGGATCCAGAACTTCGTCCCCCGGGCGGATAGGATGGGGCTGGTGAAGCAACTAGTGAAAGAGGGTATCGGTGACTTTGATGTGGAGGACTTCTTCTACGCCTTCCACTGCATCGAGAACCTGCAACAGAAGACCGGAGAATCCACATGACCGAACACGCTCCCGTCCGTACCGACGCCAACTTTGCGCAGTACGGCAAACCCTTCCAAGAGAAGGTGATGCAGGCCCTGCTGACCGACAGGCAGTGGGCTGAGCAGATGATGGAGGTGTTTGACGTCTCGTACTTCGACCTCAAGTACCTGCAGTTCTTGGCCGAGAACTACTTCAATTACTCGAAGCAGTACAAGGTCTTCCCGTCGTTCCAGCTGCTGGTCACCATCATCAAGGACGGTCTGAAGCAGGGGACCGACGTCATCCTTCGAGACCAGATCATCGAGTACCTGACCCGCATGCGGGCGAACCCTGAGTCAGGCGACCTGCAGTACGTCAAGGAGAAGTCACTGGACTTCTGCCGCAAACAGGCCTTGAAGGCCGAGCTGTTGGTGGCTGCCGAGAAGATGCACGATGGCAAGTACGAAGAGATCGTCGAGGGCATCAAGAAGGCAGTGTGTGTCGGCACCACACCGTCACTTGGACACGACTTCTTCTCTGACTACGAGTCACGCTTCACCAGGCTGCAACGCAACTGCGTGATGACGGGCATCGATGAGTTGGACCGAAAGGAGGTCCTCAATGGCGGCCTCGGCGCCGGTGAGCTCGGTGTTGTCATCGCCCCCACGGGCGTCGGCAAGAGCCACTTCCTGGTGTGGTTGGGCGCTCAAGCCCTGAGACAGAAGAAGAACGTCCTCCACTACACCTTCGAGCTGTCAGAAGCTGCGGTGGGCCTACGGTACGACTCCAACCTCTGCGACATCGACAGCAACATCGTCATCGAGAGCAAGGACCAAATCATCGGTTCCTACAAGAACATGGAACTGGGCCGGCTGATGATCAAGGAGTTCCCGGCCAACACCGCCAGCATCTACACCATCAGAGCTCACATCGAGCGCCTGGACCTCAGGGGCTTCCGTCCTGATCTGTTGATCATCGACTACGCTGACATCATGCGCAGCAGCCGCCAGTACGATTCGTTGCGGCACGAGCTGAAGCTGATCTACGAAGAGCTGCGGTCGTTCTTGCAGGAGAAGCACATCCCGGGCTGGACCGCATCGCAGTCCAACCGTGAGGGCTCCAGCGCTGACGTCGTTGACCTCAACAACATGAGCGAGGCGTACGGCAAGGCGTTCGTTGCTGACGCAGTCCTCAGCCTCAGCAGGCGGACGCACGAGAAAGCGACCGGAGAGGGCCGCCTGTGCGTGGCCAAGAACCGTTTCGGCCGAGACGGTCTTGTTTACCCGTTGTTGATCGACACAGCCAGGAGCAAGTTCGCGGTCTCTGGCAACGTGATGAGCTTCACCAAGGCGTCAGAAGACGACGAGAAGGAGTCCAAGAAGCAGATTCGCCTGAAGTTGGAGGAGCTGAAGCGTGAACAGGCGATCGCCGAGCAGAAACTGGCGACTGCCGCCGAACCAGCCCCCGCAGCGGAATAGGTATGAGCTGCATAGCTTCCCGGCGGGCTCGGCGCCAGCTCGCCCCCTGAACACACCACTATCGGTCACCCAGGAGAGGGCGAACTTGACGACGACGTACACCTATGACGAGGTGCGTGATGCCTCGGTCTCATACTTTTCGGGAGATGAACTTGCTGCTGACGTTTTCGCCGGCAAGTACGCATTGCAGGACCTGAAGGGTGTCCTCTACGAGAGAACCCCTGACGACATGCATGACCGTGCTGCTGGTGAGTTCTACCGCGCCGAGTGCAAGTACACCAACCCTCTGGCCCTGGAAGAGATCAAGCGTTTGCTGAAGTCCTGGGAGGTGGTGCCGCAAGGTGGGCCCCTCAGCGCGATCGGCAACCCATTCCAGGTGCAAAGCCTCAGCAACTGCTTCGTCGTCCAATCGCCCTACGACTCGTACGGTGGCATCATGAAGACGGACCAGGAAGAGGTCCAGATCATGAAACGCCGGGGAGGAGTGGGGTTCGATCTGTCCACCATCCGTCCCCGTGGTCTGCCAGCCGCCAATGCCGCCAGGACCACCGATGGCATCGGCGTCTTCATGGAGAGGTACTCCAACACCTGCCGTGAAGTGGCCCAAGGTGGGCGGCGTGGTGCCCTGATGCTGACCATCAGCGTCCACCACCCCGAGGTGCTGACCTTCGCCAACATCAAGCGCAACAAGAAGAAGGTCACTGGCGCCAACGTCTCCGTCAGGATGACGAACGAGTTCATGAACGCCGTCAAGAACGGCGAGAAGTACCAACAACGCTTCCCAGTTGATGCCAAGCCTGGGCAGTACGTCATCGAGCAATGGGTCGACGCTCGAGAGGTGTGGCTCAACATCGTCAAGGCGATGCGCGATTGCAGCGAGCCTGGCATGCTGTTCTGGGACATGGTCAAGTCGATGGGCCCGGCTGACGCCTATGAGGCGTTCGGTTACGGCAGCATCAGCACCAACCCGTGCGGCGAGATCACCCTGTCGGCATACGACTCGTGCCGCCTGTTGCTGATGAACTTGTCGAAGTTCGTTAACGACCCATTCACTGACAAGGCACGTTTCGATTACGCTCGCTTCGCGGATTCAACCTTCAAGGCACAACGCTTGATGGATGACCTGGTCGACCTCGAGCTCGAAGCCGTTGACCGCATCCTGGCGAAGATCGACGCAGACCCGGAACCGAACGACGTCAAACGCGTCGAGCACGACCTGTGGACAAAGATCAAGAACGCTGCCATCAACGGCCGGCGTACTGGCTTGGGCATCACGGCCCTGGGCGACGCGTTTGCGATGCTGGGTCTGAAGTACGGTGACGATGCCTCGATCGCCGCTACCGATCTCATCTACAAGACACTGGCTCTGTCGTCGTACCGCTCCAGCGTGCAGATGGCTCGTGAGCGCGGCGCGTTCCCAATCTTCAACCATGATGTCGAGCGCGGACACCCGTTCATTGAACGCATCATGAACGAGGACCCGGACCTGCGCCGGGACTACGAGCTGTACGGACGTCGCAATATCGCCAACACGACGACTGCACCCGCAGGCAGCATGTCCCTGATGACACAGACGACATCTGGTTGTGAGCCAGTGCTGTTCATCAAAGCTCGTCGCAAGCGCAAGATCACTGAAGCTGACAAGAACGCTCGCATCGATGAAGTCGATGAGCTCGGGGACTCGTGGCAGTTCTACGACCTGCTGCACCCCGGTTTCAAGAAGTGGATGGAGGTCACCGGCGGCACTGAACCCGAGAAGTCGCCCTACCACGGCGCGACTGTCGAGGAGATCGACTGGCTCCGCAAGATCGACATCCAGGCCGCGGCTCAGAAGTGGATCTGCCACAGCATCAGCAACACCACCAACCTGCCCAAAGACGTCTCCTATGAGACAGTCGAACAGCTGTGCTGGCACGGGTGGGAGACCGGTTGCAAGGGCGTCACCATCTACCGCATCGGTTCACGTGATGCTGTCATCGTTGACGAGGCCGCAACCCTTGAGGGCGGACAGCCGCTAGTCATCGTCGAGTGCCATGCCCCCAAGCGACCCAAGGAGCTGCCCTGCGAGATCCACAGGGTCAGCGTCAGCGGCGAGAAGTACTTGGTCCTGGTGGGCATGCTGGGCGATCGCCCCTACGAGATCTTCGCTGGGTTGTCGGAACACGTCGAGATCCCCAAGAAGGTCAAGAAGGGCTTGCTCGTCAAGAACGGCAAGAAGGACGGCGTCACCACCTACAACCTACGGATCCCACTGGGTGACGATGACGAGCTGATGTTGAAGGACGTCGTCAGCCTGTTCGACAACCCGTTGTACGGAGCCTTCACGCGCGCGATCAGCCTGATCCTACGCCATGGCGTCCCAGTGCAGTTCCTGGTCGAGCAGCTGCGCAAGGACAAGCACAGCGACATCACCAGCTTCAGCTCCGTCGTGGCCCGGGTCCTGAAGGGCTACATCGCTGACGGTACCGCCAGCACCAGCGAGAAAAAGTGCCCTGAGTGCGATGGACAGACCTTGGTCTACCAACAGGGGTGCGTCTCGTGTGTCGGTGGGGTGAAGCAGGACGGCACTCGGTGTGGCTGGAGCAAGTGCTGAGCGGGCTATACTTATCGCTCAGGAGTGTCATAGATGGGGCTCACGAAGCGTCAGGAAGAGATGATCGCTGAGATCATCGTGGAAGAGTCAAGGGGAGCTGCGGCTTCTCAACAGGAGCGTCACCGCATCCTGGCTGAGGTTGATGAGCCCGGAGAGGTTATCACCGAGTCCAAGCCAGTCGATCTGGGTCCGGGCCTGAAGGGCGCGATCCAAGACCTGGTCGAGACGTTCGTTGCCGGAGCGCCCCTCTACGAGGGCCGGGAGTTCGACGGCGGGGCGGGCCTGGATGCAGCGACCAAGTACCTTCGCCGGTTGATCGAGAACGACGTCCGCGAAGTGCGTCAGATGCTCGTGGACGGTGACTTCGGCGACGAGGGCTGACCCATGAAGATCCGCGTCGGCACGCTGAGGCGGCTCATTCGTGAGGTGGCGATCTCTCCGTCGTACTTCAAGAACAACGAACCCGTCCGGGACATCATGGACAGACCCAACATGGCGAAAGCCGTGGCGGCACTGGAACAGCCGTTCCGCAACGCGGTCCAGAACAACATGGTGCTGGCGGCCAAGGGCCAGTACAACCCCGAGACCCGGGAGCTCGACGATCAAGCGTACGAGCACATCAAGCAGACGTCGGACAAGGCAACAGAGATGATGATGGCAGGCGTCCACAAAGCGGTCACCCAAGCGTTCGCACAGGCCCAGAAGGGCGGCGCTCGCGAGGAAGCACCCGCCACGTCAGGCGCCCAGCCCAAGAGGGCCGTTGCGTGAAGATCACTGTCGGCGAGCTCAGGCACCTCATCAAGGAGGAGTACCTCCACGGCGTCCCAGAATGGGCGCTGAGGCAGGACACGACTGACTTCGTTGACCGGTTGAAGCAACGAATCAAGGGCTACATCATGTTGCAGAAGAGCGAGAACCCGAACGACCAACGTGAGGCGATCGCTGCGATGAACGACGTGTGTGAGGACCTCGAAGAGAAGGTCTACGACGTGCTGGAAGATGCCCTGTTCAACTTCACCCGCCGGGTGTAAGTTCAGCGCATGGCATTCAGCGCCCGCGTACTTGCAGACAGCTTGAGCCCGGACGGAGTCCGGTTGACCACGTTGGAAGTGAACTTCCCTAGGATCGTCCTGGCGGAGTTCAACACTCACCGGATGTTCTCCCGGAACAGCGCGTCGAGCCGGGCGATCCCTGTCAAGACGATGTTGCAGCGGGTGACCAACGATCCTTTCATTCCGATCTGGTTCGGCAAGAACCAGAAGGGCATGGAAGCTGAGGTCGAGCTCGACCCGATGGCCAAGATGAAGGCAGAGGCTGAGTGGCTTCGGGCCCGTGACAGCGCTGTCCGCCACGTTGAACGCCTCCAGATGGAGGACATCGATCTCCACAAGCAGATCGCCAACCGGATCCTGGAGCCCTGGCTGTGGCACACCGTCATTGTCACGGCGACGGAGTGGGACAACTTTAGGGGTCTGCGGTGCCACAAGGCGGCGCAGCCCGAGATGCGTCGGGGCGCTGAGCACATGGTTCAAGCCCTGGATGCTTCGAAGCCGAAGCAGTTGGACTACGAACAGTGGCACCTGCCCCTGTTGCAACCCACCGAGTTCGTGCTGCCCAAAGACAGTCCCGAGTGGAACGAAGCAGTGCCCGCTCAGTGCCACTTGATGACGCCGGAGTATGCCGTCAAGGTCTGCAGCGGCCGCTGTGCCCGAGTGTCGTACCTGACCCACGACGGCAAGCATGACCCTGAGGCTGACATCCAGCTCCACGATCGCCTGTTGGGTAACGGTCACATGTCACCCTTCGAGCACTGTGCTCGACCGATGACCCGGTACGATGTCGAAGTGATGCAGGCCAAGTTCTCTGGTGTCAACGGCATCGACAAACTGGACCTCAACCCGGCACAGCACTTCCTCGGCAACTTCCGGGGCTGGGTCCAGTACCGCAAGCTGTTGGCCTTCGAGTCCAACTTCCTCGCGCGCCCAGCCCAGTGAACTGGGTCACAGAACAGGGGTAGGATGGGGAGACATGGACAACACGGCCCTCTTCATCAAGCAAGCTGAGGACATCCTCGCCGAGAGCAAGCTGTCGAGTGAGACTGCTCAACGGCTACGGGACTGGGTCGAACGGGTCAAAGCAGGGGAGCCAGTTGATGTCGACCACCCGCTGACCATTACCGAGATCGTGTTGAGGTGCATCTAATGGGCAAGCTAGTCGTCTTCGAGGGGCCTGACAAAGTCGGCAAGGAGACCCAGTCCAAGCGCCTCGCCGCGGCGCTCGTAGAGTTGGGCGTCAAGGCCATCAGGGTCGAGCCCACCAAGGAGTCTCACCCTCGCGGACGCAAGCTGATCTACTCGATGCTGGAATCGGGAGCGGCCAAGCGCCATCCCAACACGTTCCAGTTCGTCCAGTTCCTCAACCGCATCTACTTCCAGGTCTTCAAGCTGCCCAAGCTGCTCGAGGAGAACGAGATCGTCATCCTGGACCGGTGGGCCCTGTCGGGTTGGGTCTACGGCTCAGCCGAGGGCATCAACGAGTCGCTCAACAAGTGGATGTTCAACCGAGCCAAACGAGCTGATGTCGTCTTGGTCCTGTCTGGGACGTCTTACAAGCGAAAGCAGGCTGATGACAGCTACGAGCGAGACACCGATCTCCAATCGAAGGTCAGGATCCTGTACCGCAATGCGGGCATGAACTGGCCCGGCCATGTCCTTGTCGACAACCACGACAGCATCGACGATGTCCATGACAGCATCCTGGCCCTGCTGAGCAACATGAACATGATCCCAAACAGCAACTGTCCGGTGTGCCACGCGGCCTTCAACGAGCCGTGTCAGGAAGCGTACCACCGATGAAGTTCCAAGTCATCATCGCCGACCCGCCCTGGTCGTTTGACGACAAGCTGGCGAAGATGAAGGCACCGACCAAGAGGGGTGCGGCAGCCAACTATGGCGTCATGACGATGAAGGACATCATCGACCTTGACGTTGCCTCGCTTGCAGACCCGGCGGGCTGCGTGCTGGGCCTGTGGGTGCCGGGCAGCTTCATGGAGTCAGGTATCGAGGTCTACAAGTCATGGGGCTTCAAGCTGAAGCAGAACTTCATCTGGGTCAAGACCAAGAAGAAGATCCCAGATGACATGGAGTACATTGACCAGTGTCTGGCCTTCGGCATGGGGCGGCTGTTCCGGCAGACCCACGAGACAGCGCTGATCTGTGCATCAGGCAAGAGCGTCTACAAGTCGTTGGAGGACCACTCCCAACGGAGCGTCTGCTTCTACCCGAACCTGGGTCACTCTCGGAAGCCCCAACACCTTCATTCCAGCTTCGACGTGATGTTCCCGGAGGCCAACAAGCTGGAGCTGTTTGCCAGGCGAGACCTCCCAGGATGGACCTGTGTTGGCAACGAGTGCCCCTCGACGCCGGGAGAAGACGTCAGGGACAGTATCAAGCGATTGCGGGCGTTGTAGGATCCCGCCTGAGGCTACCCATGGAAGAGATGAAGTTTGCGGACAGCATCTGGCACCGAGTGGTGCAGATCGTCCAAGAAGCGATGCTGACGGGGGTCGATTGCAGCGACCTGCTGCGCCAGATCCGCGTCATCCACGACGAGACAGACCCGAATGTACTGGTGCTGAGTCCAGAGTACCAGAAGCAGGTCAGGGAGATGCACGAGAAGCTGCTGTCCCAGGCTCGAGAGATCCAAGCCAAGACGAAGGGCAACAAGTTCATCATTCCGGGCAATGGCGGCGGTGACAACGCTTGAGTGGGTCATCGTCTGCGCCTTGCTAGTGCTGTCCTGGGTCTTCCCAGGCGAGGGGTTTGACGTGAGAGAAGACGAGCCGATGAACATGGGTCCAAGCGTTCCGAAGCGGAACGAGCTCGAGGAGATGTGGGACCAGCAGGAGGACTTCATGTACCTTCTCAAGGAAAAGCGCAACTTCCCGGACTTCCCGACCGACCTGACTTCCAAGAAGGGCCAGCAGTTCCTGAAAGACATCAGGAACCACCTCATGGAGGAGCTGTTCGAAGCGGGCCAGCACCTGAAGAACGCCAAGTCTCACCGGGCGACAGAGATCCCGGAAGTGGACCGTGAGGCGTACCTGGAAGAGCTGGTCGATGCGCTCCACCTGTACCTGGAACTCGTCATCGCCAGCGGCATCACTCGTCGGGAGCTGGTCAAGGCCTACCTCGACAAGGGCAGAACCAACGTCGAGCGCATCAAGAATGGCTACTGAAAAAGTGCACAAGGGGCCTGTACGACCGGACGAACCGGTACTATCTTCCTCCTCGGCCACCCAAACGGGTGGTAAGGAAGGAGAGACCAAGACCATGTCCGAGAACACCCAGATCGTCAAGCACACCCCCACGAACCCCATCGCTCGCCGCGAGCGGATCCGCCCACACGGCCTGACACCGTTCGGCCTGCTGGACGAGATGAACGACGTGTTCGATGACCTCTTCAACACCGACCTGTTCTTCACCAGCCGCCAAGCGATGCCGCTCTCGGCGGTGTCCCAGCGCTCTCACACGGTGAGGGCCGACGACGAGAAGATGGAGATCAGCGTTGATCTCCCGGGCGTCAAGCTGTCTGACCTGGACGTATCGATCCAGGGCAACGAGGTCACGGTGCAAGCCAAGCGAGGGGACCGCCTGCAAGCGTACTCGTGGCTCGTCCGCCAAGACTACGATTCAGCGAACCCGAAGGCTCACCTGGAGGACGGCGTCCTGACGCTGACCTTCGCGAAGAAGCCCGAGGCCAAGTCTCGCAAGATCGAAGTCACTGTCACCCAAAAGTGAACCTCTGGCCCTACCCGTGGTAGGATCAGCAGGCTATGAACTTCGATGTTGACGCACGAACCATCCTGCTGGTCCGCCACGGTAGCCACGCTTACGGCCTGAACACGCCGGAGTCCGATGAGGACTTCAAGGGCGTCTGCATCAAGCCCGCCGCAGCGTACTTCGGCTTCACCCAGAAGTTCGAACAGATGGAGCACATGGGCTCCAAGAGCGACGGCATCGACAAGGTCGTCTACTCTGTCGACAAGTTCTGCGCGTTGGCGGCGGACTGCAACCCGAACATCATCGAGGTGCTGCACGTCGACCCGACCGACATCATCAAGATCGACAGCTTCGGTGAGGAGCTGCGTGCCCGCGCCAACGATTTCCTGTCCAAGAAGGCGAAGTTCACCTTCGCGGGCTATGCCAACGCACAGCTGCACAGGATCAAGACGCACCGCAAGTGGTTGCTTGAGCCGCCGAAGGCGCCGCCGACCCGTGAGGAGTTCGGGTTGACCGAGACAATGAAGGTCAGCAAGGGCGAGCTCGGCGCGTTTGACAGCCTCCACGAGCAGGGCCTGTTGGAGGTCGAGCTGCCCAAGAACGTCGTCACCCTGTTCACCAGGGAGAAGGCATACCAGGCGGCGAAGACCCACTACGACCAGTACCTCAACTGGGTCAAGACGCGGAACCCGAAGAGGGCTCAGCTCGAGGCCAAGTTCGGGTACGACACCAAGCACGGCATGCACTTGATGCGCTTGGAGATGATGGGCATCGAGATCCTGGAGAAGCACACTGTCCACGTCAAGTGGACGGGACCGGAGCGGGAGTACCTGATGGGCATCCGTAACGGGCTGCTCCATTACGATGCTCTGGTCGAGGCGGCTGAGAAGCTCGAGGCGAGGGCCGAAGAGCTGTACGCTACATCGACGCTCCGAAAGGAGCCCGATCGTGCAGCGATCGACCGGTTCAACGTGGACCTGACCGAGCGGTACCTGCGCCTGCACGGGTGAATGGGCAGCTGGCGAGAGCATACATAGCTTATCTGGGAGGAGCTGCCCATGCTCTTTTTGCTGACTCTCATCATCTCCTTAATCGTTGCGAGCCTTGTTGGCCATCTTGGACACTGGGCCCTGCACCAGCGTTGGACGTGGGTCTTGCACCGGGCTCACATGGACCACCACTTGACACAGTACCCACCAGGAAAACTGACCAGTGACCGGTACAGGTTTCCCAAGTGGTACAACAACGGATTGTTGCTCTTCACTCCACCGTTGTTGGTCCTCATGGGGTCTGCGGCTCTGATTGTCTGGAGCCTGCACTGGCCTTGGTGGATGCTAGCCGTCTTGGGTACCTGCGTCGCTACTCTTGGGTTCCTTAATGATTGGGTCCATGACAGCTTCCATGTCAGGCGCCACCCGTTGATGCACCTCCGGACCTACCAGAAGCTGCGACGGTTGCACTTCATTCATCACTCCAACATGGACAAGAATTTCGGCATCGTGTCATTCGTCTGGGACCGTGTCTTTGGTACGCTCGTCACTGAGAAATGAATAGTGCAAACCCGTCCCGGCCTGAGATAAGGTCTGGGGCATGAGTGAGGCGCCCCACTTCTGCCCAGAGTGCCAGCACCCAATGGCGAGCCACCGGGACGCTGAAGCAGTCGGCTACGCGTGTTGGGAACCCGGTAACAGGTATGGGTTCTGTGGCTGCGCCTACAGGCACCACGCTGCGCCCAAGCCCGTGCTGGCAACCTTCTACATGGTCCGCAACGACAAAGGCGAGTACTACCGAACGTACGCTCAGGGTGGGCGCCGCAGCGGTTGGGTCAAGGAGCTCGCTGACGGTCGGCTGTGGACGACGAAGGGACCAGCACAAGGCAAGATCACCGCGTTGTCGAACGAGCGACCCAATGCCCCGGTCCCCGAGCTCATCGAGTTCGTTGTCCACGAGGTCAAGGTCGTTGACCAGAAAGAGCGTGTCGCCAAGGCCCGTCTGAAGCGGCAAGAAGAGAAGCTCAAGAACGAAGCGTACTGGAAGAAGGTTGCCGTCGTCGAGGCCGAGAAGGAACTCGCTGAGGCGCAGAGGAAGCTCGAGAAACTTAGGAGAGGGTAATGCGAACGATGATCATCATGCGAGGCTTGCCGGGTTGCGGCAAGTCGCGGAAGGCGGCCGAGCTCATCAAGAAGGAGCCGGGACGCTTCGTCCGCATCAACCGGGACGACCTGCGGTCGATGGTCGTCGGCCCGGGCAACAACCCGTACGGCGGCAACCGCAACGAGCGGGAGGACCTGGTCCGCAACTTCAAGAACGAGCTGGCTCGCCAGGCGATCCGTGAGGGCTTCGACGTCATCTTCGACGACACCCACCTGGTGCCGCAGACGGTCAAGAAGCTCCACGAGCTGGCGATGTCGATCGGTGACATCAAGGTCATCGAGATGGCCATCAACGAGAGCGTCGAGACCTGCATCGCTCGTGATGCAGGCCGCGAGGGCTTTGCCAAGGTCGGCGAGAAGGTCATCAAGGACATGGCCCGTGGCGCTGGCCTCGACAAGGGCCGCAAGCTCAACGACAAGGAGTCCTACTACCCGCCCCGTTGGGCTCCGGGCGGCAGTGGCGACAACGGCATGGTCTACCAGGAGGACCCGAACCTCCTGACGACCATCGACTGCGACCTGGACGGGACGACGTCCCTGCTCAACGGCCGGTCGCCCTACGACGCGACCAACTGCGACAAGGACCCGCCCAACCGGCCCGTCGTCGAGTGCATCAAGGCGATGTACGCCTACCTCTGCTCGGTCGCTCCCAAGGGCCGTGCGAAGGACGTCAAGATCCTGTTCACGTCGGGCCGCGAGGAGAAGTACCGCGCGCCGACGGAAACGTTCTTGGCAGAGCACCTGCCTGGCATCCCGTACGAGCTCCACATGCGCAAGACCGGTGACATGCGAAAGGATGCCATCATCAAGCGCGAGATGTTCGACAACGAGATCAAGGGCAAGTGGAACATCCTCTTCGTGCTGGACGACCGGAACCAGGTCGTCGACAACTGGCGCGAGATGGGCCTCCACTGCTTCCAGGTCGCGCCCGGGAACTTCTGATGAGGGGCTCGGCGGCAAAGAGGGGCACCCATGGCCTTCGCAAGAGGTGCCCCATCTGCCGCAAGCTCCGCAAGTTCGCGTGTCGAGAAGGGATGATACACGGGTGGCGCAAGAAGCAGGGCCACTGGGTGTGTCATCTCTGCGTCGGCCGTGGTATGGTGGTGCCAGATGACCGTCCGAGCTGACAGCCCGCGAACCCGGTTGCGCAAGGCCCTAGCGGACCTCGTTGCAGCATCACCGGGCCACGACAGCTGGTGCGCGTACCCCGACGGACCGTGTGGCGGGATGGGCAGCGACGAGTGCTCGATGCAGCGGACCCACCGCCTGGCCGTGCAGGCTGCGGTGAACATCCTCAAGGAGATCCCAGAGTGACCGTCACCGCCGCCATTCTCCCGAAGCTCCACACTCGCCTGCTGCTGAAGGCGCTGCGGATGACCCGTGCCCGCGGCAGCCACATGGCGGGCATCATCGAGGACATCACCGGCACGCCGTACCCCGACCAGGACGAGGTCCAAGAAGAGGACACCGTCACCACGGTCGACGCCGACCTGATCGGTGGCCACTGGGAGGAGCTCAGTGAAGTCACCATCGCCCAGCTCAAAGAGGAGCTGGCGAAGCGAGAGCACATCCCCAACAAGCCCGAGGCGCGGCAGATCCGACAGGAACGAGCTGCGCAGGGCCGGCAGAGGGGCAGGAGGGACCGATGAAGACGAACAAGTCAGGCCGAGCGTTCTTGCCGGACTACAACTACCACGACTGGACCGACTTCATGGACCGCCTCGAGCACGGCACTGCCGAAGAGGGCGAGGTCATGAAGGACTACGAGGACTGGCAACGACGTCAGCCCGTCGACCAGAACGTCAAGGCTCACGAGTGGTTGGGCATGAGTGAAAGCGAGTTCAAAACGTGGTACAGTCAAGAGAAGACTGTCCTGCAGCTTCTCGAGGAGCGTCATGTACAAGTACCCGCGGACCCAACACATCAGGGGTAGCCGTTTCCAACACGGCGACCACGACCTCGAGGCGGTTCCCTGGGAGGAGCTGGTCGGCAAGCGGCTCGTCATCGAGGAGAAGATCGACGGCGCCAACGCTGGCATCAGCTTCGACGAGACGGGCAAGCTCCTGCTCCAGTCGCGTGGGCACTACCTCCGAGGTGGTCCTCGTGAGAGGCACTTCGACCTGCTGAAGACCTGGGCCTCAGCCCGGCAGGAAGAGCTGCGGCAGATCCTGGACACTCGCTACGTCATGTACGGCGAGTGGATGTACGCCAAGCACACGATGTACTACGACGCCCTGCCCCACTACTTCATGGAGTTCGACGTCCTGGACCTGGAGACCAACACTTTCCTGTCGACCCCGGCTCGGGACAAGCTGCTGCGCTTCGCGTCAGACATCGTCCACCCGGTCAAGGTGCTGGCAGTCGGCGAGTTCAAGAAGCTCGACGAGCTCGAAGCGATGATCGGACGGTCGAACTTCATCTCCGACGAGTGGGTGCTCAACTTCAACAACGCTGCCGAAGCCGCGGGTGTCGTCGCCACCGAGGGCTGGGCCCACACAGACCAGACCCGCCTGATGGAGGGCCTCTACATCAAGTGGGAAGACCAGGACAAGATCCTGGGCAGGTACAAGTTCGTCAGGGGTTCGTTCACCAACGCCATCCTCGACCAGGACACACACTGGCACGACCGGCCCATCATCCCCAACCGCCTCGAGCTCGGCGCCTACGACAGGATGTTCGGATGAAGACGATCACAGAACAGTGCTCGGGGTTCAACCTCCAGACGTGCTTCACCTGCTTTGAACAAGGACACACCATGGACGCCTGTACCGAGAACAAGGAAGACTTCCAGCTGGTCGGACCCATGGCAGCCTTCGTTGCCGCTCGCCTGAACTACACGGTGCCCGAGTGCAATGCACCCCGGAAGTACGTGGGTCGGGACATCTCGACGATCAAAGTCAGCCAGCACAAGGAGAAGTTCTGGTACGTTCGCATCTACTGCCGGCTGGCAGACCCGGGCCTGGTCCAGCAGCGCTGGCTCGAGGAACGCCCGCATGAGCAGCCCGAGGAGCCTCCGGAGGAGTTCAAGGAGAAGTGCTTCAAGAGCGATGCGTACCACTATCGCAGGTGCTACCTCGACATGCTGCGGCTCATCCCCGAACGTCTGCACAAGCGGTTGATTGCGCAGGCCGACTACGAGGAGCTGCTTCACCCAACTGCCGACGACATGGCCCTGAGGATCGACGAGATCGAGGCCCATGACCTCCAGAATGCATCGCCACACGACACGCTCAAGTACTACCGGGAACGCTACGGCGTCGACACCAACGTAGAGCTGAAGGAAAAGCTCCGGAACCTCTACGGTGAGCCCAGCCTCCGCGAGTCCCTGGTCGACGTCTGAACAGGTCTGCTCGGGTGCGGTATGATCAACCGCATGGGCAAGTACGCTTGGGCAACAGACATCCACCTCGACTTCTTGAACGAGGACAACCGTCGTATCATCCAGTTCGGGGAGAGCTTGATCAAGGACGGCCCGACTGGGATCTTCCTGACGGGTGACCTGTCTGTGGCCAAGAGGCTGGCGTTCCACTTGGGAGCGTTGGAGACCATCGCCAAGAGGCCCATCTACTTCGTCCTGGGCAACCATGACTACTACGGTGCCCGCATCGAAGACGTCCGGAAGCAGATGAAGGCCCTGACCAACGCCAGCCCGTTTCTTCGGTACCTGCCGACGATCCCGTACGTTGCCCTGACCCCCACCACCGCAGTGTTGGGCCATGACGGCTGGTACGATGCGATCTACGGTGAGTGGAAGAACAGCACTTTCGACATGACGGACTGGCACGCCATCCATGACTTCATCGCTGTCAACGGAGCCAAGTCGACCATCGTGGCTGAAGCCAGGAAGCTGGCCCACGAGGGAGTGACTCACCTCCATGACTCGATCAAGCAGGCGGTCCGTTACCACCGGCAGCTGGTCATCTTGACCCACTATCCGCCCTGGCCTCAAGCTCACATCCACGAGGGCAAGCAGGGTGACTGGAATGCTGCACCGTGGTTCACCAGCAAGATGATGGGTGACATGCTCCTGGACGCTGCCAAGGCGTTCCCGAACGTCAAGTTCACCGTCCTGGCGGGCCACACGCACGGCAAGTACGACGGGCAGATCGCACCCAACCTCGAGTGCCATGTGGGCGCAGCCGAGTACGGCAAGCCCGCGTTGCAGGGACTCGTCGAAGTTCTGTGAAGATCGAGAAGGTCGGCACTGGTTACTGCATCTGCGCTGACTCGGCTGAGTCGGCGACCCGGGTGCGTGTCCGCGAGCTGACAGGTGACGTGCCCCTTATCATCGCCGACCCGCCCTACGGCAACATCCTTCGCAACACCAAGTGGGACCAGGTCGGCGATGACGAGGAGAACTTCGTCAGCTGGATGTTGGAGTGGACGCGGGCCTGGACTGACATCCTGTTGCCTGGCGGTGCCTTCTACGTCTGGGGCGGTGTCGGGGTACCTCGGTTCCGTCCCTTCTTCCGGTACCTGGCCGAGGTCGAGAAAAAACACCGCAACCTAGAGGTGGCAAACCTCATCACCTGGTCGAAGAAGCGCGGGTACGGCGTCCAGCACAACTACCTCTTCACCCGTGAGGAGCTGGCGTACATCTGCAAGGGCGACGCCAAGAAGCCCAGGTGTTTCCACGTCCCGTACCTTGAGCAGCTGAGGGGCTATCCGGGCTACAACAAGAAGTACCCGGCCCACGACGAGAGGAAGCGCCGCACCAACGTCTGGATGGACATCACCGAGATCATGCGGGGCAAGGTCCATGACGCCCAGAAGCAGCAACGTGTCATGGAGATCCCAATCGAGGTCCACACCAACCCAGGTGAGTGGGTGATCGACCCATTCGCGGGCTCGGGTACCACGGCTCTCGCCGCGATCAAGCTGGGTCGTCGGTTCGTCGTCATCGAGAAGGACGAGAAGACGTTCGAAGAGATGGTCGAGCGTGTAAAGACGGCAGCGGGGGTTGTAGGTTCGACCCATGACACGAGCCTCCCTGCTGAAGAACCGACACCTGGTCCGGACTCCGTCAGACTCTTCGGAGACGAAGCCGATCACCGGCCCGACGCCAGCTGAGATCCCGCAGGACCACCCGATGGTCCTTCAGTACCAGCTCGCCTACGTCCAGCACACGCTTCAGGCGGCAACCTCTCGCAAGGAACGCCTCGAGGACCTGATGCAGCGGAAGGGCGTCAAGAAGTGGGCACCGGCGAAGAAGGCGCAGATGGTGCGTCGTCTGGTGGCCACGAACCAGATCATCGAGCAGTGCACTGCGGCGACCGACGAGCTCGCCAAGAAGATGGAAGAGATCCTGGCGAAGATGGCTTCGATGCCCAGGGCTCAGGCCAACGTCGTGCCCCCTCCGCCGGAGACCGGCGCTGAGCCTGCTGAGGCGACCGCGCCGCAGTTCGTCGAGTCAGGCATCGAGAACCCGTTTGGGTCGTGAACACCGTCTGGCACTGCAACGCTATGGGGGTGCTGGCACAGACCCCCGATGAGAGCGTGGACCTGGTCTACATCGATCCGCCCTTTGGGACGGGAGTGACGCAGTCCGCTCACGGCATGTCGTACGAGGACACTCGACGTGACTACAACGAGTTCCTGTGGCGTCACGTCCACGAGCTGCACCGGACGTTGAAGCCGACGGGCACGCTGTACCTTCACCTGGACTGGCGATGGTGTCACTATGCTCGCATCGCCTGTGAGAACATCTTCGGGGCCGAGAACTTCCTGAACGAAGTGATCTGGGCTTACGACTACGGTGGCAGGGGCAAGGACCGCTGGCCCCGCAAGCACGACACCATCCTGGTCTACGTTAAGGACATGGACCGGCACATCTTCAACTGGGATGCCATCGACCGCATCCCGTACATGGCGCCGGGCCTGCAGAAGGATCCTGCGCGGGCGGAAGCGGGCAAGGTGCCCACTGACGTGTGGTGGATGTCGATCGTTGGCACCCAAGCCAAGGAGCGGACGGGCTACCCGACCCAGAAGCCCGTCAAGCTCGTCGAGCGCGCGGTCCTTGCCTCCAGCCCGCCCGGTGGCGTTGTCATGGACGTCTTCGCCGGCAGCGGCACCACCGGAGAGGCGGCACACAAGCACGGCCGCAGCTTCGTCCTGGCCGACATCAACCCACAGGCGCTCGAGGTGATGCAGCAGCGGTTCAAAGGATGGGAGGACATCACATGGAAAACCTGAAGTTCTTCTACACCAAGCTCCCGATGCCGCTGCTGGACGACCTCAAGAACCAGCGGATCCTGAAGGGCACCACCCGTGGGTTGCTGGGCATCATGTTCGAGCACGGTGGCTACATCGCCGGGGGCTTCGGCACCATCCTGGCCCGGCACTACCTGCTGCACAACCGCGAGAGCGATGAGGACTTCGAGCAGCACGTCCGCCGGCACCTGGGCTACCCGTCGAAGACGGAGGGCAAGGGCAAGTTCGTCAACGCAGGCTGCGGTGACATCGATGTATGGTTCCCGTCGCAAGAGGCGGTGACCCGGTTCATGAACGACGCTCGGGTTCCCAACGCCTGCCTGCAGTACGGCATCGAGGTGAACCCGACCCTGACGGGCGCTGCGGTCGAGTACCTGGTCGAGGGAGACGCTCGCATCCAGGTCGTCCACCGTTGGGTGAAGCCGCTGGAAGAGCAGATCCATGCGTTCGACATCTTCAACGGTGCCGTCGCCTTCACCAACACCGTGTGCGTGACCCCCGAGCACTGGGAGCTGCTGGAGAGCGGCAACATGCTCCATGTGTCGACCTGGGCGTCACCGTGGACCATCAACCGCTTCTTCAAGTGGGTCAACCGCAAGGGCTACACCGCGGTGACACCGGCGACAGCGGAACACGTCTACGGCCGCGTTCACAAGGCCCTCGACTGGAAAGAGAAGTGGGGCGAAGAGACTGCCATCGCTGACGAGCGGATCAAGCAAGCGATCTACAACGACCGCTTGAAGCGCAGGTTCATCCTCCAGGGTGGCTTCCGGGCCCAGGAGTTCCTGCGGTCGTTGATGCCCGGGCTGACGGGAGAGCAGCTGCTCGAGGTCTCCGCCCTGTTCCCGGAGCCCATCAAGTATGACTTCGCGATGCAGGAGATCCGGCGCCGCATCCCACCGCAGTGACATACTTAGGGTCGATGCCCTACATCGCGCCCAAGAGGATCAACCCTGGTGCACGGGTAGCCATTGTTGCCCCTGCTTCGCCCATCAGGACGGACGAACTCGTCGCGGGCCTTGACATCATCAAGGAGTGCGGCCTGGAACCCGTCTTGGGCCAGTGCGTCAGGAACCTCAACACCATCGACATCCACTCGGCACCGCTGATGGACCGCGTTGAGGAGCTGATGTGGGCCTTCACTGAACCCGGCATCGAGGGGATCTACACCTGCCTGGGTGGGATGGGCAGCGGCGAGCTGTTGCCCTACCTCGACTACGGCGCGATCCGCCAGAGCCGTCGGCCCTTGATCGGCCTCAGCGACATCACCGCCCTCAACAACGGCATCCTGGCGGGCTCGGGCCTGATCAGCATCAACGGGCAGTACCCGGCGATCCGCATCGATGAGGGTGACTACCTGCGTCACACTGACGAGGAGTCCCTACGTTTCGCCACTGAGTTCATGATGACCGATGGGGTGTGGGGCAACGCACCCTTCAGCATCAACCAGTACCTGCCCAGGACGGTGTCGCCGGGCAAGGCCCGTGGCCACGTCATCGGTGGCAATCTCGACACCTTCTGCACCCTGCTTGGTTCGCCCTTCTGCCCAGACCCCACCGGCGCCATCCTCTTCATCGAGGACGTTCACAAGGACGGTGAAGTCATTGCAAGGCTGCTGATCCACTGCAAGCTGGCGGGAGTGCTGGACAAGGTCGCCGGCATCGTGGTCGGTGAGTTCTGCGACGTGCCCAAGAAGCGTGAGCTCAAGGTGCCCAGCATCGACGACGTCCTGGTCGAGTACCTCAGCGATGGGCCTCCCTGCGTCTATGGCTACAGCTTCTCGCACGGGCCCTGGACGATCCCTGTTCCAGTCGGTGCCCAGTGCACCATGGACGCTGACACGGGCGAGGTGTCTTTCGACTTCGCGATGGCCTGAAACATCTGCACGATGGGCCTTACGGTTACCCCATCGTGGCCATCATTGAGTTTTCTCCCGACGCCCTGGGGGCCTTCAAGCAGCAGCTGGCCAAGCGCCCTGCACGGGGCATCCGTCTCGGTGTCAAGGGCGGCGCCTGCTCCGGCATGCAATACGTCATCCAGTTCGAGGACGACCCTCCCAGGGCGGGTGACAACGAGTGGACGGTCGACGGGGTGACCTTCTTCGTCGACAAGAAGTCTGCACTGATGCTGTCGGGCTCGACGGTGAACTGGACCAAGACCCTCATGAAGCAGGGTTTCGACTTCGAGAACCCCCACGAGGCATCACGGTGTGGCTGCGGACAAAGTTTCAGCAGCAAATGACGGTGCAAAGTCGTGCGTGGTAGGTATAGGATTGTGACAACTGGCGAGATGGGAGACGTGACGTACCGTGAGAGCCTTGCTGCTCAATGCCGACTGGACACCCCTGCACTTCGTGTCAGACGAGGAAGCGATTATCCTCTTCTACAAGGGGCGTGCCGAGGTCGTCACCAACTTCCAGACGGGCAAACCGTCGGTCTGGGATGAGATCTGGAGCTCACCCTCCACCTCGATCAACGTCCCGGCGACGATCCGGCTGTTCAAGCGGGTCAACAAGAAGTGGAAGCCGCCGCGCTTCCGCAAGAAGGTGCTGTTCAACCGTGATGGTTGGAAGTGCCAGTACTGCGGGTGCAAGCTCGGCTGGCAGACCATCACCATCGACCACGTGATGCCTCAGGCTCGTGGTGGTGGAACGTCGTGGCTCAACTGCGTGTCGGCATGCCGTCCGTGCAACCGACGCAAGGACTGCCAGACCCCCGAAGAAGCAGGCATGAAGCTGCTGAAGAAGCCGGCGAACCCGTCTCCTCTGCACTTCTGGGATGCCCTGCGGGGTGACGGTTGGCACGACGACTGGGACATCTACATCCCACGTGAGGGCTGAACTCGCCTAGTTATCGTCCGTGAGGACGACGCTCGGCGAGCTACGCAGGATCCTTCTCGAGGAGATCGAGCCGGATTGTTGGGGCGGTACACGCCCCGATGAGACCTACTCTGAGCTCCTCGAGGACGATCCTGTCTACCAGAAGAAGTCGGTCCTGGTGCCTGATGACGTCAAGCACAGCATCAACTCCTGGATGAAGAAGATGGGGCTGGCTGGTCCAATGAAGAAGGGACGCCCCTGAGGGCCATACTTACCCCCAGGAGCCGTGCCCGCATGCGACTGAACCTCGGAGAGCTACAAGCCGTCGTCAAGCGGACCCTCGACGAAGAGAGGGCCGTCGAAGCACTGAAGCAGGAGATCAAGCGCGTCTTGGGTCCTGCCGTCATCATCGAAGGCAAGCTTGAAGAAGTGACGGCCAGCGCCAACGCGTGGATGGACGTCCTGGACCGCACTGGTCGGTCGAGCAACATGGACTTCACGCCCCTCGTCACCACGGGCTTCCTTGACCACCGTCACCCGGCGGTCCGCGAGTTTGCAGCCCGCGTGGTGCCCGAGAAGTTCCTGGGCAAGCTGACGAAGGACCCCGAGTCACGGGTCCGCCACATCGTTGCCTCACGTGTCCCGCTCCCGGTTGTCCGTGAGATGCTGAAGTCCTTCAAGAACGACGATGAGCTGCGGCTGATCTACAAGCGCCGCAAGAAGCTCCACGAGGCGGGCATCGCTCAGCCGAAGGTCGAGCCGATGGGTCACGACCCCGGCATCGAGGGACGCCTGTCAGAGCCGATGGGCAAGTCGGCCAAGCAAGCGCCGGTGCCCGATCTCAGTGAGAACTGGTACAAGCACATGGCGTGGCGGCTGATGCACGAGTACGGCCGCAACATCGAGTACGCGTGGGAAGAGCTGGCAGTCCGCCGGCTCTGCAGCAGCATCCGTGCGACATCGCTGGTCGAGGTCGACGCGGCGAAGCTGTTGAAGCACGTCAAGGACCTCATCAAGGAAAAGGAAGAACTGGCCATGGAACGCAACGCGCTGAGGGAGACGCTGGCTTGGCTCGACAAGCAGGCCGAGCAAGAGAAGCTGGACGAAGCCCTGAACGAGAACACGCTCCCAGAGCTGAAGGAGGTCGATGACCCCGTCCGTGCTCTGGTCGAGTCCCGCGTGACTCCGGAGCAGTTCATCGAGCATGCGAAAGTGCTGTTCCGCATCCAGGAAGGCCAGCTGCCGATGGCGATCCGCAAGTACCGCCTCGGCGAGGGCAACACCAAGGTGACGGCGATGCCCGTCATCGGCTGGCTGCCTCACGGTGGTTCTTTCCGTGCTATCGACGAGCGAGCGCTGGACATGTTCTGCGAGCACTGGAACAAGCGTCAGGCCGCTGACGGCGAGCCCGTCCGGCTCAAGTGGTCGACCCACCCCACCGACATCTCCAAGGTCGGCTTCTCCGCGATGCTGAGCTGAGGCATTCATGGGCAGGCTGGCCGAGCTGATGGGCGTCGGTCCCAAGCCGGTCGCGGCAAGGACTGACACTGAGATGAACTCATGGGGCGGCATGCCCTATGCGCAGCTCAGCGTCATCCTGGTGAATCTACGTTACCTGGGCATGCTGCACCAGACCCACCACTGGATCTCCAAGGGCGACCCGTTCTACGGTGACCATAAGCTGTACGAACAGCTCTACAAGACCATCGTCGAAGAGGTCGATGACGTGGCCGAGAAGGCTGTCGGTATGGGTGGCGAGCAGAACGTCTGTCTGGGCACCCAGATCGAAGAGATGCTACGTGTTTCCACCATGATGGGTGACAAGGAAGACGGCGTCCCGACCCCTGAGATGCTGGCCAAGAAGTCGTTGCTGGCCGAAGTGGCCTTCATCAAGTGCGTCACTGAGATGCTGCAGAGCATGCATGACCAGGGCGTCCGCACCGACGGCATCTCAAACATGTTGCAGGGCATCTGTGACGTCCATGAAAGGCACGTCTACCTGCTCAAGCGTCGCAGCATGGCCGCGACCTCTGGGATGCGATGAGCCTCTGGACCTGGATCAAGGCGGTGTTGGGCCTGGCCAACAACACGACGACGAACGGTGTCCAGAACCTGGCGCAGGTCGAGCCCGGCGTCTGGCGGTCAGCGCAGCCCGTCACCGCTGCTGACTGGTCCTACCTGAAGTCGCTGGGCATCAACAAGGTCGTCAAGCTCAACTTCGAGAGCGAGGGCAGCGACTCAGGCGCTGCAGCTGTCGGCGTCCAAGTCATCACCCTCAGCATCCAGCCCGAGGGCGACCAAGATCTGTGGGACAACGTCAAGAACACCTTCGTCGCTCCCAACGCCCAGGCGCTCGCTGCGGCGGTGACTGTCCTCGGAGAGAGGGTCGGGGTCCTGGTCCACTGCACTCACGGCCACGACAGGACGGGCCTGGCAGTGGGCATGCACCGGGTCGTCAACTGCAAGTGGACGAAGGACGCAGCCTACCAGGAGATGCTGAAGATGGGCTTCCACCCAGAGTTGCACGGTCTCCAGGAGTTCTGGGAGAGCTTCAGGCCTTGACGGCCTTCATCGGCGACGGTGTCAGCCCCTGTGGCGACACGTTTCCCTGACGGTCGACGATGAGGCCCGCTGGCCGCAGCACCGGCATCAGCTGCTCAGGCGTCACGCCGATCCAGCTCGCCAGCTCCTCGACCGAGACCTTGCCTGGCTCCTGGAACGACCGGTCGCCCTTGCGGCCCGACTGCATCGAGTTCATGTAGAGGTCCTCGAAGGTCGTCATCACTTCTTGTGGACTGACGCGTCCGCGAGCCTCGTCCAGGTTGTACCAGGTTCGCCCGCAGTCCTTGCACTTGACGAAGCCGTCGCCGAACGGGACGACCCGCTCGCCGCCGCACTTGCACATCAGGTGGTTGCGATCATCAGGTCCTTCATCCCACTCAGACCCCGGGCCGCCGATGCGTTCACGGCCCCTCATCGGCCTGGGCACGACCTCAGAGACGAGCTTTTTGAGCCTGCCGACCGTCGTCTTCATCACTCGTCCCCGTGGCTCTTGTTGTAGGAAGCCCAGGCGACTGCGAAGGGGTTGATGCCCTTCTTCTTCTTCAGGGCCCTGACCTGCTTCTCGCGGCCGGGAGGTGCCTTCTCATCGAGGTCCATCTCCTCGTCCATGCCCACGCACTCGTCCTCGTTGCCGAGGTCATCTTCATCGAGCTCTTCATCCATGCTGGGCGGCGTGCTGCTGGTGCTGCCACCGCCGCTGGACGGCGACGGAGCGCTGGTCGTGGAACCGCTGGTGGGTGCGGGAGGCGCTGCCTCTTCGTCCATCTCGTCTTCGTCCATTTCGGCAGGCATCGGTGTGGGACCGCCCATCGGCTTCGACGGCGGCGCATTGGGCTGCGGTGCACTTGAGGCCGCTGCGCCCTGGGTGCCGCGACCCGAACCTGAGGCCGGGATGCCCTCCATGTCCTTGACTTTGAGGCCCTGGGCGATCTTGCCACCGCCTCCTGCCGTTGCACCCGCGGTGCTCTTGACGACCACGACTGCGGTGCCTGCGGGGGCAGCCGGGGCGCCCGCAGCCTTCGGCGGTCCCGCCGGGGGTTCCATCGCCGTTGGCATCATGCCGCAGTTGGTGCAGCACTGGTCCAGGCCCATCATGCCACCGCACTGGTCACAAGCGGCAGGCATTGCGGCCTCGAACTTGGCTCCCCAACCGCGGTTGCCCATGTCCTTCTTCTTGCCTCCCTTGCTTGGGGGAGCCTGGTGGTCTCCCTGAGCGTCGCCGATGGGCTCTCCGAACCGTTCGAGCAGGTGCTCCATGATCTTTGCGACAGCGGCTTCAGACAGGCGGGGCTTCATGAGGGGTAAGTATGCAGTTCCTGGTGTAGGATGTCGAGATGAGGAAGAGCAAGCCCCAGGTGCTCATGGAGTTCACTAAACACCTCTTCGAGCGCGACCCGATGGGGATCTGTTACCCTGACAACCCCAACAAGGAGACCGAATACGACGGAGAAGCGTTGTCGATCTTGTCGAGGTTCGTCGAGGCCCACATCATCAGCATGCCGCCGGAGGACGCCGCTGAGCTGTCCTTCTACTTGGTACAGAACGCTTTCGAGTTCTGGTTCACCCACCCGTTGCGTGACGAAGACAAGGCCCGTTCGTTGGCAGCAGAACTGCTCGACATCTTCCAGTCAGCCTACCCTGAACAGGATGAAGAACCCGTGGTAGTGTCTGCAGATGAAGAACGTTCTGGTGACGGGAGCCGCGGGCTTCCTGGGGTCGCACCTGGCGAAACACCACCTGGAAAAGGGTGACCGGGTCCTCGGCATTGACGACTTCTGCTCGTCCAAGACCGGCTCACAGCACCTGAAGGACCTGTGTTCCTACGAGGGGTTCAGCTTCGTCGAGTGTGACATTACAAAGTCCATCGTCAGCGACCATGTCGGCGGGTGGCAGCACCAGCACAAGGGCTTGCACCTCATCTACAACTTCGCCTGTCCGGCCTCACCACCGAGGTACCAGGAGCAGCCGGTCCACACGATGCTGACGTGCGTTGTCGGCACTGAACGGATGCTGAAGCTGGCCTACTTCTACGATTGTACGTTGGTCCACGCATCTACTTCAGAGGTCTACGGTGACCCCGATTGCAGCCCACAGCCCGAGACGTACAGGGGACAGGTCAACTCGTACGGGCCCAGGGCCTGCTACGATGAGGGCAAGCGAGCCGCAGAAGCGTTGTGCTTCGACTACCTGAACACCGTCGGCGTCGATGCAAGGCTCGTCAGGATCTTCAACACCTACGGTCCCAACATGGACCCGTTCGACGGCCGCGTCGTCAGCAACTTCATTCGCCAGGCCTTGAAGGACGAGCCGCTGACGGTCTACGGCGATGGGCAACAGAGCCGGTCGTTCTGCTACGTGGACGACCTGATCCGGGGCATCGTCGCGTTGGGCGAGCTGCCTGACAACCCACGCAGTCCCATCAACCTGGGCAACCCAATCGAGTTCACGGTGATGGAGCTGGCGTCCCGGGTCCATGCCAAGCTGAAGTGCAGCACGGCGATCAAGCACGAGCCGTTGCCCATCGACGACCCGACCCAACGTTGCCCCGACATCACCAGGGCAAAACAGCTGCTCGGGTGGGAGCCCAGGGTCCACCTTGGCGAGGGCCTTGACAAGACCATCGCGTACTTCAAGACCATTGTCAGGTGACGGGAGGGGGAGGCGAGATCGCTCACACGGCCATAGTTAACCGTCGGAGGATTTCACATGTCAGTTGGTACTACCCTTGTTGATGTCTGCTCGTACGCCGCAGCAGGCCTGCTCGCAGCCAGCAAGCTGCTCACCGCAGTCCAGCCCCTGTGGGCCAAGCTGCCCAAGTGGCTCGCCGTCGCTCTCCCTGTCGTCGTCCTGGACATCCCGCAGGTCGCCGCCGCCGTCGGTGGCGTGACGACGGGCACTGACCTTGTCACCGCAGTGGTCACCAGCGTCGCCCTGCTGCTCCCCGGTCTCGAGGCTGCGGAAGCATCGTCCGGCTCCTGAGCACGAACGTCAGCTGAGACGAACATGGCCCTGACCGGGCCATTCGTCGTTAAGGTGTAGAGGACGAGCTGCCCATGGTACGATTGGCGCCATGGGCTGGGCAAGCGGTTCTTCACTCTTCACTGCCGTCATCACCGCGGCGAAACGCTACATCAAGGACGACAAGGCACGTCGCAAGTTCTACCTCGCGATCCTGCCTGAGTTCAACGGGCACGACTGGGACACCCAGGCCGAGTGCAATGGCCAGGACCCAGTCTTCGACAGGATCCTGCGTGAGCAGGGTTACTACGAAGAGGGCGACTGGGGAGAGCCCGAAGAAGAGGAGGACGAATGACACGCGTCTCGAAAGGTGAGACTGTCATGCTCGCTTCGGGAGGGCCCAAGATGACAGTGAAAGAGGTGGACGACAAGAGGTACGATAGTGCTTACCGGACTCACGATCGAGACCGGGTCTGCACCGTGTCTTGCGTCTGGTTCGACACGGGCAATGAGGTCCGTGAAGAAGACTTCGACATCGAGCTGTTGGTGAAAGCATGAGCTGGCACAAAGTCCCACCCCGCATCAAGGACATGGTTGCCTACGAGGCCCAGAAGACGCAACCCAACCTCCGCTCTGGGGGCCGCGACGCCGACGAGAAGCTGGCTCACACCTACATGGGCTTCACCGTCGAGGCGATGGACTTCTACCTCCGCGGCGAGATCATGGAGTGGGTCGCCCAGCGTCGGCGTCTCAGGGGCAAGGACTGGGACGGTGGCATCGACCGTGATGACGGGGTCAATATCAAAGCGATCCCGGAGGACGGTGGCTTCGTCGTCGTCAACGATGACACTGCGGAGAAGTACTTGGTCTACGAGTACTGCCCGGCCCAGGGTGTGCGCCGCCTTGGCACTTTCGAGAAGAGAAACATCAGGCCAATCGTTCTCCCGGACGGTACCATCAAGCGCGGCGTCTACAGGCACCAGATCATCACATGAGCAGAGTCCCGTCCCGATTCGTTGGCCTTCACAACCACACCGGGTTCTCGCCGTTCGACGGCCTGGGCTACCCGGACGAGCACTTCAAGTACTGCATGGAGAATGGCATCGACGCCCATGCCATCACTGAGCACGGGAACCTCAACTCCTATGCTCACGCCCAGCTCTGGATCGAGGAATGGGGCAAGAACAACAAGGACAAGAAGTTCAAGTACATCCCAGGCATCGAGGCGTACTACCACCCCGACCTCGAGCAGTGGAAGCGCGACTACGCCGCTGCTGAACAAGCGAAGCTCGACAAGAAAGCGGCAAAGAAGCTCAAAGAAAAGGAAGAGGAGCTGCCGACCAAGGTCGTCGCTGTCGTGGACCAGAACGACGAGACCGAGGAGGTCGAGACGACCAACGCTCTCACCGTCGAGAACGAGGACGAGACCAAGTCGACCAAGCACTTCAACCCGGTCAACCGGCGACACCACCTGGTGGTCCTCCCGAAGAACCAGAAGGGCCTGCTCCAGATCTTCGGTGCCTCCAGCAAGGCGTACCTCAACGGCTTCTACAAGTTCCCGCGCATGGACTGGAACATCCTCCATGAAGCGGGCAAGGACGGCAACCTCGTCGTCACCTCGGCTTGCATCGGTGGGATGCCTGCCTATGCAGTCTTCCAGGAGATGCAGAAGGTCTCATTCGACCAGTTCACCGAGAAGCTGCTGGATGACCCAGTCCTGCTGGAACGGTGCGTCGCCGCAGTGGGCAACGTCTACGAACAGATGGTCAGTGCTGTCGGTGAGGGCAACTACTTCCTGGAGCTGCAGTTCAACCGGTTGCCCGCCCAGAACCTCGTCAACCGTGCCATCATCGAGTTCTGTCGCCGCAACGGCAAGACCAAGCAGCTGGTGGTGACCGGTGATGCCCACTACTTCAACCCCGACCGTTGGAAGGACCGCGAGCTCTACAAGAAGCTCGGCTGGATGAACTACCAGACGATCAACGCTGACTCCCTGTCCAAGTCGAAGGAGGAGCTCAAGTGTGAGCTCTACCCGAAAAACGCCAGGCAGATGTGGGACGAGTACCTGAAGTCGAAGGAGGACACCAACTTCTACGATGACGACCTGGTCGCTGACGCCATCGAGCGGACCCACGACATCGCCCACATGGTCATCGGGGAGGTGCCTCCTGACCGGTCGCCCAAGTTCCCCAACAAGCTGCTGATCCCAGAGGGGACGCCGAGCTTCAACCACCTCGTCAAGCTCTGCAAGGAGGGGATGCAGAAGCGTGGTCTGGCCGACAAGCCCGACTACATCGCCCGTATCACCGAGGAGCTCGGTGTCATCAAGCAGATGAAGAACTCTGACTACTTCATCTCGTACCAGAAGATCATGGAGCTGGCACGCAAGGTGTGCCTGTGTGGCCCCGGCCGCGGCTCTGGCGGCGGCTCGTTGGTCGCCTACGTGCTGTACATCACCGACTTGGACCCGTTGTTCTGGGACCTACCCTTCGCCCGGTTCCTCAGTGTCTACCGCAAGGGTGCTCCCGACATCGACACCGACCTGGCCGACCGGGACAAGGTGTTGGAACAGCTGCGGGGCTTCTTCGGTTGGGAGAACGTCGTTCCCATCTCCAACTACAACACCTTCAAGCTCAAGACGCTGGTGAAGGACATCGGCAAGTTCTACGGGGTGCCCTTCGAGGAGACCAACGCAGCGACCCGGTCCGTCGAGGACGAGGTCCGCAAGGCGACGATGAAGGAGGGCGACGACAAGAACCTCTTCGTCCTCACCTACGACGAGGCAATGGGCTTCCACTGCTGCAAAGCCAAGGAACCCAACGCGAAACCGGTGTGCCAGGGCTGCACTCCTGACTGCAAGACGCCGGTGAGCCCGTCGTTCCGGGCGTTCATCGAGAAGAACCCGGTGGTGGCCGAGTCCATCAAGATCCTGTTCAAGCAGAACCGGAGCCTGGGCCGCCATGCAGGTGGCGTCCTCATCGCTGATGACCTGCCCAACAAGATGCCGCTGGTGACATCGAAGGGGGACGGTGGCGGCCGTGAACCGCAGTCGCCCTGGGTCGAGGGCGTCAACTACAAGCACCTTGAGAAGATCGGTGAGTTCATCAAGTACGACCTGCTCGGCCTCGAGACCTTGAGGCTGATCGAGCGGACCATCGAGCTGATCCTCATCAAGGAGGGCAAGCCACACGACTTCGAGCACGTCAAGCAGTGGTACGAGGAGCACCTGCACCCGTCCGTAGTCGACTTCAACGACCCGAAGCCCTACGAGGTCTACGAGAAGGCGAAGTGGGGTGGCATCTTCCAACTCACCAGCCAGGGCGCCCAGCGGCTGTTCGTCAAGGCCAAGCCGAAGTCGATCATCGACATCGCGACCCTGACCAGCATCTACCGGCCTGGCCCCCTGGCGGCCCACGTTGACAAGCTCTACTTGGAGGCGAAGAACGAGGGCAAGGAGCTGGAGTGGGGCGATCACCGCATCAACGACATCCTGAAGAAGACGTTCTCCTGCATCATCTTCCAGGAACAGGTCATGGAGCTGGCCGAGAAGGTGGCCGGCTTCCCGAAGGACAAGTGTGACGAGGTCCGCCGCGCCATCATGAAGCGCAGCATCTCCGGCGGTGAAGCGGCGAAGAAGGCTGCACAGGAGACCCGCGACTCCTTCGTCCAGGGCTGCATCAAGAACGGCTACACCGACAAGGTCGCTAACAACCTCTACGACAAGATCCTCTACTTTGCCGGCTACGGCTTCAACAAGGCCCACGCGGTGGCGTACGCCATCGACTCGTTCTGGTGCGCCTGGCTGATGACGTACTACGAGGAACAGTGGATGAGCGCCTACCTCGAGGCGTACTCGAAGACGCCGGTCAAGCGGGCCAAGGCGTTCGGTGAGGCTCGGGCTCTTGGGTACACCATCGTTCCGATCGACATCAACCATGCCAACCTGGGCTGGACGGTGCTGCCCGGCAAGAAGCTGATGCCCAGCATGACGTCGGTGAAGGGCGTCGGTGACACTGCGGTCGAGGAGCTGATGTCGATGCGACCCATCGACAACATCGAGGACCTGCTGTGGAACGAGGACGGCACCTGGCGGCCCAGCAAGTTCAACAAGAAGGCGATGGAGGCCCTGATCAAGGTGGGGGCCTTCGACTCCGTGGGCTGCATTGGACCCGACAAGGTCTTCAAGTCGTACCACCACATGTATGAGACCTTGATGGGCGGCTTCGAGGAGGAGGTTCCCATCAAGAAGGGCAGCGAGGACACCAAGGTCGTCTTCCGCGAACACGCCGCCTTGATCCGCAAGTCCTCCAAGAAGGACCCGCACGAGGGCCGGAAGAACTTCTACGAGCTGGCCCGGGCTCTGGCCGACACCGAGGCGGCCGAGGAGTGGACCAAGCGGGAGAAGGTCGAGTTCTACTCGTTCTACTTCGGCACCAGCGACGTGACCCAGATGTTCGACTCCGCCCTGCTCGACAAGCTCGACAGGATGGGAGTCATCCCGATCGAGGACCTCGACTACGGGGAGAACAAGTACTGCTGGTTCGTCACCGTCCTGGCTGCGGGGAAGAAGGGTGGGAAGCCCACCGCTGGCATCCAGAAAAAGACCCGCAACGGGAAGGGGTACATCCAAGCCTTCGTCACGGGCCCGGTGGGCAAGCCAGTTCGCCTCACCGTGTGGGGGCGAGAGGAACTGTACGAGCCCTTCAAGCTGATGGCGGCCGAGGTCCGACGGGACGACTACGGGTTCGCGACGAGCGGCAACAAGGTAAAGGAGATCGCATGAGCTGGCCCAAGGCATTCGTGAGCTACAAGGGGCAGACCCGGACGGCAACGGTGTGGGGACTGTACGCGAGCCCCCGCAGTTGGGTGGTGGTCGATGGGAAACCGGCTGACATGCCCCAGCTCGCTGTCGAGATCTACTGCCCAGACGGGCCGACTGAATGGCCCGACTCGAGGTACAAGAGCTTCATCATCCCGATCACTGACGTCAGGTCGATCAATTGGGAATGCCTCGAGCACTTCAAGAACCGGGTCACCGCACAGTGGTGGATCGACCACGGGGTGAAGTGCCACGTTGACGGCTACGGTGCCGACGTCAAGCAGGTCGACCTCGACAAACAACTGAAGGGGACGCCGTGACTGACACTGGCCCGTACCCGTGCCCAGGCTGTGGCAAGCCCTACCTAGCGTTCGACCCGAAAGTGTGGCACTCTGACCCCGGCACTTGCCGTGACTGCAGATCGTGTCCCGACTGCAAGACCCTGTTCAAGGATGTCAAGCCCCACTCACAGTGCGCAACGTGCAGGCAGAACTGGTGCATGGAACACAGTGCTGACAGGCGAGGCGCGTTCCACATCATCATGCATGGTCATTGCCAGCCCGGAGAGTGGTGATGAGCCAGGGCATCAGCTCCGACGGAGCCGTCGTCATCAACGTGTCGAACCAGGCGTCCGCTGACACTGACTGCGACTGATCAGGACCTGAAGATCTTCCGGACCCGTTCGTACTGGTCCTTGTTGAGCTTGCGCAGCTTCGCCAGCTTGTCGGGCGACAGGTCGCGTGAGGCCTTCTTGTCGACGTTGCTCTCGAGGCCCGCTTGGAAGCCCGCCAGCACTCGGTCCAACAGGTCGGGCTCGTCCAGGGTCCGGGCCAGGCCAACGATACCCATCGCCAGGTCATCGATGTTGATGGCCTCAGGGTCCAGGCCGGGATGTTCCTCCAGCATCGGGTCGATGTCGGTGGCACCCAGGTATTGGGCGATGTCCAGCAGGAAGGTCCTGAAGTTGTTGGAGACCCGCTTGAAGCTGACGCCGGACCTGACGTTGCTGGCGACGCGTTGGTCACCCTTCATCCGGGCCAACACGCCCTCGGTGCCGATGTTGAGGGTCAGGGCATCGCCCAAGGCCTTGTAGAGGTTGCCGCTGACGTAGCCCTTGATGCCACGTTCAGGGGTGTAGCGTCCCTTCATCCAGTCAGCGTGCTCTGGATGTGTCATGACGGTATCGACCTGGACGGCCTCGCCACCGGGCAGCCTGATGACGACCTGAGTGGGGGCACCCTTCAGGGTTAGGGCCACGTCAACGTGAGCGGGCGTCGTCTTCAGGTACTGCACCAACAGGGCTTCATAGTCCCGCTCGGAAGCAGCATCGGCCTTGCGTTGATCGGTCAGCTCCTCGGTGTCGTAGCTGACCGGGATCGACACCAGGTAGTCAACGTCGCCGTAGATCATCTCAGGCTTGTCGACGATGTCACGGTGTGCATGGGTCGATGAGCCAGATGGGCCCATCGGTTTGACGGGCTCATGGCCACGTCTCTGGAGCCAGGTGTTCCAACCCTTGAGAAAGCCCTCGTAGGTTTCAACAGCCTGTTTGACCAGCTTGGGAGTCAGGTCGACACGTTCATGTGGGGGCAGCTTCAGGCCACCCTCAGTCAGACCGCACCAGATGAGGTGGCGCAGCTGTGACACCGCCAGCAGCACGGGTCAGCCCTCGACGGGATCCCACGTCTGTTCGTGGTCACCCTGGATCTTCTTGACCTTCAGCTTGTTGTCGTCTGTCGCTTGGAGCACCGCGAGCTCGCCTGGCGTGAACTGCGTGTCGGCCGGAGCGCCGTAGGCCTGGCCCTTCAGCCTGGTGTGGGCGGGTTTGCCGGCCTTGCGACCGTAGATCTTGTAGGAGACCTTCGGACCCGTCGGACGAGCGGCTCCGGCGGCACGGGTGGGTTCTGCACTTGCGGGTGACGACTTCTTGACAGGCGGTGGCACGTTCTTCTCCTTGGAAGCAGGAGTGTGCCCGCCCTCTGCGGCCCACAGCGGGTAGTTGACGACGAGGAACCTGTCACCGTGCTTGACGACGGCACGGTTTGACTCGCGGTTGTAGCTGCTGGCGCCCTTGGCCAGGCCGTAGAGGTTCTTGACGAAGACGACGGCCGAGTTGCCAGGCAGCTGGACCTTGGGCAGCTCCTTGAGCACCTTGACCTCGCCGCTGGGCATGGTGATCTTGTACATCTTGGTGCCCGGGTGCAGGCGCTTCATGCGCCGCGAGCGTTCCGGGTTGAGCTTCTGGTACTTGCCGTTGACCTTCAACGGGTTGCCGTTGCGGTCGACCTCAACCTCCTCCATGTCGATCTCACCCTTCTCGTAGCCGGTGATGTCGAGAGCATCACGGAGCTCGGGGGTGTAGTAGGTCTTGCCGGGCCTTGCCGTGGCCGAGGTGACCGTCGCTTCGGGGCGCTCGCCGTAGCCCTTGTGCCGCTGCAGGACCTCCAACGCAGCGCTGGCGCCCGACGGGGTCAGCCTGAACAGGGCACCCTTGTTGATGCCGGGAGGCGACCAGTACCAGCCTTTGCCACCCGAGGTCGACCCACGGTAGATCTCCTGGGTGTAGCGGTTGGTCTGCCACAGCTCCTTGGAGCCACCAGAACCCATCCAGTCCTGGAAGGCATCGCCGATCTCTTCACGGGTCGCGTGGCCGTTGTTCTGCAGCAGGTAGACGGCGATGAACTCGTGGACGTCGACCGACCGTGCAGGCAGGTCACGCCAGCTCGGGTTCATGATGTCGGGTGTGGAGTCATCGTCCATCGCCTCGTTCAGGACCTCGATCAGCATCAGGTTGTTCATCGACCGGAGCAGGGCCTCGGTGGCGACAACAGCCGACAGAGCTTTCAGGGTCTTCCTTGCGGCCTTGCGGATGAACTCATCGCTGTCACGCTTCAGAGCATCCAGGATGTCACGGGGTGCCTTGTCGTTGCTGGCAACGCTGGCGCGGACGGCGGTGGCTTCGTCACCAGCCAGGCGAGTGAGGGTCTCAGCCGGGGTGTTGGTGTTGGCAGCGACCGCAGCACGGGTCGACACCGACTCGTCGGTCGATAGCCCCTCGAGGGCAGCGGGCGGGGTCACCGGGTTGTGGGCGATGGCGAAGCGGTACGCGCTGTTCTTGCTCTTGGCGAACTTCGCAGCGTTCCCAGCACCGATGGCCGGGTTCTGCAGCATCGCGGTCCGGGCCTCAGCGTCCTTGTTGTTCGACCACAGCGACTCGATGTCTTCGGTCGTCAGGTTGACAGTCCGCAGCGTCTGGTAGAGGTCGTACTTCTTCAGGCCCTTATTGCGCATCAGCGTTGTCAGGGCAGCGACCATCGCGTCGCTCGGGACGTTGGGCAGCTTCATGAACTGCTGGAGCTGGTGGGCGTCCTTGACCTGGAGCTGGCGGATCATCTCGGGCTTCAGCCGCACTTCCTCCGGGTGGTTGAGGATCATGTCGGTGACGGTGCCGTAGCCGCTGCGCTCGCCGGCGTCCTTCTGCATCGCCTGCTTGAACTGCTCGTCGGTGATGTTGCCTGACTTGATGAGCTCCCAGTACACCTGACGGGCGGCCTCGGCGCTCTTGAACTTGGCGACGGCTTCGGCGATCTTCTTCTTGACCTCCTCGGGGCACGACGGGTTGGTGAAGAGACGGGCCAGGATCGTCTCGTCTCCGGTGGCTGCCAGCTCTGCGAAGCCCTCGGGCGGCAGGTTGGCGTTGGTCATCATCCGTTCGAGGTAGTAGTTGCCGCTCCAATAGCTGCCACCCTCGGGGCGGGCGCTGGCGATCCACTTCATCACGGCCAACGCGGCCTCAGGTTGCAGCTGGTCGGAGCGGTCCGACAACGCGCTCATGATGTTGGAGCGCTTGTCTTGGTACCAGTCACGGGGAGCCGGGTAGTCGTCGAACTTGGCGATCAGGGCCTTGACTACATCGGTCGTCAGCTTGCCCTTCGAAGCGATCTGTTGGAGGCCCGTCTCGCTGACCTTGTCGCCCTTCATCAGGGCCTGGACGTGCTCGTCGACAGCCTTCTGGGCTTCCTCGACCTCGCGGGTAATCGGGTTGGCCTTGACGTGGGCCTCGATCTTCTTCCAGATCTCGGGCCACTTGTCACCGACGTGGTCGGCGACGGTCTTCATGCTGACCAGCTTGTCGCTGGCATCGTAGACCTGGATGCGATCGCCCGTGGCCGACTGGCCCGCCGAGATGATGGCGAGGGCGTACTTCGACGACGGCGTCTTGGAGTCCAGCTGCTTCTTGTCGATGACGAAGTAGAACTTGTTGTTGCTCTCCGAGTACGACTTGTAGTAGTTGCGGGACGCGGTCGCGGCGATGCACCAGCGGGTGCCGACTCCGTACTTCTGTGACGACTCGGTGGTGTGGGGCCGGACAACGAGCCAGTGGTCGTCGTTGTAGATGGTGTCGGTGTCAGCCCGGGCCTGCTTGGCGACCTGGCTCTTGGTCTTCTTCTCGCCCAGCTCGTCGACGGCCTTCTCGATCTCACCGACGTCCTTGTACTGGTTGATGTCCTTCTGCTTCAGGCGGTGGACGTGCCCGTCGAACAGGCGGATGACCTGGACCACGACCTCGACAGAGAACCCGTCGTCGACCTGGCCGGCGCCCCACATCAGGTACTTGTTGTTGGAGCCTGCGGGCTGGTTGGCGACGAGCTGTTGCCAGTCGTCTTCCTCGATGTCCGGGAACTTCTCACGGGCGTCGTCGACCCTACCCTCAACCAGCAGGAAGGAGAAGTATTCCTTCAGGACGCTAAGCCTGACCCTCATGAACCAGTAAGTATCGATTTCCGGGCACAGGGTGTAGGATAGTCCCCATGTACGTGGGACGGCAACGGATCGTGTTCTTCGTCGGTCCTGACATGTGTGGCAAGACCGAGATTAGCCAGGCCCTCTCGAGGGTCACTGACATCCCCTACTTCAAGGCGTCGAGCGAGCACGATGCCTTCCTGTCGAGCCGGGTCTCGAAGCGTGAGCTGTTCCTGCAGCAGCTCCGTTACGCCGACCCACGGGTCATGGACCTGTTGAGGCAGACGGGTGCCAGCGTCATCTTTGACCGCGGGTTCCCGTGCGAATACGCCTACAGCAAGGTCTTCGGCCGCGAGACCGACACCAAGATGCTGAAGCACCTGGATGAGGAGTGGTCCAAGCTCGATGCGAGGATCGTCCTGTGTGCCAGGACCAGCTACGCCAACGTGGTGGATGACCTGGACCCGACCGTCAAGGGCGAGACCCTCCAGCAACTCCATGACGCCTACCTCGACTTCGCTAGCTGGACCAAGTGCAAGCTGTTGAAGCTCAACGTCGACGATGAGAACCTCCAACGAGAGCTCGATGAGGTGCACTACTTCATCTACAGGGTGGTATGATGATGTGGTACTACGACACGGTCAGTGGGAAGTGGCACTGGTGGCCGGGCACGACGCCTCCCAACAACGGTGACAAGGCCTACTGCGGTCACGTGTTCGACAACAACTGCAGCCAACAGGGCACCACCCAAGCGAACAGGTGCACCACCTGTCGGACCAACGGTGTCAAGTCGTGAGCAGGTGCCTCTCCTGCAAGAAGCCGACGCCCGAGGGCCACAACTTCTGTGAGTGGGAGTGTCACGTCAACTACGCCATCATGAACGGTGGCAAGGAGCTGCGGCCCAACCACCTGCCCGTCAAGTGCATCAGACACGACAACCTGATGCTGGAGCACGCGCACGGCGACCACCCGGACTACAAGTTCCCGGTCGAGGTCACCTACTTGGGTCAAAAGCCCGACTTGCCCGAGTGGGACGATTCGTACGGAAATCAGACCCACGCTCTGATCTACACCGACGGTTACATTGCGGTGACGATGTATGAGTGCACCTACGCGATGTGGTACGTCCGCGACGGCATGATCGCCGGAGGCAGCCTGTGGAAGAAGGACCGCTGGCAGCTGAGCGACCTGGCGTTGGAAGAGATCAGGAAGCGGTGGCCCGCATGAAGTGTAAGGAACACCTGCGCTACACGGCGACCCGGCACCCGGTCAAGACGCAGAAGTACCCTGATGGCTGCCCGACGTGTTGGGGCGTCTGGGAAGACGCCAAGACCAATGCCAAGAGGCGAGCCAAGACCGTCACCGTCGAGTTCGATCCGCTGGAGGCGCGGAGATTGCTCCTGTTGCTGACCCAGTCACGTCCAGTCGCCGCGCTCGAGCGGTTGTACCAGCTCGCTGCCACGGTGAACCCGGTCGAGGCTCGTTCACTGACCAACTCGGTCATGGGTGTGTACACCCAGCTCGACAAGTTGAAGATGTTGCTAGCCATTTCACTGAAGGAGATGACATGAGCGAGGCAGAATCGAAGCAGCGACTGCTGGACGCGTTGCCACACCTGCGCCTGGCCATGGAGGTGGCCAAGGTCGCCGAGCCCGAGGGCAAGGTGTTGCTGGCGATCATCGCCAAGAAGGAAGATGGCTCGGGGACGGTGGCTTGCTCGTTCGAGGGTGAACAGTTCCTGACAGACATCGCCGCGTTGTGCGGCGTTGCCGACAAGCCGGGCTGGATGAACGACTTCGATGAAGAGGTCCTGGGAACGGACGAGGAGAAGCCCTCGTGAAGCTGTACTGGCTGGACCTTGAGACGACAGGGCTGGACCCGGCGAACACCCAGGTGCTCGAGGTGTCGGTGGCGACCGCAGACCTGCGTGATCCCTTCAACATCACCCGGATCTACGACGCGGTCCTGGAGCTGCAGACGCCGGTCGAGAAGCTCGACCCGTTCATCATCAACATGCACACCAAGAACGGGTTGCTGTCAGAGTGCATGTGCATCGCCGCCAAGTCCCGAGCCCGGGTCGACGAGGAGCTGTCCTCCCTGGTGGAGTGGGTCGAGGACAAAGACGAGCGTGCCACGCTGGCCGGCTCGAGCATCCACTTCGACCATTCGTACATCAAGGTCCACCTCCCGCTGACGAACAAGAAGCTGTCGCACCGTCACTACGACGTGTCGGCCCTGAAGCTGTTCTGCCAGTCGATGGGGATGCCGCGGTTCAAGAAGGCCGAGGCGCACCGTGCCTGGGATGACATCGTCGAGAGCGTCACTCACGCTCGAGAGTGTACTGAGTGGTTGAAGCAGAACCTAAAGTGACCCGACCGGGTAGGGTGAAACCATGAAGCGTCTCCTGGTCCAGACACAGCTCAGCAACATCAACTACAAGCACAACAAGTTCGACCTGGCCTGTGACAGCGGTTGGCAGATGGTGATGGGAAGGGTCCGCGAGATGCTGGCCCGCAACCCGGAACTGGACATCACCGTGATGTGCCCACAGATGGGTGACGACGAGCCCCAAGAGAATCAGTGTGTTGAGCACCCGGTCGACATCAGCCGGGTCCTGTGGGAGAAGCACGGACCGGACGGCGACCGACGCCTCCACTTCTTCGGCCACAACATCCTGCCCAACGCCCTGGTGACCCGCTTCGACTTCGATTGGTCGGGCCTGGCTTGTGGCCTGGACCTCGGCATGATGAAGATCGGTCGCACCCCCAAGTACGACGCCGTCTACATCAACGACCCGATGCACCTGCGGAACTTCAAGGCGATGTTTCACGTCATCGCCGGTTACCAGCCAAGGTTCTACGTTCACTCCCACTTCGTCGACGTGCCTGAAGCTCCCAAGTTCCCGGCAGAGTGCAGCCTGTGGCTGGGCCAGTGCGAGGCGGCGTTGAGGGCCGACTACAACTTCTGGCAGTGCGAGAGCTCGATGCTGCAATTCTTCGACAGCATGGGCAAGTGGTTCACCCAGGACGTGGTGGACGATGTCCGGGCCAAGTCGGTGCCCTGGGACGACGGGTACTCGCAGATGGAGACGACTGACCCAGTCGACGAGGAGCGGATGCGCTTCACCCGCCAGGAGTGGGAGGAGAAGACAAAGGGCAAGGTCGTCCTGTTCTTCCCGAACCGCATCAGCCCCAGCAGCGGCGACTACACCAACGGCATGAAGTTCATGTTCGAGGTGTTGCCCAAGCTGCGCCAGCGGCGCCAGGACTTCGTCGTGGTGTGCGGCAACCCAAACCAGAAGTTCTCCAACAAGGAGCTCGAGGAGAAGTGCGGGGCCAACGGCTACATCAAGCTGACGGAGGATACCTTCGACCGCAACGAGTACAAGTTCGTCGGCCGCCATTCCCACATCGCCCTGGGCCTCTACAACGTTGACCCCTACGGCGGGACGGCAGCCAGAGAACTCGTCGAGCTCGGGTGTATGCCACTGTGGCTCGACAACTTCGAGTATTCGAGCCTGGCCCGAGAGGCCGGGATGGACGGGATGCTGGCCCGGCCCGACCTCAGCGACCTGGTCGACAAAGCGGAGTGGTTGATCGATTACGTCAAGTCCGCGCCCAACCCGTCTGACCTCCGGGCACCCCTCCTGCAGGTCGTCAGGAACCGGTGCTCCTACGAGGCCACCACGCCCGCGGTGATGCGACGGATGGGTCTCCTGGCCTGATAGTTACAGGTCATGAACGAGAAGCAGCTCAGGGCCCTGGTGCGTGAAGAGGTGGAGTCCGTCCTCACTGAGGAAGCCCAGATCGACAGCCATCCCAAGTTCCGTCGGCTGGTCGAGGCCAAACTGGGTCGCAAGTTCGCAAACAGCGACGAGCACTGGGACCTGACGTACATGTCGTGGTCATCTGCGCTCCAGGAGACCGACGGCAGGAAACCCGACAAGGAAGTCGTCGACTTCTACGTCAACGAAGCGGCGAAGAAGATCCTCCCCGAGAGCGCCCACCAGCACATGGAAGAGGTCACCTGGGACGACGTCAAACGTTGGGCTCCCGATGCGTTCGCAGCAGCGATGCAGAACGGTTACACGGCCCTTCAGCCCTTCCTGTTCGAGCCGCTGGACTCTGATGATCCGACGGTAGACGTTGACGGCGAGCCTTGGGTCCTCCACATCGAGAACGAGCCCGTTGAGTTCCAGGATCCCGAGCAAGCGTACGATTGGGACCCAGACGCCGGCGAGTGGATGGACCTGCTCTACCACAGCTAAGCGCTGAACTTCTGTGCCTGGGCGAGTTAGGATCCGCCCATGCATGTCCTTGTAACTGGCGGCGCCGGCTTCATCGGGTCCAACCTGGTGGCCCGGTGCCTGCAAGAGGGGTGGGCTGTCGACACCGTCGACGATCTGTCAAACGGGAACCTGGCGTTCGTCCCACATGGCCAGCCCGTCATCGTCAAGGACTTTGCTGATCCCGAGGTCATCCACGAGATCAAGCAGGGCCGCTACGACGTCGTCTTCCACCTAGCAGCGGTGCCCAGGGTCTCGTACTCGGTCGAGCACCCGTTGGAGACCAACCACACCAACGTCTCTCGGACGCTGGCGTTGATGGACGCCTGTCGGGAAAACGTCAAGCGTTTCGTCTTCGCATCCAGCTCGTCGGTCTACGGTGGGGCCGATGTTCTGCCCACTCCAGAGACGGAGCCCAAGAACCCGAAGTCGCCCTACGCCCTCCAGAAGTCGATCATCGAGGACTACCTGAAGCTGTACCGGGATCTGTATCGGCTCGACAGCGTCTGTCTCCGCTTCTTCAACGTCTTCGGTCCCAACCAGCTCGGCGATTCGCCATACGCGACGGCGGTGTCAGCATGGCTGACGGCGATCAAGAAGGGCGTGCCGCTCCGTAGCGACGGGGACGGTTCCCAGAGCCGGGACATGTGCTACGTTGACAACGTCACCGATTGCTGCGTCCGTGCAGCGTTGGTCGCTGACCCGCTCAACGCTGAGTGCATCAACGTGGCGTGTGGGGATCGCACGACGAACCGTGAGATCCTGACGGAGCTGGCGAAACACTACCCCCAGGCACAGGTTACTGTGGCTGGCTGGAGGCCGGGCGATGTCATGCACACGCAGGCCGACATCTCCAAAGCGAACCGTCTGCTGGGCTACACGCCGCTGGTCCGGTTCTGGGAGGGACTGGACCGGACCATCAAGTGGTACGAGAGCAACTGGGAAAGCATTGGGAACATGAGGCTCAACAAATGACGCTCTACAACTCAGCACAGGCGATCCGGGACCAGTTTGCCTCGCTCCTGGCACAGGAGAAGTTCACCAGCGTCAACCGCGAGGCGTCGATGACGGGCTTGGTCGGCAAGCGAACGATCGAGATCATCGGAGCCTCGTTCATTGCTGAGGACGAGGCGCTGTTCGGCAAGGTGGACCGGGACTACATCCACCGCGAGGAGATGTGGTACGACAGCCAGAGCCGGAACGTCAATGACATCCCGGGTGGTGCTCCCAAGGTGTGGGCGGCGGTCGCGTCGAAGGACGGCACCATCAACAGCAACTACGGCTGGACCACGTACAGCCCGGAGAACGGCAGGCAGTACGACAAGGTGCTGGCCGAGCTCAGGAAAAACCCGGAGTCGCGCCGGGCAGTCGTCATCTACACTCGCCCATCGATGTGGGAGGAGTACAACATCGATGGCCGCAGCGACTTCATGTGTACCAATGCAGTGCAGTACCTGGTCCGTGACGGGGCAGTCCACGCCTGTGTCCAGATGAGGTCCAACGACGCGGTGCTGGGCTACAAGAACGACTGGGCCTGGCAGAACACAGTACTGGGTCGCCTGGCGATGGACCTCGACCTACCCAAGGGCGACATCCACTGGAACGCCGGCAGCCTCCACGTCTACGAACGGCACTTCTACCTGGTCGATCACTTCACCAAGACGGGTGAGATCGCCGTCACCAAGTCGCAGTACAAGGAGCTCTACCCGAGCTCACCTTTCAACACCCTGGAGGCATGATCATGCAGGACAGCGATCTCATCACCTGGCGGGAGACCCTTGCGGGGTCGATCGCCAAGGCCGTCAAGGCGGCCAAGCGCCTGGGCTACTCGGGCGAGGCATTCGCATCGATGGCGTCGATCGCCTGGTCGTCATACGCGGCCGGCGAGGCAGACACCAAGCAAGCAGAGAAGAACGGCAAACACGTGATCACGGAGGACAAGAAGTCATGACATGCATCGTTGGTCTGGTGGACGGCAAGAAGGTGTGGCTCGGCGGCGACCGGGCGGCGACGGACGGCGGCCTGAACAGGACGCTGCTCAAGGAGCCCAAGATCTTCGCCAAGGGTGAGATCGGCTTCGGCGTCTGCGGCCTGCCCAAGGTGATGGACGCCCTGAAGCACGGCATCGAGCTGCCCAAGCAGGCGGGCGGTGACGACAAGACGTTCCTGGTCACCGAGCTGGTCCCCGCGATCCGCGATGGGCTCGTCAAGCTCGACGCGGCAGGCAAGGACAGCAGCCCATTCGGTGGCACCGGCGAGATCGTCTTCGAGGGCTCGATGCTGGTCGCCTACAGGGGCCGGCTCTTCAACCTCCAGGGCAACTTCCAGCTGGTGGAGGGCGACGAGAAGTTCAACTCCGTCGGCAGCGGCAGCAAGCTGGCCATCGGTTCCTTCGATGCGACCCGCAAGGTCTGGGGTGCCAAGAAACGAGTGCTGATGGCACTCGAAGCATCGACCAAGAACGCAGGTTGCGCGCCCCCGTTCGACACGCTGGTCATCAAGAGCCGGGGATGAAGCATGACCTGCATCGTCGGCCTGGTCGAGGGTGACACGATCTACTTGGGAGGCGATTCGCTTGCGAGCGATGAGGTAGGCTCCCACGTAGTAGGCCGGGCTGACGAGAAGGTCTTCATCAACGACGAGGGCCACGTCAAGGTCATCATGGGTTTCTGCGGCAGCTTCCGGGCTGGGCAGCTGTTGAGGCACGCGTTCGTTCCACCCGACCAGCCCACCAAGCACGATGACATGACGTACATGGTCGTCGACTTCGTTGACGCTCTGAGGACGACCCTGAAGGAGAAGGGTGCCCTGAAGAAGGACGACGAGGAAGAGACCCACCCGATGGCGTGCATGGTCGGCTACAAGGGCCACCTCTACGCCATCGAGGAAGACTTCGATGTTGGCCGTCCACAGGACAACTTCTACGCCATCGGAGCAGGCGGGCAGATCGCTTTCGGCGCCCTGCATGCGACCCGGAACAGCGGGATGCCCCCACGGGAACGGGTCAAGCTGGCGCTCGAAGCAGCCGAGAAGTACAACGCGGCATGCCGCGGTCCCCACACCATCTTGGAGTTGAAGCGCGAATGAGTGGTCAGAACCCGACGCTAGCGGTCTATGTTGGACCGATGTTCAGCAGCAAGACGACAAAGCTGTTGCTCTCGCTGGAGCGTGCCAAGTACCAGGGCAAGCGGATCATGGCGTTCAAGCCTGCGATCGATGCCCGGTACAGCCACAGCGAGATCGTCAGCCACTCGGGCTGGCGGTACCCCTCGATCCTGGTCAAAGAGGGTGCCGACATCCTTGGCGCCTTGGCCGACGCTGAACAGACACCCGAGGTGGTGGCTGTCGACGAGGCCTTCATGATCCCGGGTGTTGCCGAGGTCCTGATCTACCTGTACCAGCTTGGCATCGACATCGTCGTCTCCACGTTGGACCTCAACTACTTGGCCAAACCGTTCCACGAGATCGAGAAGCTGATGGCGTGGGCAACCCACGTCGAGAAGTGCAGTGCCGTCTGCACTGAGTGCGGGAGAGACGCCTACTACACCCACAAGAAGCAGACCGAGGGTGACGAGATCGAGGTCGGTGGCAGCGAGCTCTATGAGCCCCGGTGCTTTCGCCACCATCTTGCTGTCGACAAGCGAGCAAACATCACGAAAGAGTGAAAAACGGCTCCCGTCCGTGGTAGGATGGCGAAATGGAAGTCCGTAGGCTACTCAAGATCGCGTTGCACAGCGACGTGTTGTCGCTGGCAATGCTATTCGCGTCCAACGGGTACGAGCTGTACCTGGTGGGCGGGGCCGTCCGCGACGCGGTGATGGGCAAGGCGCCCAAGGACTTCGACCTCGCCACGAACGCCCGGCCCGACCAGGTCGAGGCGATGCTCCACGGGACGAACCTGTGGATGACGGACGAGGTCGGCAAGGCTTTCGGTGTCATCAGGACGAGGCGGTACACGCCTGACGGGTCGCCGTCGGAGGAGTACGAGATCGCCACGTTTCGCGAAGACATGTCGATGGGCCGTCACCCGACGGTACGCTTCGCCACGATCAAGGAAGACGTCCAGCGCCGGGACCTGACGATCAACGCCCTCTTCTACGACATCTCCAAGGAGGAGGTCGTCGACCTCGTCGGGGGCCTGGCCGACATTGACGACGGTATCATCAGGACGGTGGGCCGCCCCGAGGACCGTTTCGCGGAAGACAGGCTGAGGGTGATGCGGGCTATCCGCTTCGCTGTCAAGCTCGGCTTCAAGATCGAGTCCGAGACGTACCAAGCAATCATACGTGACAACAACCTCGATGGCGTGTCGTTCGAACGCGTCCGCGACGAGCTGGTTAGGTCGATCTCGGGAGCCCGGAGCTCGAAACGCCTGATGCGGCTCATGGACGAGCTCAACATGTGGGACCGTGTCCTGCCCGGTCTCAAGGCGTCGCCGTGCCTCGACTCGCTCGTGTCCACGCGCGGGATCGATTCCAACAACGTCCCCGTCGTGCTCGCCCTCCTGCTGGACGGCGAGGACCCGGAGACGGTGGGGAAGAGGCTGAACCACCTGAAGTACTCGGCCGAAGAGGTGGCACAGGTCACGTTCCTGCTCCGCCTCCGGGACCTGACGAAGGAGTCGGCTCCGAAGCTCCGCAAGGCGTTCAGGAGCACCGGGCTGTCACCCGACGACGTCATCGAGTACGTCAGAGCACGTGGCCTGCCCGACCGCGTGGTGTTCGCGGCTTTCTTGTCGTACCTGTCCGCTGAGCCCTACAGGGGTGAGCCCCTGATGGCCCAGGGGTTTTCGGGCAAGGCGCTGGGCATGGAACTCCAACGTCTGGAGAGCGAATTGTTCCAGAGCCTGGTGACAACATGACCAGACACGATGTGACAGAGCTTGCGCTTCCTTCTGCTTCCTTGCCTCCCACTCAGGAGATGGAAGCCCGTCCGAAGTGGAGCCCGATGCTGCGTGCGTTGGGCGCCCACTGGTGCGTTGACGGTGAGCTCTGCAAGTTCAAGGACGGGTGGTGCCCGCAGTGCGGCGCGCCCCAGCGGCGGCCCTGGCCCGAGACGTGGATGAGCGTTGCCTTCATCATGGCGGAACGGTCGTACGATCCCCGCCTTCAGGTGGGTGCCATCATCGTCAGCGCCGACAACACCCAGATGCTCAGCGTCGGGTACAACGGCAACTACAAGGGCGGACCACACCAGCACGAGTCGACCGAGCCCGGCAAGAGCGGTTTCATCCATGCCGAGGTCAACGCTCTGGTCAAGTGTGACTTCAACTTCGCCAAGAAGAAGCACATGTACGTCACCCACATGCCGTGCAAGGACTGTGCAAAGCTGATCATCAACGCCGAGATCGCTCGGGTTGTCTGGAAGATCCCGTACCGCCTCACCGAGGGGGTCGACCTGCTGAAGTCGGTGGGGGTCGAGGTCCTGTCGTTCGACGAAGCCATCGACCAAGCCCTGGCAGCGCGATAGTTACCGTGGTGAAGCCCCTGACAGAAGCAGACGTCCTCCGCGTGATGCGTGAGGAGTGGAACGCCAAGGTCGCCAAGCTCGCCGAGCAGATCGACATGGTCATGACCTCGAAGATCGGCAACAACCCGGCAGACGTGCTGTCGCCCGAGCTCAAGGTGAAGCACAAGGGATCGCAGATCCGCTACACCATCAACAGCGTCGGGCCAAGGGATGTCATCCTCAGGACCCCTGAGGGGGAGACGTTCCTGGTGTCGAAAGAGACCCTCGAAGCCGAGTACGAGCTCGACTGATGGCACGCTACTCACGCCACACCCTGTCCTACTGTGCCCTGTGCGAGGGCAACATGGTCATCTGCGCCGACTGCGGCAACAACTGCTGCAACGGGGGCACCCAAGAGATCGACGGCGTACGGTGCGGTTGCGAAGAGGCCTACGAGGACCAGACGGCCTACCTGGAAGACCCCGAGTGTGTCAGGTTCGAGAAGGACATCCGGGACCAGGTCCCGCATGATGTGCCATTCTCGCGGATCAGGCCACCCGGTGGACCGTCCGACCAGTCTTGACCTTCTCCTTCGAGAAGTCAGGCTCCCAGATCTCGGTGTCATCGACAACGAGATTTCCGTCGGTGTTGATGTCGGTGTTGAGGTTGTCGCCCTTGTGGAACCGTGACCCACGCTTCTTGAAGGTGACTAGCTTGCGGATGACCGGCTTGCCGTGCTCGTCCTTCTTGACCAGGCTCTGGTCGAGATCGAGGGATTGAACAACCTCGGTGATGTACCGCCTGAGGAGATCTTCTGACATGTCCTGCGCCCGACCCACTGGATAAGTATGGCCATGAGCTCGAACGGAAAGCCCAACGACCTCCTCGAACCCATGGCGGGGATCGACTTGGGGGAGATCATCAAGAAGTCGCTGCGGAGCCAACTTCCCGTGGTCGACGAGGCCTACGTGGCCCAGCCCAAGGCCTACAGCCAGGTCACCGAGTTCTCGTCACAGAAGACGAAGGACGCCCACGAGGCCCTCTACAAGGGCTACGTCGAGACGTTGAACCGAGTGTCGTCAGAGCTGGACACCGCAGAACGTTCGAAGGCTGACGCCAAGCACAGCGAGTTCAGGAGCCTGAAGCTCGATGAGACGTACAACCTCAACGCGGTGTGGCTCCACGAGCTGTTCTTCGGCAACTGCTTCGACCCGCATAGCGAGGTCTACATGGACTCGATGGCGTACCTCCGCCTCGAGCGAGACTTCGGCACCTTCGAGGACTGGCAGAAGGACTTCATGGGGTGTGCCCTGGCCAGCGGACAGGGTTGGGCCGTCTGCGGCTACCACCTCTACCTCCAGCGCTACATCAACACCATGGTCAGCAACCACTCACAAGACGTGATGATTGGGTTGTACCCGTTGGTCGTCGTTGACATGTGGGAACACTCCTACTACAAGGACTACCAGACCGACAAGAAGTCGTACCTCGTCGCCATGATGAGGGAGCTGAACTGGAACGTCATCGAAGAGCGAGTCAAGAAGGCCGAGGAGCTCTCACAGGTCATGGGACAGGGCCAGAAGAGGAACCAGTGATGCGTCTACGGATGGGCGACCTGCGAAGGATCATGCTGGAGGCCAAGCGTGGCCGGATGGACACCTACCTCCGCGTGCTCGAGGAAGAAGCGCCGCCAATGGAAGCGGGCACCGACAGCCAGGCGCATAGCCAGGGTGAGAGCGGCGACTCGCTCGATGAGCAGGTCGATCGTTACCTCCACCAGTACGAGTCTGACTCCAAGAAGACTGACAACTCGCTCACCAGCCCAGGCACCACATCGCAGATGGAGAGCATGGACTGGCGTGACCTGGTGAAGGGTGTCCTCATCGAGGCAGGCCAGGGCGACAAGGACTCCCAGGGCGGTGCTGATGACGCAGCTCCCGGTGCCGAGGGCATGACGGGTGATGATGACGATGAAGGCAAGCTTGGCATGGACGACCTCGATGTCGCCAAGTTCTGTGATGACGTCGTTCGCCTCATCGAGAACTACGACTCGTTGCTTGAGGTCAAGGCGACCCTGATGCGACGGGCTCGGGGCTTCCTCAACAAGAACTACAAGGGCGAGGTCCTCGAGGCCTTCGACAACGTCATGCGTGATGACCATGGCCTGGTCCCAGGCATGGACAAACAGTCTGTTGATGATGAGCGTTTCCCAGCTCCTCCAGCAGCTCGTGCAAGCGGCAGCGCTGAAGCGGGTCCCGGGGGCGGCGGCGCCGGCGGCGCGGTGTGACACGTGGAATCGTCGGGCAGGACCAGGAACGTTCACGTCAAGCTCGACCGTGACACTCACGTCAGGTTCAAGACGAGCCTGGCCTCGATGGACACCTCGATGCAGGAGGCGTTCGAGTTCTTCGCGCGTTGCGTCGCTGAGGGGAACAAGTCCGCCATCCGCATGGTCGAACAGATGAAACGTCAGCGAATCAAGGATGCCCTGTCTGGCACCGGCTTGAAGCCTGGGCTCGGCGGCAAGCGCCGGGGTGTGGGTGAACTCGACACCGACACGTTGTACGATCTGATCAACGAGGGAGAAGACCCTGATGAAGCTCCACTACCCGCCCAAGGCTGAGGACGCCGCCAGCGTCATCGACCGCATCTTCGACAAGGCAGTCGAAGCCACCCGTCCCATCAAGGACCTGGCTGAGGGCCTGAAGGCTGTCGCAGAGCAACTGGTGAACCTGGGCCAAGCAGTCGCCGTCATCGCTCACAACCAGGCGGTGCACCACCACATCATCCAGCAGATGTATGGGATGCAGATGCACATCCACAAGAAGCTGACCGAACACTCGATGGACATGTCGATGCCCGACATCGACAAGCCCAAGAAGGTCGACCCGAAAGACGATGCGGCTGCGGCTGCCGTCGAGGCCCGCAAGAAGGCCGAGCACAAGCCGAACTGAGGAGCACCATGTCGACCAAGATGTGGGGAGCGTTGTGGAACTTCTTCGCCAGTCACTGGCGGGCTTGGGTCCTGGCCACAGTGGTGCTGGTTGCATACGGAGCGTGGAAGAACCGTGCCGCCAACGCGGCCATCGTTGCCCTCAACGCGGCGAACCAGCAAGAGATCGCCCAGATCAACCAGGCACGTGCTGACGAGGAAGCCCAGCACCAGCAAGAGGTCCAGCAGCTGCAGGACTCGCTGAACCAGATCCAGCAGCAGTACCAAGCCGCACAGGCCCAGCTCGCTGCGCAACAGGCCGCCGAACAGAAGCAGATCGTCAAGCAGTACGGCAACGACCCGACGGGCCTGGCCAACCTGCTGGCGGGCAAGATGGGATTCAGGGTTCAGCAATGAAAAAGCTCATCTCCTCGTTGCTCGTCGTCACCATGCTGGCCTCCTCGGCCCCTGCCTGGGCTGACGGACCGGCCCAAGCGGCCCCCACGCCGCCCCCGATTGTCACACCACTCCATCAAGGGCAGAGTGCCCCATGGCCGGGAGTGCTGTTGTCTCCGCCCGCCGTGGCACAGGTCGTGGCGCAGCAGGACACCGCTGCGGCAGCGATCCAGCTGGCAGTCCAGCACCAGATGCAGCTCGACGCGGCCCAACAGAAGTACGCTCTGGATTCGGCAGCGACCACCTGTACCGCCGACAAGACCGTCCTGCAGACCGAGCTCACCTCGACCCAAAAGCAGAACCAGATCCTCTCTGATCAGCTGAAGAAGGCCACATCTGGCCCCAGCACCCCCGTCTGGGTCGGTATCGGGTTCGCTGGCGGGGTCATCGTCACCGTCCTGACGGCGCTCGCGGTATCAAAGGCCACGCACTGAGGGTTGGAGCGTCCTAGTTACCTACGGTGGGCTCTGTCGGCCCACAGAGGTGACACATGGATGACTCGCAGCCCCTTCCGCCCAACCCGAGCCAACCTGCCAGCGGCACTGCGCCCGTGGTGGCGGCTCCTGCAGACCAGGGCCCCGTCTCCGACCCAGTCGAGGTGAAACCCGCCTGGTTCTGGATCAAGGACTGTAACGGCAACGGCAGCGTGTCGACCACGTTGGTCACCGTCGCTTTCTTGGTCACTTCGATGGCGTACGTGCTGTCGATCGTCGACCACATCGGCACCGTGGCCTTCCGCCCGTTCGATGCAACAGCGGCCAGCGCCTACTTCATCCCGATCCTGACGCTGTACTTCGGCAGGCACTGGGTCGACTCCAACGCCAAGAACCCTGTGACGGGAGGCTGACCCGTGGCACCCCGCGTTGTCATCAGCGACACGGCCCTCAGGGAGATGATCCGGGAGGTCCTCGACGGCCAGGGTTGGGAGACCAGCGGCGGCACCGTCCCGGTCAACGCGATCACCGACCCGTCATGTGCAGTGACCGACCCGGTCAACCCGAACTTCACTCCGCAGAACAAGACTGAGTTCGGTATCGCGATTGGGCAGCTCGTCAAGAGCCTGCCTGACACCGACATGCCTGGCGTCTTCAACGCTGTCAAGACAGCGCTTGACCGCAGGAGTGAAAAGGACGAGATCGACGCTGCAACGCAGGCAGCGATGGTCGCAGGCAGCCAAGAAGCGATCGACGCTGCAGGAAACACAGACAAGCAAAACCCCGAGAAGAAGGGCAAGCACGAGGGCAAGATGCCGACGATGAGCAATGTGGAACAGCAACTGCGGGCACGGGTCCGCAAGGCAATCCTGGAGTCCAGGGGCCTGACTGAGGCAGACCTGCCCCCGGTCAAGAAGATCCCGATGGGCGTCCACGGTGGCGAGTACAACGCTCGCCATGAGAAGACGAAGGCAGACCTGCGCAAGTCGCTGGGCCACGCCGTCGACCGCTACGAGAACGAGCCCGAAGAGGAACCCGATCTCCCGGACGACAGCGAGGAGGGTGGCGAGGAAGGCGAACACAAGCCGAAGCACGCTCACCAGGAGATCGGTGCCCTGGGCGCCGTCGGTGCTGCGTCGTTCGAGGACATTGCCAAGGAGACCGGCATGTCGGTGTCGGGTGCCAAGCAGGCTGTCGACAAGACGCTGCTGCGTTTCAAGTTCCTCTACAGCCTGCCCGAAGATGACCGGGAGATCATGGTGCTCAGCGCCATGAACGACTACATCGACATGCTGAACAAGACGGGCGAGCTCACCGCCGCTGACGTCCAGTTGTTGAAGGACCACCCGGACATCGTCCGAGAGCTGGACGGCTTCCGCGAGTACCTCCACAACACCGTCCGCCGGTCGATGAAGGCGAAGCCCTCCGACCTGGAGGATCCGCTCGGTGAGAGCGATGACCTCGATGAAGAGGACATCAACATGAAGAGCGTCGCTGACCCCAAGAAGCCAGCGGCTCCCCCGTCCAAGCCGGGTGAGAAGCCTGCCACGATGGCATCAGGCAAGAAGGCTTCGGTCGACTGGGGTGGCTTCGATGAGAGCAAGAACCTCACCAGCCCGTTGCTGACTGAGTCCGCAACGATCGTCATGTCAGATCGCAAGGGTCCGTACGTCGTCGCTGACGGTGTCGAGGCTCGTCCGCTGAACCCGAACCGCACACAGTACAAGGCGGGTTCCAGGGTCAACGTCCATCGTCGTGGCAAGAAGGGCGTCTTCATCGTTGAGATGCCCAACGGCGAGAAGTGGACCAACATCATCAAGGAGTCACCGAAGGGAAAGCGCTGATGGACGGAGTCACCACGTTCATCCCGCCGACGGCGGTCGTCGCCGCGGTCCAGTTCGAGCCCAAGCTCGGGAAGGTCCAGGAAAACCTGGCCGTCGCCCAAGAGCTGGTGTTCGAGGCGGCGGGCAAGGGCGCGAAGCTGATCGTGCTGCCCGAGTGCTGCGTTGGTGGCTACAACCTTCACAACGTCAAGGAAGCGATCGAGGTGGCCCAGACCCGTGACGGCTACCAGACCTGCGCCTTCGAGGGCATCTGCAGGCAGTTCGGCTGCTATGTGGTCTTCGGCTACACCGAGCTGTTCGAGGGCAAGCTGTACAACTCCGCGGCGATCGTTGGGCCTGGCGGCCTGGCAGGCAATGCACAGAAGCACAACCTCTACGGCAGCGACAACCTGTGGGCACAGCCCAGCGAAGCCCCTGCTCCGTGCGTCATCACTCCCGCCGGCAGGCTGGGCGTGTTGATCTGCCGCGATGCCTCCAACAGGTACCGTGAGTCGTACGTCTTCCAGCAGCCTGGTCAACGCTTCTACAAGCCTGGCAACGTCGACACCATCGCTCTGCTGACCAACTGGGGCGCACAGTACGGGTACCCTGACAACGCCTGGGTTGAGCTGTGTGAAGAGACTCGAGCCAACATCGTCGTCAGCAACCGCATCGGCAAAGAACGTGACATGTCATACAAGGGAGGCAGCTGCGTCATCGACCGCGACCGTCGGATCTGGACCAACGGCAGCAGCTTCACTGAGG